GATGGGATGATGGTTTATCTTTGCTCTATGCTGCTGAATTTAAAGCCTCTACATTGCGTGGTGACTATATTATGGCAGAATTAGGGCTGAATGCTTTCAATATCTATTCGGCTGCCAATATGCTAATAGATCCCAACTACAGCGGAATCGGTATTGCGACACTAGGCAATAATGAGGGGGACACGCTCAGGATACAGGCTAATGATATTCTTGATGTCAATGGCCGAGCCGACATTGATACCATGCGAGTCAGTACCATGCTGTTGCAAATTAGGCATATTGCGGCGACAGATACGCTGGCGTTGACAGATTATCAGATAGTTGTTGATGCGATTGCCAATGTCGGGCTACCCTCTGCGGCGTCTGCATTTTCTGATGGGTATGGTCAAGTGTTTGGCATTCAGTTGACGGTGGCTCAACCTTGTACTGTGTACTGCGCTGGAACAGACTTTATAAATGGTGCAGATTCGGTTGCCTTATCTCAATGGGATAATCTTGAAGTTGTAGCAACATCTGACACTACATGGGCAATACGATGAACCTCTTATTGACTATCCTTCTCTGCGGGTTACAAATCATCAATACCAGCATGAACCGCAGGCTATTGGTTGTATCTGACGGGGACAGCAACACGGATAGTTCATGGTTCACTGCTGATAGTTCATGGATGCAACAAACTGAATTGGATATTACTAACCCATCTACTTATGAGTTCGTGAACAAGGGCAGTAACGGTAAAAAGGTACTCACCATGATTTCTACGGCCCCAGCCCTAATTGACAACATCTTTGAATGTAATGGTGTTTGCATCTTGCTCGGGGGGCAGAATGATGTTTACCTGGGGGCATCTGCCGATTCAACTTTCAACTTGATTGAAACATACTGCAATGCCCGAAGAGCAGCCGGTTGGTATATGATCGTAATGACTTACCCTAGTGCCGGTGCTGAATTGTCAGAGTGCAATGATTCGGTAAGGGTTAATTTTGCAACCTTTGCTGATGAACTTATTGATCTATCTCTTGACCCTAATATTGGAGATGCTGCTGACCACGGAAATGCAACCTATTTTCGTGACCCAGTACACTTAACTCCAATTGGGTTAAGCATTGTTGCAGACTCGGTTATAAAGCATTTGGAGGCATTACGATGAAACGCACAATAACTCTTGCGCTCCAGTATGAGCAGGAATTGGGGATGGTGAACTGATTATGAGTTACTTCAACTACAAAAACCAGCCCGAGTTCGGTGGATATGTCATCGGAAGGCCGGTTACTGCCACGCTGTATGTTTCGCCAGATGGTGACAACTCAGACGGCATATCATGGGCAAGGGCATATACAACACCGAACGCCGCACTGGATGCGGCATCAACCGATGCAAGCGCATTTACTACCATATTCCTCGCCCCTAAAGCTACCCCTTACGACATCAATACTACAGGCGATCCAACATGGGCGGCGAATGTTGCGATAAGAGGCCCGCATAGAAAATGGGCACCTATCACAAACTCCCATGCTTCTGCTACCAGTATCTTGAAATTAACCGGCAAGTCCTCAGTAACAGACTTGGCATTTAATCAAACGGGTGCTGTGACAGGGCTTATAATGACATCTTCTGCCTTCAGGATAGGAACATGCGGGTTCAATTCTTCTGCATGTACAGGTGCAGTTAAAAGTATCCACATAGATGGTACAGCAGGAACAATTATAGGTGGCAGGATTGAAGATGTTAGAACGATAGGCAACGCAACCTATACCACTGGCATATATCTGGATAACTGTGCATATAATGACTTCCAAGTTATTGATTCGCACCACTGTATTGTAGGAATACAGATTGTAAATGCAGCTTCAGATTATAACTTCTTTGATGGCGTTGACTTAGGCGGTTGTGCTACAGGATTAAAGATTGATGCTGGTAATTCTCAGCACTTTACCGATGTACATTTCCATGAAAATGTGGTTAATGTCAACGACTCTGTAGGAGACCATCACTGGCGTAACATTCAAGGAGAGTTCCCAGTTACGGTAGAACCCGTTAACCTAACCGGAATACAGGTTACTTGCGGTGACGAAGATTGGGGTGCTGACACTGAACTGAGGGCTGCTGTAACTTCGACAGTTCCTTTCAAAGTATTAGGCTATACGCTTAACCCTAGCCATGAAGAAAACACTAGGATTAGATTCTCAGCAGACAGCGGTACGACATTTTTCGCAGAAGAGATTTTTGCCGCCAAAAAAGGCAAGGCTTCAGCAGCTTCAGATGGCACCGACTATATTTTTAACGCTGGCACACGAATTTCTGCAAGTGCTTGGAGTCCCGATAGTGGGCGTACCGTTAACGTCTGGCTTGAGATACAAGAGATTTAAGGAGGAATTATGACTCCCGTGGTATGCAACAAAAATTAGTATAAAATTGGAGGGTAAATGAGTTACTTAGGAAAGATGATTGCTACAAGCCCTAGAATAGTAGAAAGAGCTTCAGCAGTATTACCTGCTACTACACAGACACCTTATTTTACAGTTAGTGGTAAGGTTTTAATAACACATATTGTAGGCGAAGTTACAGTAGTGTTTGATGGTACGGCTAATGATATTAAATTGATTGCTAATCCTACAGTAGGTGCAGATGTGGATTTATGTACAGCTTTAACAGTGACTTCAGATACATTAGGAACTATTTATACAATTACAGGTACTTTAGCAGATGCAATGATTGCCACACCTTCAGGAGCAGTACAATCACAGTTAGCTCCTATTATTGTGGCAGCAGGTTCTATTGATTTGGATGCAAGCGCAACTGACACAACTGGTTCAACTAAATGGGTACTTCATTACATTCCGTTGGAAGACGGTGCTACGGTGAGTGTGTAATGGCAACAGCAACTTACTACTTTAATGCTTATGATGCAGGAGTAAACGAATGGGCTAATGACCCTGCTAATATGGTAGATGGTAGTATTTTAACTGAGTCATGGACAAATCAAGCTGATGATTTACAGTTATTAACAGGTAATACTTGTGATGGTACTAATTTAGGAGTAATCACTAAAGTTGAAATTAGAGCTTATGGTTATATTGCTAATGTTAGTAGAGTAGGTTTAACTCCGGTATTTTCAGGTACAGATGATGGAGATGACCACAATGCCATTACAGGGTTTAGTCCTGCATGGTCAAATTACTTTGATATTACTTCGGATACTAATGCTCCTGCAACATGGACTTGGAATGATGTTAAAGATTTAGATTGTAAAGTTTTAGCTACATTTGACTCTGGTAATTTACATTGTTACAAAGTTGAGATACAAGTTACTTATTGGTTTGGGGCATTGTCTACAAAATTAGCAACTAATGTTAGCTATTACTACTATTAAGGAGATTAGATGAAAATACTTCAATTTGATGTAATGAAAAGGATGCCCGAAGTTAACAGGATAGTATTACATCATTCAGGAACTTCTTCTGGTAACGCTGAAATTTTCCATGAAGCACATAAAAGAATTGGAGATTCGGGTATAGGTTATCATTATGTTATAGGTAATGGTAAAGGTTCCAATGAAGGTTATATTGAAATGGCTCGTATGGAGAAGTGGCAAGGTGCTCATGCTAGAGGTGGAAACAAAGATTCTATAGGAATATGTTTAGTTGGAAATTACATGGATGAAGTGCCATTACCTAAACAGTATCAATCTTTAATTAGATTACTTTCAGAGATATGTTTTAGATTAAATTTGAATCCTTATGATAAGTATAGCACAGGTAAAAAAGAATCTTATGTAATTTGTGGTCACAGAGATGTGTATGGAAGTTCTACAGATTGTCCCGGTGATAAGTTTTATGAAATGTTAGATAGAATTAGAGATGATGTTAAATGGCAGTTACTAAGTAATAAAAAAGGTGAGATAAGTAAGTTGAGAGGAGAGTAATGGTTACATGGATTTGTGAAGAGTGTGGCTATGAGTATGAGTTAGAGGAGCCAAATGTGCCTAGTGAACCTTGTGCTAATTGTGGAGCAGATGCAGACAGGTCTAAGCCTAAGCCTCCTCCTATTCAACAAGTAAAACCGCCTCATTAGAAGGGAGTAATTTATGCCCTTAAGTATAACTTCGGGCTGGGCTTCGGTACTTTTAGTTGCTATTTGTTTGTTTGCTTCAATCATAGGTACTTGGGCTGTTTTTTCGTGGAGAATAGATTCTATTGATGCTAGACTAAAAGCTACTGAGGCTTTAGTAACAGCACAAAATCAGGCTATAATTGTCAATAGTGAGAGTATGGAATGGATTAAAGGTTCATTAATACGCATAGAAGGTAAGCTAGACTGTGCTGTTACTAATGAAACTTGTCTGGAGCGTTCTGGTAGGATTATAGATGTGGTAGACAGATTGTGAAAGAAGGAAAATAAAATGAGTGAACCGAAATTGTATAATGATGTGAGAGATATTGGCTTTAAGTTTTTAAGTAACATAGTTAGCTTTAAGTATCAAACTGGAATTATGGTTACAGTTGCATTTTTCATGCACTTACTTCCGTGGTATGCTTGGCTTCCTTCTCTGTTAGCAATAGCATCAATTAGAGGATGGGAAAAGCTGATTATTTGGGGTAAGCGTACACAAGAGATAGGTGAGGAAGTAGAGACTGTAGAGACACCTACTACAGAAGGTTAGTATGGAGTCATTACTACTAGACTTAGGGGGAACTTATTTCAAAGGTTCCCCTCTTCCCATATTCACAAACGGATTAGATGCAAATTTAGTATTGTATATTCTACAGCAACGATACAAAGAGTTTATTGAAAACAGGATTCTAATTACCAACTTGATCCAAAGGATAGGTGGTAATGTTGCTGAAATTGATTGGTATAATACTTTGAATTATGTAACTTACTTAAATGATTTAGAGAATGTTAATTTTGTAGGTACTATTAAACAAAGGTATACACAAGCTAAGGAACAAGGTATTGACAGAGGCTTGAGATTAAGTATATTAGGTGATACCGAGGAAGCTATTTACATTGCAGTGAAAGAGGATGATTTAGAATTTGCATTAGAATTTGCTGATAATTTACAGGTAATAGAACAGTATGGAATTAAGTTACCTAAAGTTAAAATAATAGCTCCTTATGGTAACTCTGATAAGTTTGTTGAACGGTTATTGTTTAGAGAAAGTGTTGATATTTATAAGGGATTATTTGTAAATGTAGTGTTCCAATTAAAGGATAAGTCTGAGTTTACAGATTTTCTTAACACTGAGCAAGGTATAAATAGTTTAGTACATTGGTTAAGTAGAAGTTTAGATGATTTAAGTGAAAGGAAATTAAATGTGGAAGTGGTTGAATAATGCTTATGATAATGTTTTAGATTGGTTACTGGCTAGAGGGTTTAGTGTACATACATATTCTAATAGTTTACATCTATACTTGAGTATGATGCTAATTGTAGTGTTAGTATTGAGTGGTGTAAATGTGTATATTGCGGGGACAAGTGTCCTCATAATTGGGATACTAAAAGAATTATTTGACCATTTTGTTAGAGGTAAAGAGTTTTCATGGTGGGATATAATGTATGATTGTCTAGGTATATTTTTTGGATTACTTTTCTGTGCGGGAATCAGGTGTGCATAATGAATAAGTTTTTAATGATATTAAACTCAGTGTTGGTAGTTGTTGTGCTTAGTATGGGTTACTTGTTGTACTCGCAGAATAATAGAATAGAAGAATTAGAGAATAAGAAACCTGCAATATTCAACACAAGTTTACCTGAAGGTGTTTTAGCAGATATTGAAGTGCTAAAGAATAACATTACTGAAATTAGAAGGTTAGGCCCGGATTCAGTTTATGTTGTACAGTCTTATGTTCCTAGAGAGAGTGAAGTTCATTATGTTGCAGAAGTAGATGAATTTACTTGGAGTCAGCTAATGGATATTAAGGAACAGTTAACACTTCTGCAAGCGAGTGGTGATACTACAGGATTAGCAGAATTAGTTAGGCAAGTAGAAGCATTAAAGTATGAACTATTTAATTTAACAGTAGACTTTGATACTTATGGTACTTGTTTAGAGGCTTGTGCTGGAGGTAGCATAAATGAGAATAAAACAGGTGAGATTGTAGTAGGCGCAAGATTACTTTACTGGAACAGATTTGGAATTGGATTACATGGAGTAATAGGCAACTTACACCCTACAGATACAGAAGATACAGAGTTTGGAATAGGTATATTTGGTGATTGTAGGATACCTAAAATGGAAAATGTAAGTGGGTTTATTGGTGGTGGTAGGAATTTCACAACTAATGAGTGGAATTTACGAGCGGGTTTATTGGGATATTTTAATTAAAAGGAGGATTGAATGCCATTTAGTGATATACAAGTACAGATTCAAAGTAGAGAAACAAGTACAAGTTACCCTACATTAAGCTGGTTAGAGAATGATTTACAAACCGAATGTAATGAGGAAGTTTATGGTGTCGGTGTTATAGAAGATGGAGCAGGGCCTACAGCAATCAGTTTAGGTAGTATTGCTAAAGGTAGATTCTTGTTTATTGATGTGGTAGAAGATACTACTAATGGAAGAGAGCCTTTAGATGTTATGATAAATGGTTCAGGTAATGACCCTATTACAGGTACAATGATTGCCTATGAAGCTGATAGTACAACGGGAATCACAAGTGTTCATATTACAAACAACAATACAAATGATGTGAAGTATAGGTATTACATTTCAGGAGATGTTGTAACTTAGATTGGAGTATCTTGCGAAGTGAAATTAGAATATTTACAGATAATTATGTTGGTAACGAGCATGACAAGGATGTATATTCGGATCACTTAATTTCCGCCTTAGCAAGATTTGGATACTCACCTTATTATACCGATGTAGGTGACATTTGTTTCATTGTGCATACTGAAGAGAGTGTACATGATATTAGGAATGTAAATGAGGACTTGAAAATAGAGAATCAGATATTGTAATAGTTTTACTGTAGAATAGCGATACTATAATAGTTTTATTGAAATTGTAATAGAAATTGAAAAAGAAAGGGTTATCGTAATTGGTTATACACTTAGGAAATGTTTATTCAACTGTAGTATCTTGCACACCTGAAGAGTATTTAGCTTTTAGGGAGTGCCTTACTATACCTTCTCCTAACTACTGGTTTTCCCCTCAATTTAAATCTGGAGTGTGGGATGGGATGTTTAGATTCTATAAAGGTAAGTCATTTCAAACAGGCTTATTACACATAATTCAAGAGCACATTCCTAATGTTGTAGTTAGACAGGCTAAGTATCCTTTAATTAAAGATATTGATTTCTGTGTGTTAAAAGATAAGAAAATGACAGGTAAATACTCCTATCAAGCTGACAGTGTACTTGCAATGCTGAATTGTAGGAGAGGAATTATTGCAAATGCAACCGGATCGGGTAAGACAGTCATAGCAGCGGCATTTCTACAGATACTAAAAAAACCCACATTATTTCTTACCCATCAAGTAGAATTAGCGAGGCAGACAAAGGAAGCTTTTGAGAAGAGCATGTCTCTGCCAATAGGTTTGTTTGGGGCAGGAATAGATGATAGAAAGTTTGTTACAGTAGGAATGGTTCCTACTTTGTATTCCCGTGTTAAAAATAAAGATAGAGAAGTACTATCATGGTTAGCTTCTAGAGAAGTGTTGATTGTGGATGAGTGTCATTTAGCATCTTCAGATTCTTTCTTGAAGGTGATGCGAGAATGTAAAAATGCGGAGTATCGTTTAGGGTTAAGCGCAACAGCTCTAGACCGAGATAATTTAGACAACTTAAAGGTGAAGGCTCAATTAGGGGTTGTTGTTTATGAAATACAGAACCAAGAGCTTGAGGAGCTGAATGTTTTAAGTAAACCATTAATAACAATGGTGAAGATAGGTCAGAGCGAGGTTGAAAAGTTAATGGCAGCACTTGACACAGAGATAGCTTCTGTGTATATTCAGGTGAAATCGTGTGGCAAGAGTAAAAAAGAAAAAGCAAAGAAGACAAGGTTAACAAACCAGATTAATAAGCTGAAGAAACAGGAGTATGCTCAAGGAAGTGTAGCTGGTATTGTTGATAATTTGAGTAGAAATTCTGCTGTGGTAGCCTTGACTAAGAAACTTTTAGCTGAAAATAAGAAAACATTACTCTTAGTTAAGAGAATTAAGCATGGAGAGATACTTCAAGAAATGTTAAAACAGGAAGGAATTGTTACAGCTTTTTGTTCTGGAAGGTCTTCAGATTTGGAGAGAGATACTGCATTAGAAGCAATTAAATCTGGAAAATCTAGTATACTTATTCTGAGTAAAATAGGCCAAGTAGGGTTAGATGTTCCTATTTTGGATGCAGGTATTTATTGTGGAGGGGGAAAAAGTTCTATTGAAGTTGTGCAGAGCTTAGGAAGATACTTGAGAAATCCTGAGGGAGTAGATAATACTATTCAATTTTATGATTTTTATGATGAGGATAGTGGTTATTTGCTAGATCATAGCCAGAAACGAAAGGGTATTTATGAAAGAAAGAAATTCTCAGTGGAGTGCTGTAGATTGGAAAAATGCTTATGAAGATGAGATTAAAAAGGCTACTCATTTTGTAAGGTTTGAAACTAAGGCTTCCACATTAAAAGTCTTTGAAAAATTAGCCTTGAAGTTTCCTGACATCAATCCATTTTTGTTTATGCAAGCTAATAGCCCTAGTAGAAGGGATTGGTTTAGGAAAACTAAAACTGGCTGGTCTAAAATGAAGTATCCTTTTCCTAATATGTTGGGTAGCCAGAGTGCAATAGATCATTATAATAAGTTCATTAGACAGGGTATTAAAGTTGCAGTACCTAGAAGAGATGCAATTACTAATGCTGTAGCACATTCAGTTACTAATCTTAAAAAGTGTAGGATACCTGAAGATGATTATGAAGGAATATGGGATTTATACATCATGGAGAATGTTTCACCTTACTATATTGTAATGAGAAAAGATATGCGTCAATGGATTAGTAGTGAGATGCGTAAGGGTGAGATCACAATGGAGGAAAAAAAGGTACTTGACAATACTGAGAAAATGCTGTATGGTTACTCAGGTTTGAATATTGAATTAAAGAAAATAATGAAAGGAAAGTGAAATGAATAAGCCTCTTGAAAGAAAGATTCAGCGTCTTTGCAGAAAGTTTGCTGACGATTTGCAGAAGATATTTGATACTGAAATGGACGAAGATGCCTACGAAAATAGTGATGTTATACGGAGTGCTGTTTCTGCACAGGGGTGGGCAGAAGAGGTCGCTAATACTAAGCAAGCTTAAAGTTTCAACAAATTGAAAGGCGAAAATTAAATGAAGTATAGTGCGATTGAAATTTATCCTACAGAAAAAAGCTGGAAAATACTTAACTACAGCTTAGATGGTGAAAGAGAACCTAAAAAGGAATATAAACCAGCCCCAAATGGAATCTTTTATTACCCTTCTGAATGGGATGTTGAGAAAGCGTTTAACATTCTAAAAGTGGATATAATTGAAAGACATAAGAGTAGAATAGAAAACTTAACTGAAAGTATGCAAAAATTAAGTAAACTCGAATTTAGAGTCTAATAAAATAATGAAAGGTGAAAAATGAAAAACACACAAAAGGAAATACACCGGCTATTAGACCGAACATTAGAATACCTAAATGATATTGCAGGTAATTTTCCTAGTTGCAGAATTATGGATAATTTAGTGATGGATATTTGTGATGAATTAGGTGCCACTCTTGAGGAAACCGACTGTGATGTTTTAATATACCAGCATAAATATTTTGAGTCTCAGAAAAATCAATAAATGATAGATACACAACCCTTTCCCTTTGATGGAGATTTCAAGACTAAGATACTGGCTTTAATGGTCTATGATAAGGCTTTTGTATTAAAGAAGCGACATATACTTAGCCATAAATACTTTGAAAATCCAGCTTATGTAACAATTAGTAAAATCATACTAGACTTTTATGATAAGTATGGAGTTACACCTACAGAGGATAGCCTTAAACAGGAAGTTAATAAACAGGAAGATAGTAGACTTCTAAATGTAGTATTAAACAAGATTAAAAATGCAGATTTATCAGATGCACAATATATTGAGGATGAAGTTACTGATTTCTGTACACAACAAGCAATGAGAATAGCATTATACTTGAGTGAAGGTTACTTGAAGAATAAGGAGTATGATAAAATTCTCCCTGTAATTGAAAAAGCATTGTTATCAAGTGAAGCTAATATGCTGGATGGATTGAGACTATCAGATTCGTTTGATATTGTTAAAAATTATCTAAGTGAAGAATCAAGGTTTGAAAATAAGATTGCAACATTTATTAGAGGTGTAGACCAGATACTTAGAGGTGGTGCAGGCCCCGGTGAGTTACACATGATATTTGCACCTACTAAAAGAGGTAAATCAATCTTACTTAATGGTAATGCTTATGCAGGTGCAATGCAAGGTAAAAAGGTTACATTTATTAGCCTTGAAATGAGTGAGAAACAGATACTTACAAGGACACATATGCGCCTAAGTGGAATGACAGATGATGAACTGTCTAATCATACTGCTAAATGGCGAAGGTCGTTTAAGAGAATGTTAAGTAGAGGTGGGGATATTTACTACAAACAGTTTCCCACTAAAGGATTAACATTAGAAGGCTTAGATAGATTTATAGATAAATTATGGAAGATTGAAAGATATTCTACAGACTTGTTAATTGTAGATTATGTTGACATTATGAAAGGGCCTTATGATAATGATGATGGTTGGAAATCACAAGGGCCATTGACAGAGGGGATTAGGAAGATTCTAATTGAAAGGAATATCCCCGGTTGGACGGCCACTCAAGCAGGTAAAAATAGTGGTAGCAAAGATCAGTTAGATGAATCAGATGTGCGTGGAGATGCAACGAAATCCTTTGCCACTGACAGTTTATGGAGTATCTTACAATCAGCAGAGGAAGAGCAATGTGTACCTGCTAGAGGAAGGTTAAAGTGCAATCTCTTGAGGGAAGGTGGAGGTCAAGGAAAAGTGATCCCAATATTGTTTGATAAAACTACTATGCTTTTAACAGATTGGGACGAAGATGGTGCTATTCCATTTTAAGGGCTTGACAACAGTGAAGGTTGAAGGTATATTGTAGGCATGGAAAACATAATTAATAATCTTGAATTTGAAGTAGAATATCCTGAAGAAAACATACCTTGGTATTTTTGTCCAGAGTTATATTCAAGTGACCCTAGTATTGTTAGGTTAATGGTCGATAAGTATAAACAGGAAGAGGAAGAAAATGATATGTAAGTGTCCTAGTTGTGGAGCTAACCTTGAAGTTAGTTTAACAGAAGTAAATGTTCAAAGGTATCCAGCAAAGGTACTCGGTGTAAATAAAGGGCCTTTTATAATAGATGGTTCTAATTATCGTTTATGCTTTAAATATACGCCTACTGGAATGGAGTCTTCACTTATAGCAATGTTATTTTTGGATGGGGAATATACAGCCAAAGAATTAGTTAATGTAATAAATGAAAAATTGAATAAGAGAGGGTTTTCTAGTTTCTGTTTTGTTGAAAATGATAGTATAGGATTTCAGTCTATTGAAGTAGGAGTAGGAGTAATTTTTACATTTATATTAACATCCAACAGTATCCTGCCTACACTAGGAATAGAAAAGGCTACTTATTGTGGTAGTTAACTAAATGATTAATGAACCTATAATTCGCCAATTTGCACAGGAGCATTTACATAACCTTGTTGAGAGGGATAATAATTTATTTGCAGATTGTCCAGTATGCCACAAAGGTAATAATCACTTTAACATTTCATTAGATACTGGAAAGTGGCATTGTTACAAGTGTGGACACGGAGGATCGTTTGAACGGCTCACAAAAAAGGTGTTAGGATGGCGAGTTAAAGTTGCAGATGTAATTGAACAATATTCTGGAGGAATAACACTTGCAACATTATTGTCAGTGTATGATAAAGAATCTACAGTAGCAGATTTATTCTTTGATTGGACTGAAGGTACGACTAGCATTTTTGAATCTAAGTTAGTGTGTCAACGAGCTTTAGAATATTTAGCGACTAGGAATATTACTAGGAAGGATGTTGAAAAGTTAGGTTTCCGAGTAGGTGTTGAAGGTAGGTATGAGAACATGCTTGTACTGCCTGTTTACTTTGACCATGAAATTGCTAATTTAGTTGCTAGACAGATTAAAGGTTATAATACTCCTACAAGATATTTATATCCACATAAAGGTGAGGCTCCTAAAGATAAATCTGAATTGTTATATAACTATGATAATGCTAGGAAAAAGGATTGGGTAGTATTAGTAGAAGGAGTGTTTGACTGTATAGCATTAATGCAGATTGGAATACCTAGTGTAGCATTGTTAGGTAAGGAAATTAGTGATGATCAGATTTTACTTGTACTTGAAAATTGGGATAAGGTAATAGTGTTACTAGATGGTGGGTTTGAGAAGGATGCCTTGAAAGTAGCCAGAAAATTAGAGGGCTTGACGGAGAGCATCAAAATAGGTATAATCGAAGGAAACACTGATGCTAGTGAAGATGTGTGGAGTGCTGTAAGGGCTATTAGAAATGCATCAAAATTGGAATGTTTTTAGAATAAAGATACCGTACGGGAATATTTAGTTAAATTGAGAATGAAATTAAAGTAAAAGTACCGTACGGGAATAAATTGAAAGGAGAGTGAAATGGAAAGATATTTTTATGTTGCAGTAGAAGGAAGTTATAATAATACTATTCATAAATCGATTTTACTTTTTTCTACGAATACTTTTCCAATACTTTATGAGATACAAGATGCTACTAGGAAGAAGAATACTGGAGTAGATATACCAGCTAATTGTTATATACCATATTGTATTTATGAGTTTGGTTCAAAAGAAGAGTATGAGGCATTCACAAAACACAGATAGAAATTGGAGTATCAAATGAAAAATAAAGTTAGTGGTTATCAGCCTACAGAAAAATTAGACATAACTAATCCACCACAAGGAGACGTTAGCAGAACCACACTTGCACCTACTGAGCCACACCCTAGTATTGAATTAGCTAGAAATATACTGCTCAGTAAAAATGTGGATTTACATTTACTTCAAGAGGCTTATGCTAGTTGTGCTATTGAAGGTAACAGGTTAGCAGAAGTATGTGTAGGTACTATTAACAGGCTTATTAACCACGAACCTGTAAGCGATAGATACTTCATGGGCTTAGTGTTTGCAATCATTTACAAGGATTATGAAAAGGAAATAGGTAATTAAATGAAACTTAAAACTTGGGAAAAATGGTATGAGTTTAAGAAGACTATACTTAAACCTTTTGACTGGATAGAGATTCAATGTATAAGAATAGCTAGAGTAATTCGTTGGATTCCTAAAGTCTATACTACTCCAAGTTTTGAGTCAGGTTACGCACTAGATTTTTTCATGTGGAAACTGGCTGAAGTAAGAAAAGTAATTGATAAAAATAGACGGCATGTAGGTGATGAGCATAAAGTTAGAAGAATGTGGGAATTTGAACAGGTACTTAAAAGGATACTAGATGAAGATTACAGTATGCAAATTTACAAAGATGATGAACATGGTGATTTAGAGTTTGGTGAACCTGATAAACATGGTCTTTGTGAATTGAAAATTACCATGCCTCCATTAAAGGAATGTGTAATGACTCAAGATAGTTTGAAACAGTATGAACATGCAGAAATGTTGTATAAGCAGGATATAGATTTCCTTGCAAGTTACATGAAAAAATACTTTAGAGGCTGGTGGGATTAAAATGTTGCTAATAATGCTGTTATTAATTATTGACTCACCTATAGTACCTTATATAGATACTGATAATAATTTTCATGCTAATTATACTGGAATGTGTACAGAAGGTGAGCCTGTAGTAGCATTTACTAATAGTGCTGATAGTTTGAATATTGATAGTTTACTTATAATTTATCCTAGTATAGTAACAATGGATAGTTTAGCATTTATAGAATTTGTTGAAATGAGGTTGGAATGATGGACATTGGAAGTAAAAGAGGGTTTCCTGCTGGAACTTTAAGTAACTTTAGTCCTCACCCCTTTGTGATTGATGGAGTAGAGTGTGCAAGTATGGAAGGTTTTCTTCAATCGTTAAAGTTTAAGAACCCCGGTATTCAAAGGGCAGTATGTAAGTTGGTGGGGTTTAAAGCTAAAAGCAGGGGAAGCGGTAAGAATTGGCAGACTAAGCAAGAACTTTACTGGCAAGATGAAGTATACCCTAGAGATTCTCAGGAATATCAAGATTTACTTGATAGAGCATACTTGAGCATGTTTGAAAACAAAAAGTTTAGAAACGCCTTACGAGCTACAGGGAATACTACATTAACTCATGCCATAGGGAAGAAAAATAAGTCTGAAACTGTACTGACTAGAACTGAATTTTGTGGAAGATTAATGTGGCTTAGAGATAAATTAGAAAATGAGGTTAAATGACTGATACTAATGTAAGTATGCATAATGAATTTAGTAAAGTTAAAAGATGGTTCTATAATCGTACAGCTAATTTTCGTGAGGATGATTTAGTGCCACAAGTTAAAGAAATTATTACAAAGTTTGAGGATAATAACTTACCTTTAGCTAATCCTGATATGCGGTGGACATGGAAAGTTATGCAGGATTATTTAGCTTGGTATGGATTAGGTATTAAGATTAACAATCAAAGGGCTAAGATTGTTGAAGTAATTCTAAAGTATGGTGATAATTCAATGTTCTGGAAAGAGTTAGAAAGGAGTAAGTTACAAAGGAAGAATGAGTGGGTTAGAGTAGCTTATATTTGTTGGTTACTGTATGAGAATCCAGAATTGTTAAGAGGCGATAAGAAGCGTAAGGGTGTGCTGACAATGTTTCTGAAACAAGCAGTAGATTACCGTAAAAGATTGTTAGTTGAACCTTTAACTGAAAAGCAAAGATGTTATATGTGGAGGATAGAGAGGATACTAGGAATTTATTATGATGATCTAAGCCCTGAAGAGAATGGTGAAATATGGAGATTAGAAGCAATGAAGAAAATTAATGAAATGGAGGAAACTAATGCCTAAGACTGTAGTAGTAACTGATGAACAGATGCAGATGTATAAGGATGATGAAAGTTGTTTTGGTCACGAGGATGAAAATGTAGGATGTTGCATTACCGATTCAGAATGTAAAAAGTGTCCAGATTTTGTACAATGCAAGGCTATTTGTATTAACCATTATGAGCCTATACTTGCCGGTGTAGAGCCTGAAGATACTGAACCTGTAGTAGAGGCTGTTAATACGGCAAAAGATATGGGTATTACACGAGAGTATGTTTTAGCAATAGTTAAGGCTACTTGTAAGGCTCAAGGTTACAAGCCAGAAATTACAAGTGCTAATACTAGAGATAAGGTTTTCATAGGTGAAGATGATGTGTTTGTGGTTACTAAGAGAGCACTACAGATTCATAGGCTTGAGGATGGTAGTGTACTAGGAATAGATGAACAGTATTACAAGACTGATAATAAGGGCCTCGTGGTAGAGTATAATGATAACATTGATTTTACTACAGTAGTTGAAACTGCACTTACAGCACTGTATAATGTTGAACCTGTAAAGGAAACTGAAAAGCCTAAAAATGATTTGTTTGAAGGTACTGATGAAGAGCCTGTAAACACTAAGACTGAAGTTTCTAAGAAGGACAGAGTTAAGCCTGTTACAGCTTCTAAGGTAACTAAGCCAGTTGAAGTTGAGGAAGAGTTTGTAGCAGAAGAGCTAGATAAGGGTGGGGTTACAAGGTCACTTCAAATAATTAGTTATTCTAATGGTTTTAATGAGATCAGAATAGTTACTAAGGCGAGTGTAGATATTCTTCTGTCTAAAGTGGAGAATTTGTTTGCCTAAGAAAATGGCAGTATGCCCTTGTGAGCTTTCATTGACTGCAAAGAATTACCAAATGGCTTATGATGGCCCTGCAAAGCCTAGAATAATAGTTATCGGAGAACAGCCATCAGCACAAGATGATAGAACTGGTAGGTTGTTCTCCGGTGAAAGTGGTAGGAAACTTAAACATACTCTACAACAAGCAGGTGTTAACCTTAAAGAAGTAGGTTTCACTAACATTGTTTCCTGTCATTGTGAAAAAAGGCCAAAGGCTGAGTACATAAGGTGCTGTAATCAGACTTTAATGAAAACCTTGAAGTCTCATAACAAGAACTTAGAATTAGTTATTCTTGTAGGTAGTGTTGCAACTAAAACTATATTACAGAAAACTAAAATGGATGAATTAGCAGGTAAAATTCACCGTATCGGAGGTGTGTATCATTTACCCTTACATGAGCCAGAAAAGAAGCAATCTGAAGGTAAAAAGAAACAAGAAATTAGAGATATTCAGAAGGCTTTAGCATTGCTCAATTTAGATGTAGATTCATGTTACAGTTGGGAAATGATTGATTCTAAAAGGTTAGCAGAATTGCAACCTGAATTACTTAAAGCTAAGCCTTTAACATTTGACTGTGAGACTTCAAGCCTAGACATGAATGATGCTACACAGTTTATTATTGGAATAGGCTTTTGTTATGATACTCAAAATAGGAAAGGCTGTTTTGTATCATTAGAGCATCCTGATTTACACATTACTAAAAGTGAGTATGAATCTAGAGTTAAACTGTTAAGAGAAGTGTTTTTAAGTGGAGTACCATTGAGAGCATTTAATGGTGGGTTTGATGCATCATGGTTACACAGATATTTAGATGTAGATATAGATAAGTTAAATTATATTTCTGATCCTATGCACGAATATCATTTAATTAGAGAGCAGGGTGAGAGTTATAAATTAGAGAATTTAACATTGAAATACTTACCTGATATGGGCGGTTACGATGCTGAAGTGGATGTTCTGAAGGTAAAGTATGGAATTAAGTTTGCATATTTTCCTTTAGATAAAATTGCAAGTTATTGTGTGGGTGATTGTGTTGCTACGGCTAGGCTTTCAGAGGAAGTGTTTGATTCACAGGTTAAAAGGATAGATAGTTGGAATGTATATCATAAGTTTATAGTACCTGCAATATTACCTTATGATAAGATTAGTATGAATGGTATTAAACTAGATATTCCTTACTGTAAACAAATGACTATGAAGTATGCTCAAAAGGTGGAAAGGTTAAAAGCTAAATGTGAAGAGACTAAGTTAGTTAGAGATAATTTTTCAAGTTTAGATGTAAGTAAATCTGCACAAGTAAAACACCTGCTATACGATAAGTTGAAGTTACCTAAACAGTATAGTAAGGATTCAGGAAGTCTTTCTGCTGACAAGAAGGCAATAGAAGCATTGTTAAATACTGTAGGATTAACAGAGCATATTGAAGAGTTTTTATTGTTTTATAAGGATTATTCAGTTGTTAATACGGTAGACTCAAGGTATGCTTCTAAATGGAAAAACTGGATAGGTTGGGATGGATTAGTACATCCACATTATAATTTGTCGGGAACCATTACTGGAAGATTGGCAACATCAAATCCCAATTTTGCTCAACTTTCACGAAATCAGTCAGAAAATCCTGAAATGACTGAAGGTGAACAGTTTATGTTAGAGTGGCCTGTTAGAAGAATGTTAATTAGCAGGTTTCCTGATGGTAGGCTGGTTAGTTCCGATTACGGACAACTCGAACTGAGGGTGATGGTGATGAGGTCAGTGGATAGTATTATGATGAGTACCTATAAGGAAAATTTACACGGAGGTGACTTACATACAGCCAGAGCAGTCAAAGACCATCCTGATTACTATGAGCAATTAAAGAGTGTGCAGAAGGCTTGGAGAACTACAGCTAAAACAGCTAACTTTGCAGGTGCATATTCAATGAGTGAGGAATTTTTAGCAACTTACTTGGGATTAGGAGAGTATGTTGAAAAGATTAAAGCACAGATACAAGGTTCAGGTGAGATTAGAACTATTACAGGTAGAGTAAGAAAGTTACCTAATGCTAGACTACCTTACCCTAGAGATAAAGAACCTTGGAAAATGAGTAGAGAGGATAGAAGTAATTATTTCAAGGTACAATCTGCATTAAGGCAGGGTGTAAACACTTCTATTCAAGAACCTGCTCATACAATTATGGTAGGTGCTTTAGTCAATGTTAATCGAAGAATGGTAGCTGAAGGTATAAAATCATTATTGATACTTGAGATACACGATGATTTACTTTCAGATTGTGTTCCTGAAGAGATAGAAATAGTAGGTAAAATATTACAGGAAGAGATGGAGGGAATGACTAATGAGATAGATTGGTCAAACGGAGTACCTTTAGTAGCTGAACCTGAAGTTGGAGTTTCATGGGATAAAAAACAGCCCTTAATATTCAGCACTTGACAATCGTGAATTGATGTAGTAGATTAGCATGATAGGTAGAATTAAGTTTTAAGAATGGAGAATGAATGAAGATTGAGTATGATAACTTTGTCACGGTGTTTCCTAGTTTTCGTGTAGCAGGGCGACATGTGGTTGAAAGTGTAAGTGTAGCTTATGATAATGATGCTTGTGCGATTATTTTAACAGATTGGGTCTCGGAAGATGCTAATGGAAATCCTCTAATAATGTCCTTAGATTTTCATGTGGCAAAACAGCTATTTCAAAAGGGGCTAGATTTAGTCAGTGCAATTGACACATATTTTACAGAAGTGGAGAATGAATGAGATTACCAGTAATTACAGTAGAATTGGGTGCTTATGGTACACAAGAAGTAGATTTCAATGATTATCTTAGTATTTCAACAGATTTAGTTGAAGAGTTACATAAGGATGCTTCTAATTATGCTTATATTGAAAGTATAGAATCAGAGTTAAGGACTGCACTTAAAAGGAAGCAAGCTGAATTTGCTAATACTCAAGGTAGGTTAACAGGTGAGATTACAGAGGAACTTACAAAGGAATTAGGTAAAAAGCCTACTGCAAAGGATATTGATGCTAGGTTGGATTCAGATGATACTGTAGTCAGGTTTAAGGAAGAGATAATTGCTAAGGAATATCAGATTAGTATTGTTGCTGGACAGTTGAGTGCTATGAGAATGCGCCATAGTGATCTGAAAAAGCTAGTAGAAATTGAATTAGCACAAGGTAGAATGGGAAATCTAAATGTTAATACTGAAGAAAAAGTAAATGAAAAGGAAGTAGAAAAATTTAGAGAAGAAGGTAAAAGAAATAAGCCTATAAGAGGTAAGAAGGGAAAGTAAATGGATGGATACAAGGAAGTAAGAGGATATATAGTACCTACTGCTAGAAGTGGTAAATGGAACCCTAAAATAGTAGGTGGTGAAGTTGAATTGGAGGTATTTAGAGTACCTTTGAGTTGGGTTAAGTTTTCTGGAGTTGATGGTAAAGAAATAACTAGACATCTGTTTAAGTTGGAAATACTAGGTGAAGATACTGGTGGTGTAATGAAGGTAGAGTTTCCACTGTTAGATGCTATGGGTAGCCTAGGTTCAGCATTAGTTACAATTTATAGAGCTAAGAATAGTTAAGAAAGGAAAATTAAATGGCAACAAGGGGAAAATCAAGAGCAAAGATGGCAGAAGAGATTTACGAGAAGCGAATGGAAGATAAAAAGAAGCAGGATGAGAATAATAATTCTGATTTTGTGAAGATAGATAGACTTCCTTCATGGAAAGATAAGGAAAAGAGGATACTTAGAATACTACCTTCAAAGGCAGCACTACAGTTTTATCTTGACAGTGAGGATGAAGATGCTGAGTTTGAAGATGAAGCAATGCCATATCAGGAGCTTAGAACACACTTTAAGGTAGGCTCACAGAATCAGATTTGTGCGTGTTTGAATTTCTGGAATGATGAAGATTGTCCTGTGTGTGAGGAAATTGCAGCATTGAAGGAAACTGGTGACAAGAAGGATAAGTATACTGCTAATGATATGTGGGCTTCTCAGAGGTTTGCTAGATTTGTCCTTTGGAAGAACAGTGACGAGCCTAAAAAGGTGTGGCTGTGGGAATGTAGCAAGACTGTAGACACCGATGTAATGGCTCTTTACATGGACACTAGAATACCTGATCCAGACTTGCTGTTTGAAGGTACTGATATTGAAGTTACAAGGCATGGTATGGGTCAGAAGGATACTACTTACAGGGTTAGTGATACCAGAGAAGTATCATTTATGGTTACTACTGAAGATGGCGAGTTTGATTGGGAAGCAGCAGAAGAGATAAATAATGTACTACCTGATATATTTGAGCATGGTAAACCCTTCCTTAATTATGAAGAGACAAAGCTGCTTGTTGAAGGCTCTACACTACAGGATGTAATAGCACTTAGAAATGGTGAGGAAGGTGAAGAAACAGGTGAAACTCCCCCTTATGGTAACGATGATGAACCTGAAGATAAACCAAAGCCAGTTAGAGGTGCTAAAAGTGGGAGACCTACAAGGGGTAAGAGAGGCAGTAAATAAGTGAGCTTGAAAGATAGTTTTAATAAAAAGTTTGGAGGAGGAGCTAATACCTCCTCTGAACTTGCCTCACAGTATGAAAATGTAACATGGATAGATACTGGTAGTGCTAGTTTGAATCATGCTATTCACCCTTCAGGTAGGGGCTTTCCCACAAGCAATGTAATTGAACTCCCTGGGTTATCATCTTCTGGAAAAACACTAATTGCAGACCACTTGTTAAGAAATACTATTAGGCTTGGAGGAATTGCAGCATTAGCAGATGTAGAGGATGCACATGATACTGAACTTGCTGAAAATATAGGGCTAGATAGAGAACAACTACTTGTACTGTCTCCTAGCAATGTTGAAAAGGATGGTACAATTAGACCATACTCATTTGATGAAATGTTTCAACAGTATGAATTTCTAATTGATGAAATTCACAGACAGTATGGTAGAGATAAACTGTTTACATTTGTATTGGATTCATTAGGAGCAATGCCATTTTCACAAGATTTAGATGGAGATAGGCCGAAAGCTACTCAAGGCGCTCAAGCTAAAGAGATTGGAATATGGTTGAAGCGAATTAGAGCTAAAGTAACTAAATCTAATACTTTGTTTGTAATAATCAATCAGATGTATTCTAACATTTCTGCAACACCTACTGCTGAAAAATATATCAGCCGTGGTGGAAAGGCTGTGGGTTATCAGTCACAAATTAGAGTAATGTTTGAGGCTGTTAATGGTAAGGCTGGAAAAGTATATGACTCTGATAGTAAGATAATAGGTTCAAGGTTGCATTTTAATGTCATCAAAAACCGTATAGCTAAACCATTTACTGAAGGTACAGTTGATTGGCTGTTTGGAGACAGTACACCTGAGTTGAAGTACTATAGTGGTTTAATTAACTATTGGGTAGAATGTGGAAAGGCAGAAAAAGGAACAGGTAAAGTTACAATAGGAAGTAATAGTTATAGATGTAGACAAGAAGGCAGCACAAGAAATCCTATTTATGTTGCAGGTGATGATGTAATTGAAAAGATGTTACAAGAGAACCCCGAACTGTTAAATAAGTAAAGAAAGGAAAGTGAAATGAGTCAAGCTAATGCTAGTGCTACAGCAAGTGGAGGAATAGGATTTACAGGGCTACTTACTATTGCTTTTATTGTGTTGAAGCTTTGTGGAGTTATAGCATGGAGTTGGGTGTGGGTGCTTAGTCCACTCTGGATAGGACTTGCTATACTTATTGGAGTAATGTTGGTAGGAGTAGTTATTATCGTTATTGCAGCAATACTTTCTAAGAAAGGGTAACTTTAATTGAACAAACGTCGGTCTTTACGAGCTAAAAATTGTGACATTTTAGTTTTTGACTACATGAACCTATGTTACAGAATGGTTTACACACAAGGTAAACTAAAGTATAATGACCAGTCTACAGGTGTGATCTATGGTGTTATTAACGCACTTAGAATGTATGTGGAAAGGTTTAATCCTCAACAGGTTTACATTGTAGGTGAAGGTAAGCATAGTAGAGACCGGCGAAGGAAAATTTACAGTGGTTATAAGGAAGGTAGGAAGTCTAATTTACCTATTCCTAAAGAACAGTTTTATGAGCAAGTTGATTACCTTAAAGATATATTTTATAACTTAGGTGTAAATTATATTGATGTAGATTACTTTGAAGCTGACGATATAATTGCAGTATTAAGTAGGATATTTAAGGATAAACAAAAGGTAATCATAAGTTCAGATGGAGATTACTTACAGTTAGTTTCAGATAACTTGAGAATATTTAATCCTAGTAAAGAGGAAGTAATAGGTTTAGAGAATTTTAAGGAAATTGTTGGAGTAGATTCATTTGATTTCTTAACCTATAAGTGTATGGTGGGCGATACATCGGATAAAATTAAAGGAATACAAGGTTGTGGCGAGAAGACAGCACTTGAAATATTAGGTTGGATGGGTTATGAATTGTTTGCTGAATGTAAGTTAGCGGATATACCTGTAAAGTTGCAGAAGGCTTTTACACCTGAAGCTAAATTAGAGTTTGAATTAGCTAAAAAGTTAATAGACTTATCAGAAGTACCAATAACACATGACGAGGTACTTGACAAAATGGTTTGGGGAATGTATAATAGTGAAGAGGCTCAAGAGTTACTTATTGATGTAGATTGTTGGAGCATTTTAGATCACTGGAAGGAAATTGAAATGTATTTTGGAGTGTTGAATAATGAAATTTAGAGAGTTCAAGATTTACACAGATAAGTTTAGAGGTAGTGCTGAATTGAAGGCACAAAATGAGCTAATGTTGCTGTCTGCTATAGCTAGGTTTGGCTATCTTGTTACAATAGATTATGATGGTAGCATTTTAATTAGAGAAGAAATAAACTGTGAAGATATTTTAGATACTCCTGTGATTGAGGATAACAATGAAACAGATTAGTACGCCTGAACAGAATGAACCTAAACAGACTGATATTAAAAAGAAACATATAATTAGAATTACATGGCCTGATACTTTAGTAATGGATGAATGGATTACTAAGCCTATGACTACAGAAGAGTTTCAGGATGATATACTAGGCAGGATTGAAGAGGGTTTACTTCCATTTTTTATTGAAGGTAATAGGATTGAAGTTGCTGGAGATAATCATAAGGAATGGGATAAATTATTCATTTCAAAGTTCATTATTGATAATACTAAAATTGAATGTGGGATTTATTATGTCAAGTAAGCTAGACAGAGATATTGCTAACAGGCATCATGGTTGTGTTAAATGGACTAGAGTTAAGGAGATATTGTCAGGTAATCAGATTGGCCCTGAAACTAAGGATGCAATAGAGTATGCATTATACTTAATGTTAATGAGTTCTAAAAAGAGAGCAGAGGCAAATGGTAGAACAAGACTCTTCCCACATGATGTTGCCATCTTTCAGGATAAGTATTAAAAGTAAACGAACATGGAATATTGTACAGTATCGTAAGGCTTTAGGTAGAGTTAAACGAGGTAAGAATGGTATTTATCCATTGAAAGATGCTAAGGGAAATTATGTGTTCTATGTTATGCACAGGAATTTAGAGAAGTTAAGATTACTGTGTATGAATTACTTGAAGTGTCCTTGTCATTTCATTAGATTTAAGTACCGTAGTACGCAGCCTGTTAAATTTTATTATGTGATACTAACAGACTATCATGCTGAAATGTGGTTACAGAGAATGACTTATGGAAAAGATGAAAGTTGGAGGAAAATATAGTGGAACAAGTATATGACAGTGCTCCAGATACTTTAGCTCACATTAAGCTAGTAGACAAGTATTTAAGGTTTATTGCACACCAGTTATTGATTAGAGGACAAGAGCATGATTTAAGTAAATTAAGTAGTCCTGAAAAGGAAGCATTTGATACTCATACTCCTAATTTACAGCACCTTGAATACGGCACTGAAGAATATACTCAAAATTTAGTCGAAATGCAGGAAGCATTGAACCATCATTACAGTATAAATAGGCATCACCCTTGTTATCATAAGGATAAGATACTAGGGATGAATTTAGTAGATATAATTGAAATGTTTGTAGATTGGTGTGCTACTACAACTAGGCATGAGCATGGTGATATTAACAAGTCGATTGAAATAAACAAGGATAGGTTTCATTATGGTGAAGTGTTAGAAGCAGTGTTTAAGAATACTGTTAAAGAGTTTAATATTGGGAGTGTGAAAGAGTGAATAATTTCAAATTAGTAGCTACAGCAGATAATCATGTTGGCTTGTTCAAGAATATTTCTTTACTTCGTGAGGACATGTTAACAGACAGAATAGAGGAAATAGGTGCTACATTCAAGCAAACTGTAGATGATTGTGTTGCTGAAGGAATTAAGTATCTTTTTATTCTAGGTGACATGAACCATAACCGAAACATTAGAGAAGATTCTATTAACAATTATATTAAAACTTTACTTCTCTATGCTAAAGAAAAAGGAATAATTGTTTACCTTCTCGTGGGCAACCACGATCAAGCCAATATCAATGGTACAGTTCATGCCTTTGAGAACATGAAGGATATTTGTAATGTAATAGATAAGCCTTGTATAATTCCTATAAGTGGTTTCGATTGTTATTTTCTTCCCTATGAGGAATATCGTGGTTCAATAAAATCATTAGAATTACTTTTGAAGCAAGGTAAGAATAGTAATAGACTTCTGTTTGCTCATGTAGGAATTGAAAATGCTTTCCTTAGTGGGTTTGACCATGTTTCTAAAGAACCAGTTACATTAGGTGAGTTACAGGTAGATAAGTTTTTAGGCAGCTACCTTGGTCACTATCATCTTCCACAATGTTTAGATGAAAAGAACTCTGTCTATTACATTGGGTCGCCTTGCCAACATTCTCTTGTAGATAAACCTGCTGATAGAGGCTACATGATAGTTGAGTTAGAATTAGTTAATGGTCAATGGAGAACTAATAATCAAAGGGTAACATTAGATTCTCCTAAATTTATTGAAGTTGAAGCTAAAAATTATAATCCTAATGATTATCAAGGTAAGAATTACATTAAGGTTACAGGTGTTACTAGGAAGGATATTGAAAGGTTAGAGAAGGATGAAAATGTTTATGCTACTACAGGTGAGCGAAAAGAGCAAGTAGTAGATGAAGATAAGGTTATACAAGCAAATTTATCATGGGAATTGATGGTGGATAAATATGTGGAGATTACTTGTAATAAAAAGAGACAACATAACAGGTTAAAGAAGTTAGGTAAGGAGTTAATAAATGTCTAAAAATCTTGAGGCGATGCAAGTTGTGCAAGGTGAGCTAAATAAAGGTAACTTAGTAATACCTAGTATTGCAGGTAACTACTTAGTTTCATTGGAGGGGTTTTCACAACAAAGTATAGAAGGTTTGTTATATGATTTAGATTTGATGGAAGAACAGCTTGATTATACGACAGTACAAGGCATTCAAAGATATGCAATAGCACAAGTTATACGATACTTGCATTCTTGTTTTGAGAAGGAACAGTTAGATGCAAATTAACTTAAAAGCACGAAATCTATTAGCGTGGGGTAACAAGCTTGTTGAAATTGATTTTAATAATCAAGGATTGGTTTCAGTTAGAGGTAAGCATATCAGTTCCAGAGCTAAATCTTCTAATGGGTGTGGTAAGTCTACTATTCTCAACACTGTAGCATATTTACTTTATGGTGTGTATCCTGAGAAGTTTAAGAAATCAGAAATGATAAATGAGGATGCTAGTAAAAATTGTATAGTAGAAGGTTGGGTTACTAAGAATAATAAGACTGCCTACATAGTTAGAGGCATTAAATGTGATAGAAATACTTACTCTAATGGTAGTGATGAAGTTGAAATTGATGGTGATTTTACACTGTTCTTCATTGACAGTAAGGATTGCAGAGGTAATACTACTAAGGTTACACAGGATAACATAGATCAATTTTTACAGTTAGATTATGATTCATTTATTACAGCCGCATTATTTGCTAGTTCAAGTGAGTCATTTGCTTCTAAAACCAGCAGTAAACAGGAAGAGATATTCTCTAAATTGCTGCATCTTGAAGAGTTGGAATTAGCCAGACAGCGAGTTAGAGATAGACAGAAGGAAGTTAATCTTGACCTCTCAAACTGTGATACTAAAATTGATAAATTAAACTCGCATATTGAAAGAGAAAAAGTAAGGTTAACTCAAGTTGCTGATAAGGTTAAACTCTGGAATGAACAGCAATTAGTTAAACTTTCCCAATTTAGGAACAAAGTTTCCCAATTTAGGAAAGAAGTATCAGACCAAGAAGATACAAAGGTTAGTTTAGCTAAAGAATTGTCAGTAGCAGAAAAGGAACTTGATAAATTAGAATTATCAATTAAAGGTATTGATGAATCTAAGTTTGAAACTGCTAAAAAAGAAGCTAGAGTTAAACTTAGTGAGATTGATGAAAAGCAAGGTGAGTATAAAGGCTTAATAAAAACACTTAATTTGGATGTAAAACAAGCACAAAGTATGAGAGGTACTGCAACATGCCCTAAGTGTTTTAATCAAGTTTCAGAGGAATATTTATATGAAATTATAGATGAAAAGAATAAGCAAGTTGAGGAGTATGAGTCTGCATTAGAATCACTGGTTGAAAAGAGAGGTTTAATATATTCAGAGTATACTAATGCTGAGAATGAATTGAATAAGGTTAGAAGTTTAAGGAATGATGTAGTATCACAGAAGAGTAAGGTAGACAGAATTAGTTCAAGAATCAAGTCTATAGCAAGTGATATTGTGAATACTAATGCTAGAATTAGTGATGTTGAAGTAAGTATAAGTAATTTAGAGAATGAAGTACCTCCTATGAGTGAGGATTCCAGTCAGATTGAAAAGGAGATTATAAGGCTGGAAGATGAAATTGAGGATATAGAAGAACAAGCAGATGATTTAACAGAGTTAATGGAAGATTTAGACTTCTGGAAGATTGGATTTGGGCCTACAGGTATAAGAAATTTGCTTGTCAGATCAATCATACCACAGCTGACAAAGAATGCTCAAAGGTTTGCAGATATACTTTGTGAGGGTGAGATAGAAATTGCTTTCAGTGGTGAGACAGAAATTGGTAGTGGTAGTAAAACTGAATCTCGTAATAAGCTACAGATAGAGGTACTTGACAAGTACGGTTCAAATCAGTATCATAAGCTGTCCTCAGGCGAGCAGAATCGTGTAAATATGTGTGTGAATTTAGCCTTGCATCATTTAGTTACCAGTAGAGTAAAATTAGATTTCATTATCATGGATGAGATATTCTTGAGTTTAGATGATGTAGGTAAGAGTAAAGTTATGGACTTGCTGTTTGAGATAAAAAAGGAAATTAAAACAGTACTTGTAATAAGTAACACAAGTGATATTTTAAGTGACAGCTTTGATGGTGAGTGGACAGTTTGCAGGAAAAATAAAACAAGTTGGATAGAATTTAATTAGAAAGGTTGAAATGGAAAAGATACACTTTGATGTGAATGAGTATTATACTGCTTGTGGAGTTGTAGGTAATTCGCATGACACTACTAAAAGTGTCAATATGGTTACTTGTGGTAATTGTATGAACACTAAAAAGTATAAGGAAGCAGTTAAGGAAACCAAAAAGAAAGTAGCTAAATCTTATAATGATAGACAATCTGAGTGGTCAATTGCAAATGATATTCAGGAAGGTGACAAGGTAAGAGTTACTAGAATAGCCAAAGATTATGAAGATGGTTGGAATGACTGTTGGGTAGAAGAAATGACGGATAGTGTAGGTCAAGAAGGAGAAGTTATAGAGTTTGATTATTATGGGGTTTCCTGTAGGTTTTCTAATAGTGATGAGTATGCATTTCCTTACTTTGTACTTGAAAAGGTAGTAGAAGCAACTGATATTGCATCTGAACATGCAGTTAAGCTAAGTGAAGATGTAATAGCACCTTATGTTACTATTGAGTACACTATCATAAATGATTTATGGTCAATCATGTGTGGTGCTGAGAATAACTTTGAAGATAAGTATCAGTGTATATCTTTTAACCCTGAAAAAGGATTTGCAATTTTTAGTGAAATGGATGATAAATCACCTAGACTATTTAAGGTATTAGTACAAGAAATGGAATTAGTAGAAAAGGACAATAATGATTAACAAAGATGCAGTAAGGTTAAATATTTTCTTTGCAAGAATGAATGAAAGTGACGATGAAGGAATTATTGAAATTAGGTCACACGGTTACCCAGATGAATTTATGTATAGTGGAGCCGGAACTATAATGAGATTTGAGGATAAGAATTTACCTGAAGGGCCAGAAATGTTAGCAATGTGTGATGAGATTAAACGAGTAATTCAGAAGTATTTTCCAGTAGGCGAAATGAATAATTTATATGAAATGGAGGAAAAATGACAGAACAGGTTTACAAGTACAAGGTTAAGGATACTGTTACAGGTGAGTCTGAAGAGAGATTTATTTGTGGTGCTACAGAGGAACTTAGAAACAAGAGTGCAGTAAATAATTATGGTGAGATTGAAGAGCTAGTAATTGTAAGTAGTAAATTTGTAGGCAATGTTGACACTTTCAAAGGTGAAGATTTTACAGGACTTGAGTATGCAATATGACTTCATTAGAAGTGACAGTATTTATAAGTTAAAGGATAGAGTAAATATTCACTTAAATGAAGGTTGGAAGTGTCAAGGTGGTATCCATTATGATAATGACAGATACATTCAAGCAATGATTAAACAAGATTCTTTTAAGGGTTGGTTGAGTAAGATTGTAAAAAAGTTAAGAGAGGAATAAAATGAAGTATAATGTTGTAACTGCGGAAAACTTAGATTCTTTATGTGAAAAGGTTAATGCTCATATTGTAGACGGTTGGATTCCTCAAGGTGGTGTATGTTGGACAGTAGAGGAAGACTGGGATGGTTATGCTCAAGCAATGATTTTTTATACGGGAGAATAAATGTTTGAAACTGAGTCTAAGCAAAGTAATCTAATTTACTTCAAAGATGACCATACTGGTTACTGGACAATAGGTCACTTACAAGATGATGGAAGTTATGCAGGTGAATTAGGTGGGATGATTAGAGATACAGTACCTTGGTGTAGTTATTATAATGGCCTTAGAAGTGTAATTTGTAATGTAATAAATCAGTATATAAAAGAATGTGAAGAAAATGGAGTAGAACCTGAAGCTCCTGTAGAATGGGAAGGATTTTAGAATGAAACTTGAATACGCAGATAGAGTAGAAAAATTGTTAGATGAACTGATGGTTTTAAAGGGGTATGTTAGAGTAGCAGCGGAGTGGGCGGAACAGAGTCTTAGTTATTCTTATCCTCACACCTCAAGTAAGTTACCTGACAACATTCATCGTACAAGTTTATTTTCTCTTAGTGAAAATAGGGTTACAAGTCAAGCACTACAAGATGCTATAGATAATGTTGAAGTTGTTTTCATGGAGTGTGTAACTGCTAGGATTGTAGAGATTGAAAATGAATTGGAGATACTATAATGATAGAAACAACTAAGATTACAATAGAGAATATTGATGGTGATAAATTAGAGTTAACTGTAGAGGAAGCTAAAGCACTACAGAAGGAACTTAACGATATGTTTGGAGTAGAGAAGGAAAAGGAGTATATTTACATAACTCAGTATCCTACTTATCCTCTTGGTGAACCTTACAATCCATACCCTACAGTGCCGTGGACGGTACCTTACCATCCTTATTTTACACTTGAATAATGGCATCACAAGGAAAAGGTGCGAAGAATAAGGGTAGCACATTCGAGAGGAAGATTGCTAAACTGTTTACAGCTTGGTGGCAAAGTGGTGAATTAGAAGGTGAGTTTTTCAAGACGCCAGCATCGGGCGGATTAAGATGGGCAAAAAGAGATGATGTAATTGGTGATCTATGTACACCTGAAGGATTTAATGCAACCATTGAGTGTAAATGTACTGAAAGTTGGGATTTTAAGGAATTGTTTCAGACTACTATTGCTAAAGCACCTTCACTTATCCAAAAAGGTAAAAATATAGGTAAGCCTAATGCTCCATGTGGATTAGGAGAATACTGGTATCAATCTTGTAATGAAGGATTTAGAGCTAGTAAAATTCCAATGTTAGTGTTTACTAAAAATTACTTTCCAGATTACATAATGTACCCTCTGGCAGGTACTAATGTGAGTAGTCTATATAGTAAGCAATTTCGCAGTGTAGGAATTACTAAAAAGTTTATTGAGGAAGAACATTTACCTTATATGGAGCATGTTTACATCCTTAAATTGGAAGATTTTATGAATATTGTTGAACCTAAAATGTTAGTAAGGAGTTAAATGGAAGAGTATTTTACTACTGAATATCAACACAAAATATTTGAAGATAGATATGCACAGACTAAAGAAGACGGTACTAAGGAAACTATAGAGGAAACTTTTAGAAGAATCTCATTTGAAGATGAAGAGATATTCCAAATTTTAATGAACAAGTATGGTATCTTTGGTGGTAGAATCATATCTAACATGGGTGGAAATGGAAACAATATGCCGGGGAATTGTAATACTGTACCTCTGTTAGAAGATTCCTTAGATGCAATAATGAAGTGTCAATCTGATACAGTTAAAGTATATGCGAAAGGCGGTGGAGTAGGTACTAACTTTTCAATATTAAGACCTAAAGATGCTCCAGTACAGGGTGCAGAACATGGTAGTAGTGGTGCTTGTAGTTTCATAGATGCTCATGAAGGATATGCTGAAACCATACGACAAGGTGGGTCAAGAAGAGCAGCTAAAATGAGTATACTGAATGTAGATCACCCTGATGTTGAAGAATTTATTCATGCTAAGACAGACCATAAAAGGTGGACTAATACTAATGTTTCTGTAGGTGTTTCAGATGAATTTATGAGGTCAGTGGAAGGTGATTTTAATTGGAACTTAGTATTTGCGAACAAGGTTTATAGAACAGTTAGTGCTAGGAAATTGTGGGATGAAATTTGTGAGTGTGCTTGGAAATCTGCTGAACCCGGAGTTGTATTCCTTGATACTATCAATAATAAGTTTCCTTTAAGGTATAAGTATGAGATTAAAGAAACGAATCCATGTCAGCCAGCAGATACCTTACTGTGGGATGTGGATAGATTGCGGTATATTACAGATCAAAATGCTGAAAGTTGGAGGTCGTGGAAAACTGGTATTCAAAATATTGTGGAACTGAGTACTAATACTGGGTTGAAGATAAAGTGTACTCCTAATCACGAAATTATTCTAAAAGATGGTACAAAATGTCAAGCACAGTATTGTTTAAATAAAGAGTTAATGCAGCCTAGCGAGTGGGAAGAATTAACTGCTTGTAGTTATAGCAATTTTGTACAAGTTAATGAAATGGTACGAGGATTTTTATTTGGGGATGGTTTTATTTGTGGTAAAAGGCAAGGTGTTTCCGTAAAGCTTAATCCCGATAAGGAACCCGAAGTTGCAAGTATGCTTGAGGAGTTTGGATTTCATAGGCAAGACTCAGGGGCTTATTATATGAATCGTAAAGATGTAGAAGCAAAAATTAATATAGATTTTTTAGAGTATCCTGTTTGGTGCAGGAATTTACCAGAAGATGTACTGTTAGGAAGACCACACTCATTTCTTAGAGGGGTATATGCAGCTAACGGCTCTTGCAATCATCATGGACAAATTTCATTAAAAACTACTAATTCAAAATTAGCTGAACATATTCAACTAATTTTAGGTAGCATGAATATTCATGCGTCTATCTGTGAAAATAAAGCTGCAACAGTACACTGGGAAAATGGAGACTATGTAAGTAAGAAAAGTTATAATGTTCAGACTCCCAATAGCTATGCAGAAATTTTTCAAGTTAAAATAGGATTTTTTGCAGCCACTAAGAAAAATAATATTAAAAAATCAATTCGGAATAAGGTACGAATTTTTGTAACAAGTATTCAACCATTAGGTAGAGAAGAGGTATGGGATTACCAGATGCATGTTCCCCCTCACCATAACTACTGTCAAGGTAGTGTCTTAGCAAATTGTGGGGAGCAGCCTTTAGTACCTTATGGTCAATGTTTATTGGCTTCTATTATCCTACCTAGCTTTGTAATCGAGGGTACTAATGGATTTGATTACGATAAATTTAAGTCTGTAGTAAACAAAATGGTTAAGCACATGGATAGTATTATTGATTTAGCTTCTTACCCAATTCCTGAAATAGAAGAGGTAGCTAAAAAGACTAGACCTATTGGTTTAGGGTTTACTGGACTTGCTGATACATTGTTTCTATTAGGAATACCATATGGTGACAATCCTGAATGTTTAGAGTTTCTTGAAGATTTAATGACTTCCTTTTATAATGAAGCTAAATTTGCAAGTGAACAATTAGCCTTAACTAAAGGTACATTCCCTGACTATGACCCTGATAAAGCAGACTTTGCTCCTAGAAGAAATTCTACATTACTATCATTTGCTCCTACAGGTACGATTAGTGGATTAATTGGATGTAGTTATGGGATTGAGCCACACTTTGCTCCTACAGTCGTGCGTAATGAGGACTTAGGTAGAGATGTAGTAGGCAATCCTATAATAGATAAGTATATGGTTGACAATAATCTTACCGAGTTTCCTAATCATGCTAGATTTGTTGGCGGTACAGAGCAAAAGTATTCACTTACAGTCAATGATCATTTAGCTGTGTTAAAGGTTATTGCCTATCATTGTGACAGTGCTATAAGTAAAACTGTAAACTTACCAAAAGATGCTACAGTAGAAGATGTAAGTAATGTTTATATGTACTGTTGGAAAAATGGTATTAAAGGTGTTACAGTTTACAGAGATGGTTGCAGAGATGATCAGCCTGTTTCATGGGATACTGAAGATTTAGATGATGATAATGATGATTATGATTATGACATTGAAGTAATAGATTATGTGGCTAATCCTAAAAAACGACCTAATGATTTAGAAGGATGCACTTACAAAGTTAAGTTTAATCCTAATGAATCACCAATGTACATTACCATCAATGATTTAGAGGAAGAGCCTTTTGAAATATTCTTTACGGTGAATAATTCTAAGGATCAAGAATACTTAGATGGATTATCAAGGTCTATTACTTCATTGTGGCGTAGAGGCATTAGAGCAGACCATTTGTTTGATGAATTTTGTAAGTATGAGTCTCCTAATGCAGGTAGCTTTTATGAGTATAGGAGAGGTAAAAGGAAGTGTTTGAAGAGTATACTGGATGCAATAGGCACAGTTATTCATAAGCATTTTAGGAAGTTAGATTTAAATGAGGATATTGAAGTTGCAACTCAAGATTATACTTGCAAGTCAATAGATGAAATTATAGAATTACCTAAAAGTAAACAATGCCCAAACTGTAAGGAATATACTTTACAGCGAGTAGAAGGTTGCCTCACTTGTACAGAGTGTGGTTATAGTAAGTGTGGTTAAAATGTGTAACATAGTAGATAAGGATTTCTTTGAAAAGTTAAATATTGATTACTATAGATGTAATGATAAAAAGGAAAAGATAACATTAAGAAATGCTATAATGAAGGATTTACTGCCTATTCTTAATGGTGCAGTTAAGGCTTATAGTTTAAGGTTTAACCATAGTGTGTTTGATGAGGATTTAGAAGCACACTTAATTGAAGTAATGTTAACTGAAATCATTCCCGGTTGGCGACCTATAGGTAAGCCTAGTGAAGGTTACTATAGAATGAGCATTAAGCATCGTAGTATAAATTATTATGTAAAGCGAAATAGAGATAATAAAAATGAAATATTAGTAGACCCATTAGATTTAGATTATTGGAATACTTTTGAATTAGTAGAGAAAGGATATACTAGCTTGTTACAGAAGCATATTAGTACTCAAAATGCAGTAGAATTAGGAGGGATTAAAGGATTAGCTTATGAGCATCTAAAAGCCTTAGTTTTTTCCAGTGATATAAACATGAATGTAACAGAAGCAATGAAGTTACTTAAAAATGAGTTTGGATTAGGCAGAGTAGCAGCAAGAGAAGTATATGACCAAGTATTGATAACTTGTAGAGAAGCATATGGAGATACTATACATATTGATAAATTAGAAATTGATGGTAGCTCAATGTTTGGTAGGCTGTGTAGATACTTACATGATGATCAGATTAAAGAGATAGTAAAAATATTCGGTGGTGTGTGGATTAAAGTACCTGAAGGGATTGAGAAATGAATGATGAAACTGTAATTAATGATGATGTTAAATCTCCTACTTCTAAGAAGCTGGAAACTTGTGAGGATTGGCAAGGATTATTTACAATGTTAGCTAATCCTAAGTGTACTAAATGTTATGGTAGAGGGTATGTAGGATTGCACACTGTAGGCACTGAAGTAATAGATGGTGAAACTGTAGAGAAGAAAATGCCAGTAGGTTGCAGTGCTAAAAGGTGTGCATTAAGTAACTTTAGATTACTTGTAAGAGAACAGAAAATGCGTCAAATGAAAGAGAAACAGGTAAGTGAGGAAAAGGTAGCTAATGAACAGTAGTACAATCCATACATGGTTAGATGAAGGTGCTACAATCGAGTTTCATGCTTCAGGTACTTCCTTTGTGTGTACTAATAATCCAAATAAGCATAGACAAGATGCAATTAAACTTATGCAGAAAGGAACATCAGGAGAAGATAAAGAAATAGACTATATTAAAGAAGCTAATAATCCTTATGATGATTATGCTATTAGATTAGAGTATAAAGGTAATGATGTAGGTTATATTCCAAGAAACATTGATTTTACTGTAGTATTAAAGGATGGTAGAATAAGAAAACGCTATATGAAAAACTTTAATCAAGCTATTTATACATATCCAGAAAACTTAGTTGCAGAAGTAGATAAGATTGTAGGTGGTGGCAAAGGTTATCATTTAGGCTTTACTGTACAACTAAGAAAGGAATAGGATTAGTCTGCAATTTAGGCTGGATTTATCTGCAACCGTAAGTAAATTCAGCTTAACTTGTATATTGAAATAGAAAGGTAGGAATATAGTATACAATGGGAAGACCTAAAGATTTACCTGAAGAAAAAGAGATATATGCTTCCTTCAGAAAACAAAGAGAACGATTAGAGAAACAGATTAAGGCTTATGCTGAACTTGATATAGAGTTAGATGAAGTACAGCCAGCTATTCAACATGCGTGGAGTACTATTGCAAGGTTAGAAGAGGAATTAGATAAACTTCCTACTGATGAAGATTTAGAATTAGAGTTAGAGGAATTTGTTGAAACTGATTATAGTGATAACAGAGCCTACACAAAGATACCCGAAACTACTTATAATAAACTACTTAACAGGTTAAAAAGATTAGAAGCAAAGGTTAGTAGAGTAGAGATACTGGATAAACTTGGTAGACATTCAAGGATGTTAACACAGCATTTAACTTCTAAAGCTAAAATTGAAGAGTCACAAATGAACACTAAAAGGATAGGTTTAGAGGTGCATCATGCTAGTTTAATGCAACTTACAAAGATTTTTTATCTTGCACTTCGCCAGCAAAATTTCACCGACGATGAAATAGCAAGTGTAGCTAAAAGGTTAAAGAGGATACAGAAGGATTATCCTTTAATTGAGACTGATTTTAATGATATGAAAAGGCTACTGTTTGCTGAACCTGAAGATATACCTAAAATGATTACTGATGCTGAGTATGAAGAGGTCAATGATATGGAAGATGTAAATGATCTTGTTAGAGGTAAGGCTAAACGAGGTAAGAAGTGAAAAAACATAATGTTGAATTAGACTATCTAGGAATAGATTCTGCTTTAGATGCCTTTGCTAATGATGCAGGTGTGTTTACCGATAAAGAAGAGGAAACTTGGGAGCACACACCTATCAATATTGTTGAGTATATAGAATCCCCTAGATTTATGGATGCTCAGTATAATCCAAGTACAGGATTAGGTTGTTATCAATGTGTAATGGATGACATGGTTTCAATATTTGGTACCGATCCTTATAGAGTAGCTCCTATTAAAAGAGAGTCTTATTTTAGTGAGGCTGTAGGTACTGGTAAAAGCACAAAGTTAAATTGGATGTGCGGCTTTATGGCACAACACTTACTTTGTCTCAGGAATCCTATTAAAGAACTTAATAATCTTGGAGCTAAACTATTACCTAATTCAAAAATTAGTATTGTTATGCTGTCAAGAACAGAAGATAATGCTAAAGAGGTGGTATTCCAGAAGTTAAATATGTCTGTTTTACAAAGTGAATGGTTTAATGAGTTTTATCTACCTGACCCACAAATAATGAGCAGGGTAGTATTTGACGCTATGCCGAGAAACAGAAAGAACCATAAGATAGGTAAGCTGTATAAAAACATTTCGATTGTTCCCGGTAGTTCTTCTGAATATAGTGTTTTGGGCCTTGATACTATATTTTCGATTATTGATGAGGTCACTAAGTTTCAGTCAGCACAAGATAGAACTCTTACTGATGAAGACACAGACCAAGCTGAAGTGTTACATGCAGCATTGAAGGCAAGAACAGTAAGTAGGTTTGCAGATAACGGACATGTGTGTTGTGTGGGCAATCCCGAGCACAAAGACGATTTTCTTCAGAGAAGTTTTAAGAGAGTAGCTAATGACTCTACAGTTTACACGGTGCAACTTAGACCTGTGTGGCAAGCTAAACTACCTGAATTTAACCCTGATCTTTTAGATGCAGAAGGAAATCCAGTATATCCTCATTTTCATTTTGATATTGAAAAGAAAAAAATAGTTAATGATGAAGTTTACAAGCGAAGGAAGTTACACAACAAGAACTTAGATGATAGTATATTAAGGATTCCCTATGGCCCTGTTGAAGGCAGCAATCAGTATTATGATGTGTTTAGAGATAGACCTGAAATTGGATTGAGGGATTATGCAGGAAGACCTACAAGTGCAGTTGGACAATGGTGGGCAGATTCACAATCAATTTTACCTCAAAAAGTTAACAGAAATAGGACTTCACCTATACCTGAAAAAGAGTTACATCCAATGCCCAAGTATAGCCTAGATAATGAGATTCCTGATTTTAGTAATGTTATAGATATAATTAGGCAAGATTGGGCGTGGTATGCTATTCATATTGATTTAGCCGAGAATGGCGACAGTGCTGTGCTGGTAATGTCTCACCCTACAGGGCTAACAGATAAAAAGACTGCTAATATTAAGATAGATTTAATTTACAGGTTCAAGCCTAGTCAAGTTAATCCTTTTCAGTTAAGAACAATAAGGGATTTAGTATGGTGGTTATGGAAGATTAAAAAGTTTCCAATAGGCTTGATTACAGCAGACACTTATCAGAGTTTAGAAATGTTACAAGCGTTTCAAGCTGAAGGATTAAATGCTGAAAAATTAAGTGTAGATGGCAAGAGTCAAGATTTATTTGATAATCTTAAATGGTGTATAATTGAAGATAGATTAGACTTCTTTCAGTTTGAAGATTTTAACAGAGAGATTTATGGATTAGAAAAGAATGGTAAAAAAGTTGAAAAGAATAAGTATGGTAGTGATGATGTAGCACAAGGAATGGCAGGTAGTGTGTATAACAGTATAGTATTATCAAAGTATGATTTACCAATATTAGATGAAAGCTGGAGCTTAGATAATGATATTAAGCCTAATGAAAAATTTAGTAGTAGTGCAATGGTGTTTTAATGGGTGTAGCTAAAAGAGGAGTAAGAAATAACAAAATAAAATTATATCAGTCTGAAAAGCATCGGTTTCCTTATGTGTGGACACTAAAAGATACTAATTTTAAGAAGGATAAAGGGAAAGTATTCTCTTGTTTTGCTTGTGGCGGTGGTTCTACTATGGGCTATAAGCTGGCAGGATTTGATGTTATAGGTTGTAATGAGATAGACCCAAAAATGATGGAAGCATATATAGCAAACCATCATCCGAAGTATAGTTATCTTGAACCCATCCAGACATTTAAGCTTAGAGAAGATTTACCGGAAGAATTGTATAACTTGGATATTTTAGATGGTTCCCCTCCGTGTTCATCATTTAGCATGGCTGGTAATCGTGATAAGGATTGGGGTAAGGAAAAGAAGTTTAGAGAAGGACAGGCTGACCAAGTACTAGATACTCTATTTTTTGACTTTATTGACCTTGCCGAGAAACTTAAACCAAAGGTAGTAATTGCTGAGAATGTTAAAGGTTTGTTGTTAGGAGATGCTGAAAAGTATGTAGCTGAAATCCGCAGAGCATTTGACTTTGCTGGTTACTATGTAGGTTTTAAATTACTTAATGCTTCTAAAATGGGTGTGCCTCAGCGCAGAGAAAGAGTTTTCTTTTATGCTATACGGAAGGATTTGTATACAGGTATCTTTGTAGATTTGTTTTGTACAATCCCGGTGCTTCAGTTAGAGTTTAATGAGAGCAAAATTGTTTTTTCAGAAATTGAAGATGTTTGTGATCAGTCAACTATAGTGCACACCAAGGTTTCTACTTTGTGGGATTTAGCCAAACCAGGACATAGTTTTTCAGAATACCACCCGACAGGTTCTTTTTTTAATGATAATAAAACTTCACCTTGTATAGTAATACCAACTATTGCTGCTGATCCTCATCACGGAAGTTGGCATTATGCTATTAAAAGACAATTAAATGCAAAAGAACTTATACGGGCAGGTACTTTTCCAACAGATTACAATTTTGTTGGGTGTAATCCTCATTATCTAATAGGAATGTCCGTTCCACCAGTGATGGCCGCACAAGTTGCAACGAGGGTATATGAACAATGGCTTGATAAAATTTAGGAATTTAAATAATTGCAGCAAATAGATTACGACAGGGTATTTTAGAATTGTATTAAAGAAAGGAATTAAATGAAGAGTAAAACAGTCAGTGATAACAGTGAATCTATCATTATAGGAGAATGGGATGAATCTAAGTATATGCAAAAGTTTTCTTTACAAGAGAAGGAAACTGATGAGTCTGAATCTAAACGGAAAACTCATGTTGAATCATGGAAGACTTTACATAGGAAGTGGAAGTCAGATAACAAGAAGTTAAAGGTTAAGTTTGATGAAGATAAAAAGGAAAAATTAGCAGTACTTAAATCATCATTAAAGGTTACTAAAACTAATGAGGAATATGATAAGTTACAAGAACAGTATGAGAAATTAAACAAGTCTTATTACAGCCCTACAGACCCTCCATTTCCTGCATCCGATGTTACCATTGAAACTCAAGCAGATTACTTAGCAGCAGGTGAATATGTAGATAAGCCTTATGACCAAGAAGCACTGACTGAATTGATAGAAGGTAATCAAAGGTTAAAGTCAAGTGTAGGTGTTGCTGCAAGAAACTCAGTAGGGTTAGGTCAATCATTCAGACCTACTAAAGGTAGGAAAGTAGCTGACTATTCAGAGGATGAACAGAAGGAATATTACGAGCAAGGTAGAAAGTTACTTGAGTGGTATAATTCAAGAGTAGAACAAGGTAAAAAATTCTATCAAATTGCTTATGAAGTTGACTTTAGTAAGTTCGGTTTAGGTGAGGGAATATTTGAGATTGTAGATAACCGTAAAGGTGAGATTAGTAAGATCACTACAATCAATCCTACTTACATTTATGAAGGTAAGAATTTAGATAGATATATCTGGATTAAGAATGGTAAAAAGAAGTATTTTAAGCGATTTGACGATAAGACTAAAAGAAGCTATGAAGATTTTAGTAATAATGCACCATTAAAGAGCAGAGCTACTAGGCTGTTAAAATATAAGGAATATAACCTGATTTCAGATGTGTATGGTGTATCTAACTGGACAGGTGCAATACCTCAAATTTTAGGTGCAAGATATGCTGCTGAGACTAATGTACATTTCTTTAACAATAGAGCAGAGCCTAGATTTATCATTACTATTGCAGGCGGTGCTGTTGATGATAATACTATTGGTAACTTAAAGAAGTACTTCCAAACTAAAGGTAAAGGTAGAGAAAATGTAGGTAGAGCAATGCTACTTTGTGTGAGTAGTAAGAATCAGCTTTCACCTAATTCTAAACCCCCAACAATTAAGATTGAACCTATCACTGTAGGATTATCTGAAGATGCAAGTTTTATGAAGTATCAAGCTGCGTGTGAAGAGACTATTAGAGAAGCATTTAATATAAGCTCCATATTTTATGGCAGTACTGGTGGTGGAGTAAATAGAGCTACAAGCTATACATCTAGGGATTTGTGTACAACTACAGTATTTATTCCTGAAGGTGAAATAATGACTAATCTTTGTAATGATACTTTTACTAAGGAATGGGCAGTACAAGAGGGTTACATTGTTAATGATGAAGATGGCGAAGTTAAAGAGGACAATCTTCTTGCAGAAATATTCTTTACTAAGTTAAGTACAATGTCACAGAAGGATGAGAAGGAATTGTCAATCATGGAAGTAACTGCTGGAGCTTTAACTATCAATGATTACAGGTCAGAAGTGTTAGGGTTAAGTAAGATTGATAAGTTCTGGGCAGACATGCCCCGTGGAATAGCAATAAGCATCCTCCAATTTAGTGAAATTTCTCCTACTCTTATTGGCGAAATCCTTGATAATAAAGAATTGGTAGCAGCTATAAAGCAAGATAAGAAAGATGATTTTGCAGATGAAGGTGTTGTAATTGATGACACTGTGAAGGCTTTAATGTTTATGCGTAAAGGCTTAAATAAGGTTCTTGAACACAAACATGTAGACGAACCTACTATTAAAGCATTAGATATGTTTTACAGTAGTTTAGCTGAAGATAACGAATTAATAAATAATTTACTTACAAGGAATAAGGAAGATTAATTAAAGGGAGTCTGAAATATGGCTCCCTAAGAAAAGAGGGTGAAATCATTGAGGCTTGGCAATTAGCCCAAAGACAAAGCTTGCCTTTAGAAGCTAAAATAATGATGAGCAAAAGACGCATAAGAAGCTGGTATGACTACTGGAAAGGTGAAGTTTATATTTCTTTTAGTGGAGGGAAGGACAGCACAGCACTCTTGCATTTAGTAAGAGAACTATATCCTGAAGTACCTGCTGTTTTTGTAGACACAGGTTTAGAATACCCAGAAATAAGAGACTTTGTTAAAACTATAGATAATGTAACTTGGCTAAAACCTAAAATGCCTTTTAATAAAGTCATAGAAAAATATGGTTATCCTGTAGGCAGTAAGGAAGTAGCTCAAAAGGTAGCTGAGATAAGAAATACTAAATCAAAACAGCTAAAGAATAAAAGAATGTATGGGGATATAAAAGGAAATGGTAAACTTCCTATTAAGTGGAGAAGGCTAATAACTGCATCGTTTTCTGTGTCCTCAACTTGTTGCAACATAATGAAAAAAAGCCCAATTAAGAAGTATGAAAAGCAAGGGAGAAAAGGATATGTTGGGACTATGGCTCAAGATTCTAGGCTCAGGGAAACAAGCTATTTGGCAACGGAGTGTAACAACTTTGAATCAAATAGACCTCTTTCCATGCCTTTAGCTTTTTGGACAGAAAAAGATATTTGGAACTATTTAAGTGTCAACCAGATTTCTTATGCTCCTATCTATAATAAAGGGTACACCCGAACTGGGTGTATGTTTTGCATGTTTGGAGTACACCTAGAAGATACTCCTAACAGATTTCAGCGTATGCAAAAAACACACCCCAAACAATGGGATTACTGTATAAATAAACTAGGCTGTGGAGAAGTATTAGATTATATTGGGGTTCCCTATGTTGCCTATGATATGAAACAACCAGAAGGAATAGAACAAGATTTATTTAGGGAGAATAATGTTCAAACAACATAAAATAGACTTAAAGAAACAGTTACTACAACAAGAGCTATCTAAAGTAGACTACACATTATCTTCAGTATTGGTAAATAAAGGTATCTCACCTTTGGATAACCCTTTACCATTTGAAGATAAATTTAGTGAGATATTTACAGAGGATTTTAACACTAAGTTTCAAGAGCATTTAAGTTACCTTACAGATACTAAGTTAATTCTAATTGCTTACGGTATCATTTACGAAAGCTTAAAAGTGCTGTATGATTCAGGTGCTACAAATGTTGAAATGACACAAGCACTTACTCAGAATCTAAAAGAAGTTGACACCTTACTTAGTCAGCCTTTTGGAGTTGTGTGGTCAAGAGAACATGAATCTGAAGTAAATGATGTTGTAACTGAAATGTATAATGCTGGTTTAGATGTAAGTAGAAATGCTTCTGAAAATGAATATCAGCCTAATGAAGAGCAAGATAGAAGTGCAATCTCACAGTTAGTTAATGTAGGGATTATTTATGGTGGTTTAAGTGTAGCAAGTCAGATAATGTCACCTGTTACAACAAGGTTAACTAGAGATTTACTGGTACAAGGATTAGACAGAGTAGAAGCACAGAGATTGTTTGCTGAAGGATTAAAAGATTTAATTCCTTTGAAGAGCCAACTTTACTATGATAGATTAGCTAGTGTAGTTGTAGGTAGAGCTAGGAATTATGGTCGTGTGTTCGGCTATCAAAGAAGTGGTGTTGTCTACGTGGAAAGTTTGCCTGTAGGTGATGATCGTACCTGCGAAAGGTGTATTGCATTAGCAGGAGTGTACAGAGTAGATGATGTTGCTGCTGGGTATGAAAGAGCTATGGCAGCTTCTACACTAGACGATTTAGTAAATGCTAGTCCTTTTGTTAATGGTATAGACAGTGATACTAATGAATTTATATTAGCAAATGGTGCACGAATAGATGTAATGTCAGATTCAGAAGCATTAGCAAGTGTGGGAATAGCAATTCCTTATCATGTAGAATGTAGATGTGAGTATAGAGTGTGGAGAATGTAGACTTGACAATCTAATCTTCAATCTGTATATTACACTTGCACTGATAAGACTCATCCTTCTTACAGTGTGAGTTTCATATTACCTCCTTTCAGCAAGAGCCTCCTTGAAATATAGGAGGTTTCTTGTTGGTACTTGACATTGAAACTTGAAGTGTTATATTAAGTGGGATTGTGAAACTGAAGTATCTAATTGGAAACTAGAGTAACTGAAAGGAAAATGAAATGACTAATTTAACGGCTAAAGGTTACACTAAATTTACCACTAATTTTCCTCAAAATACTACTGAATGTTGGCAGAAAAAGATGCTTAATCCTGATGGAATATGCTTCTACTTACAACTCTACAAGTATGATTATACTAATGTTCCTAACTTGCCTAATAAGATTTACTGGACAGCTAATGTTCAATTTAGTAGGGGTGATGAAACATGGGATATTGACTTTCAGGTTCCCAATGATTATACTATTGAGCAGGTTGAAAATAGAATGACTGAAATGTGGGTTAGTGGTAACTTTGAAATGTATGAAAGGAATAGTTAAAATGGAATTAAAGATACAACAAGAAATAGATGCTCAATTGTTGGAAGCTTATAAAGTCATGTGTAAAGTCTTGACTAAGTATAAGTTTGATGAGGTCATACGCGCAATTGTAACAGAGACCTTTACTAGACTTAATCTTAAAAGAGACTTACCTAATAGTGTTGGAATGAATCAAGTAGCTTGTTACTTAGTAGGAGAATTGAACACTCTCATTGCCTGTGAAACAGCACGAGCACACATGATGTATAGAATAAAGTGAAAGGAAATTAAAATGAAAATTAGTTGTATCTGTGGCTATGTTTATGAGGGTGATTATTTAGATAGTAAACCTAAGCAAGGTGATGATCCTTTTAGAGAGATTAAATCTGATAGTAGAAGGGGCTTCTTTGTAGATAATCCTGATAGAGGCGGTTACTATGAAACTGATGATTATGAAGTAGAATTATATGCTTGCCCTAAATGTGGCACTATCAGAATACCACAGCATTATAGCATAGTAGAAAAGGAGTAAATTGAAATGGGTTGGTTATTTGGAGCTTTGGCATTTGTAGGATTTTGTTTAGTGATAATTGCAACCGATAGTGATAAATTGGCACGAGGTGCTATAGGTACTATTTTACTAATTCTATGTATGTTCTTCTTAGGTTTGTTAGCAGGATTAGATACAACACCTGTTAGAAGTGATCCTGTTAATATACCTGATACACTTGTCGTAACAGGCTATGTACTTGAAGTAGACACTGTAAAGATTGGTGAGTAATTAGATGAAAATTAAAGAAATTATTTCACAACATAGAAGGGATTTTACTGCAATTTATGTGTGTGAACATTGTGGTTACGAGGAAAAAGGTAATGGTTATGATGACAGAAACTTCCATGAGAATGTAATACCTAAAATGACTTGTACTAAATGTGGTAAGGGTCAAGCAGAAAATTATAGACCTCTTACAACTAAGTATCCTGAAGGAATGGTGATATGAAGTTATTTACTTGTAACGATACAAAATTTGCTAGATGGCCTGTTGGATTTGGTGCTATTGTATTAGCTCTTAATATTGAAAAGGCAGTAGAACTAATTAACTTAGAGTTGAAGAGAAGCAATTTAACTGCTGGGGCTACAGAAAATGATTTAAGAGAAGTAGATATGACTAATGAAACAGCAATTATACTTGTAACAGGAGATTACTAAATGAAAACAGCTAAATTGGATAGTTCATTATAATAGAAAGGAATAGAAATGCCAATACTGTTTTTAGATTATGAGTATGCAGATGAACCAGATGTGCTTATTAGAGTATACCCCAATCAGGACTCTTTTAGTAATGCTGAGGAACTTTTTTGTGGAGAGATTCTATTTAGAGACCCTAATATACCACATCAAAGATTTACAGCCCCTTACCCCAGAGGAATAGTGGACGGAATAGCAACAAAACTACGCCTAATCCCTAAGCCTTGGAATATACAAGTCTCTAATGAACTATTCCCTTGTGTAGGGCATTTAACTTCTTGTAGAGAACACTTTGATACAAGAATTAGGGAGTTACTAAATGAAAATAGTTAAAATAGAAGAATCTGGCGTTAATGGTGCTCTACTAGGCATAGGATTAAGCTATGGTAAGACTTGTGACTTTACTAATTACATCTTGAGTCCTAGTTACTCTAAGGATTGGACACCTACAGATACTCTACCTGAGAAAATAGGAGATGCTATAATAGCTCGTATGGAGAACAGAGCTTCTAAACTTGCTCTTAAAAATGGTGGACACTCAGAGTTCCTTAGACACTCCTTCCTACAGTTCCTTATTGAAGCACCTGATTTCTGGTGGAAGCACATGAAGGAATATACATTTGTCTATGATCTTTCAACTTCCCAGATGCACACCATTCTAAATGAGGACTTGACACAGGATAACTTTGAGTATTATATTCCTGAAGTTTACTTGGAACAGTTAAGTAGAGATAGGAAAGATGTACAATTAGGTAACTTGAAGTTTGAAGAATATGTAAACAGGATTCCTGTAGGCTATCTTTACACTAGAGTAATAAGCACTAATTATATGGCATTACAGAATATTTGTAATCAGAGGAAGAATCATAAGCTACCACAATGGAAAATGTTTATAGATGCTGTAATGGAACAAATTGAACATCCTGAATGGATTATGAAAGGTTCTAATGAGTGAGTTTAGAATTGGCAATTTCAAGTACAATATTACACCTGCCACACAAGAGGATTTCTTTCAAGTTGGCAGTTGTATATTTACATTACCTAAAACAAATTGTGAAACTGGAGTACAGTTAATAATCCTTAGTCTGAGTGATCCTACTAACAATCTATGGACAGCAGAATTTGCAGATATGTTTCCTAATGAAAAAATAGCTGAAGCATTTGCACATGAAATTATAGAAAACTTAATGGAAAATGAAATGCTTGTAGAAGAGGAGTTAATAGAATGAAAACTAATCAAGATTGGTTACATGAACATAAGTTGCATGATAAACCTGCATCAAGAGAAACAGGTACAATCTTATGGTTTGAAGGTAAAACTCAGGTTAATAAGTTTCCTTTAACAGTGCCACAACAAAGAAAACTAAGAGAAATGTGTCACGAAGCAGATAAAAAGGAAAGATGGTATCTAATTAAACAGAATGTAATTGTAACTAAATTAGGTGATAAGATAACGATAGAGATTGTGAGTGTGGAAGATGAAGTATAAAGTTAGGTATGCTCTCAATAGCAATGTTAGAATTAAAGAAGAATCTCAACAGTATCCTTACACTGACTTACGAGAAGCACAAGGAGAGATTCTTAAAATATCTTTACACAAAAATTCTAATAAGGAATTAGTAACAACATATTTAGTATTAATAAAGGATACTGTATTCTGGTGTGACGAAGATGAAATATATTAAGGAAAATAAATGACTAATTTTGTACTAGGAGCAATAGTTGCTACATTAATCTGTTTAGGAATATTCTTTAGTGTAGCATGGTACTGGTTTGTAATTGTAGGACTCATAGGAGTAATTATATGGTTCGTAAGTAATCTTCATAAATGGTGGTATTAAATGGAAATTAATGACAGAGTTAAGTATGTAGGTGAAGCATTTCCTAATCTTGTAAATAGAGAAGGAACAATAACGGCAATTATAGATAAGCACACGGTTAGGGTTAAGTTTCCTGCTAAGGCAATATTGACTGGTGGGTATGTTAATAAGATATTTAGAGATATTGGAATTGAACACCTAGAGTTTGTAGCTCCAATGAGTGTTATGATAGATGAGTTACCTAGACCAACAAAGGAACAAGAACAAGTATATAGTACAATTAAGGATTCAGGTGATAGGACTAAGTATCCTAGTGGTGCAGTGAGAGATAAAAGAGTAGGTAAAGGTATGTACAGTTTGATTCCTTCTCATTCACTTGAGAGGATAGCTAAACATTATGAGGCTGGTAGAGTCAAATATAGTGATGCTGATAATCCTAAAATGGCAGAAGAAAATTGGAAGAAAGGAATGTATACAATTGATTTTTATGACTCAGCTAGAAGGCACATTGAGCTTTGGAAAATGGGTGAGTATGATGAAGACCATTTAGCTGCTGCTTGTTGGAACCTACTTAACTTAATGGAGACAGAACGCAGAATTAAATTAGAAATATATTCACAAGAGTTTGATAATAGAGACCCTATGGAGTTTAAGAATCCTAGAGACTTGTATGACAACAAACCTCATAAACTGAGAATAGTAACTGGTGAAGTTTGTAAAGTTAAGGAGAATAATGAAAATTAGTATTTGGAGTACACTAGATACAGAAAATTTAGTTGACAATATAGCTGATATACTAGATGAACCAGAGATACAAGAATTTATTTTAGATTTAGACTCAGAGGTTGCTTCAGTAGATTTTACATTAGAACTAATTCATCAATTAATAGACTCACTTGAGATTGATGGTACTGTAATTGTGAGAAATACTAAGCCTGTTAGACTAGACTGTGTAGAAGAGCCTACTAAAGAAGATATTAAATATGATAGTCAACCTTTTCCTGTAGATACTGACTGTTGTAGCTGTGGTGAATAGGCACTTGACAATCTAAGTTTTAAGATGTATATTCATTGAAACTCAAACTGAAAGGAAAATGAAATAATGAAAACTAGAGCTTGTCATGTCAGCAATAGTAGTACTTCAAGTTTTATAATAAACTATTGTGATTGGCTAGACTCGAGCAGAGAACCACACCTTACAGACGAACAGATATATGCTCTTGAAACAACAGGGTTTAAGAGAACTTGGGTTTCATTTCCTCAGCAGATAGAAGCAGGAATTGATCGGTGGGATGAAGACGGACATAATTTTGCATATCACCATCTAATAAACCACGATGAAGTATTTACTATTCTAATTCAATATAAAATCCCGTTTCACGGGTGTTGTCATTATGGTTCTGAGGAAGTGTTTTGGGATGGTAAGTCTCAAGATATAATTTTTGTACGAAACACTGGACAATCACTAATTTGGAAAGGTCGTAACGATAGGCTATTAGAAGAACTTGAACAAAAAGGCCCAATTATGAGAACAGAACCTATCTCTGATTATTACAAAAGAGATACTGAAAATGAAAGTTAAAAGAGTGCATATAACAGAACCATTTCATTACAACAGAGTGTTTGAACCTGAAAGTGGTTTCATGGCTCGTTGGGGAAAGACTAAAGAGGAAGACCCTCAATTCTCTCCTGTAGGCCCTGAAATATTAGATTTAGAGGTATCTGTTGGGGATTGTAGTATGAACTGTCCATTCTGCTACAAAGGAAACACTGCTGAGAATGGTACTCACATGACTCTTGATACTTTCAAAAAGATTGTTAGTAAATTCTCTAAGAATCTTGATAGTATTGCTTTCGGAATTACAGATGTTCAAGCTAATCCTGATTTTATTCCCATGCTAAAGGAAAGTAGAGCTAGAGGTATTATACCTAACTTTACAATGTCAGGAGTAGACCTTACACCGGAAATTGCTGATGAAGTTGCACCATTGATAGGAGCTTGTGCAATCAGTGTCTACCAGAGAGACAAGAATATAGCTTATAATGCTATTAAAATGATGCTAGACAGAGGAGTTACACAGACTAATATTCACCTATTTGTTAGTGAAGAGAGTAGAAGTTTTGTGTATGAAGTTTTGAATGATATAAGAACCGATGAAAGGCTTAATGATCTTAATGCAGTAGTATTCCTCGGAGTAAAGCCTAAAGGTAGAGCTAAAGGTAAGTTTCATAGTCTTAGTCAAGTTGAGTTTAGTAAGCTAATAGGCTACTGCGATACTTACAAGATACCTTATGGTTTTGATAGCTGTAGTGCTCCTAAGTATGTTAAAGCTGTAATGGATATGAGTATTCCTTTGGAAAAGAAAACTGAAATGATACAAGCTGCTGAAAGTTGTGAGAGCTTTGGAATGTTCAGTGCATATGTAAATGTTCATGGAGAATATTTTCCTTGTAGCTTCTGTGAAAATGAGAAAGGTTGGGAAAAAGGAATAAGCGTTCTTGAATGTGAGGACTTTGTAAAGGATATTTGGTTCAGTGAGAGGTTAAACAATTGGAGAGAACAGTCTATTACAAGTAAGGATTGTAATGGTTGTAGGCAGTGTCTAATATTTAAGGAGATAAACTAAAATGAAAATTCGTGCTGGACATGTGAGCAATTCAAGCTCCAGTTCATTCATTATCGCTACTGATAAGCCTCTGGATTCGGTAGAAGCAATTAAGGAACAAGTATTTCACAATGCTGGAAGCAATACTGAAGGTTGGGTTTCAGGAGAATATTGGGATGACCCTTTTAGAATAGAAGACTTGTGTGAAGGCTTTAAGCAAGGTATTTGTGAAGAGTACGAGACTGAATGCTGGAATGAAGAGAAAGGAGAATATGAAGAGAAAAATTATTCAATAAATACTATTGAGGACATCTTAAATTGTGAAGAACTTATGATTGAAATTGGTTGGCGGCAGATATACTCTAATCAAAAGTTGAATCAAGATTACTATGATAATTTACCTGCGTGGAATAACCACGAAGCATGTGAAAAGTACGAAATTAAGTGGAACCAAATAGCTCTAAATTTAGCTAAAGAATACATGGAAAAACAAAGACCTAAGTTTGAAGGTAAGCATATAGTTTATGCTGTCTTTGCAGATGAAGATGGAAGATTAGGTTGTCAACTTGAGCATGGCAGTCATTGGCATAATGTAGCTAATATTCGTATAAGCCATCATTAAGAAAGGAAAATTATGAAAATAAGAACAGGGCATGTAAGTAACAGTTCAACAAGCTCGTTTGTGTGTAGGCTAGACGGTCTGTCACAAGAACAGAAGGATATACTTACTAAAATGGTAGAAGATCATAATGCTGAAGCTTATGATGGATATTTGTGGATTAGTAGTAATGGTCAATTTATTATGGGGGATGCCCAACACAGCATACTAGACATGAGTTTGCTAAAGGAAGCAAATATTCCTCAAAACTATTATGCACATGAGTGTTAAGAAAGGAAAATTAAATGAAAATAAGGTATGGTCATGTGAGTAACAGTTCAACTTCAAGTTTCTTTGGAGTAGGTGTTTGGGGGGAAGATATTGCTAAAGTAAGAGGTACTGATATTACAAAAGTTGATACTAATAATGGTATAGGCTTAAATACAGGTTTAGATATTTTTTGTAATTGGAATGAAGATACCGTAGCCTTCTATATTGATGTTGAAGGTATGGGTATGGATGAAACTAAAAATCAGTTTATTGCAAGAGTAACTGAACTAGTTAATGCTAAGTTTGAACTAAAAGAAGGTAGGCAAGTAGGATTCATTGAAGATTCTTACTATAATGGTTAAACAAGCACTTGACAATCCTTGAAAAATGTGTATATTACTTGAGTCGGAAAGACTATTGATGATTGACATATAAGAAGATGCAGTGCTGGAGTGGTGGAAAGGCATACACATCTGGTTTAAACCCAGTCGCCCCAAAAGGGATTGAGGGTTCAAATCCCTCCTCCAGTACCATCTTCTTGTAACCGTTAGTAAAGTTTAATAGGGGCTTAGTTCAGTGATAGAACGCAAGGATTTGGCCCTTGTCACAGGAGTTTGATTCTTCTAGCCCCAGCCAACATTAGAGAGGGGGATTACTTTACATTCTCTCTCTCTTTTCATTTACCACTTGACAAGCCTTCCTAAATACATTATACTTCAGTATCAATAAACCCTTACCTTTAAGGAAAACAAAATGACTTGGTTTAAACAGCAACTTTACTATGCTCACTCAATGAGGATATACAACTCTAAGAGAGAAGCAGAAGAAACAAAACTTATCAAAGAACATTTCAGTAAATATAAGTTCTTTTGTCCTAACAAAAGTAGACCTAAATCTTGGGCTAATAGTTCAGGGTCGCAGATAATGAAAGGCTGCTTACAATTTGTTAGAAAAAGTAAAATAGTTGTAGCATCTGAATATCAAAATCATGTAGGTAAAGGTGTTTTTGCTGAAGTATCTGAAGCAATTTCTAATGGAATAAGTTGTTATGTTATTAGAAACAATGTGTTTGTCCCTGTTCAGTATATAGAAATTGTAAATGCTGATGATTGGGCTGTGAAATATGGTAAAATAATCACCTATTGACAACTCTAATCATAACACTTATATTCTAGCATCAGTAATAGTGCTGATACTGAAACTTGAAAGGAAATTGAAATGATTACTCAGAAAATTACTTATGTTACTTCAGATGGTACAGAGTTTCCTACTGAACTGGAAGCTAAACGATATGAGAATGAGCAACACACTTTTACCTCTAGTAATGCTAGAAAGTTTATTAAAGGTTACAGAGGCAAGGCTTTACTAAAAATGCACACCATAGATGAGTATGGTACTTGGGAAGTTACAGGTGAAGACTCTAATTGTGATTTAGGTGGGTCACACTACATGCCTCAACTTGGAATATTTACAGGCACACTCAAAGATGTTATTAATAAGGCAGTAGAACTTCCTAAATTCTGGCAGTGGGGTTCCGGTGGGGATATTAAAAAAGTAGAAATTAACATCCTCTAAATGAAACTTGAAAGGAAATTGAAATGAAGAAGCATATTAAGTATCCTAAAATTGATCAATTTAGAAGTATTATTAAAACAGTTATTCAAGGTGCAACTTTTATAGGATTAGATACAAGTGGTAAGCCTACATATAATCCTAATGCTCCTAAACCTATTATCACATTTAAGGGTACTGTTAAACTACATGGTACTAATGCTGGAGTCAGTTATAATACTACTGATGGATTCTGGATTCAATCTCGTCAGAACATTATTACTATGGAGCATGATAATGCAGGATTTGCCTTCTTTGTGGAGTCACATAAAAACATCTTCCAGACTATGCTTAATGCAATTATTTTTAAAGAGAATATTGATCCTAGCATTTACACCACTACAATTTATGGTGAGTGGGCAGGTAAGGGTATTCAGAAGGGCGTTGGAATTTCACAAGTAGAGAAATCATTCTTTATCTTTGGTGTGAAAGTTTCTAATCTTAACGATGAAGAGTTTGTTAGTTACTGGATTGATTCTAGTAAATTACATTGCCCCTCATATAGAATCTATAATGTGGAAGACTTTGAAACATACTCTGTAGATGTAGACTTTAATAACCCTCAACTTGCACAAAACAAGTTTATTGAAATCACCGAGAAGGTAGAAAAGGAGTGTCCTGTTGCTAGGGCTTTAGGAATCGAAAATGGTGTGGGTGAAGGTGTGGTATGGTCTGCTTATTATGAGGGTAGTAACCTTAGGTTCAAAGTGAAAGGTGAAAAGCATTCTGTAACTAGAGTGAAAACACTGGCTAAAGTAGATACTGAAAAAATAACTTCAATTCAAGCATTTGTTGAATATGCTGTAACAGAAAATAGATTGCAGCAAGCTATTCAAGAAGTATTTGGAGAAGGGGATTTAAGTATTACTAAAATGGGAGATGTAATAAGGTGGGTTATTAAAGATATAGTAGAGGAAGAAATGGACACATTAGTTGAAAACAATCTAATTCCTAAAGATATAAACAAGTACATCTCATTTAAGGTTAGAGAAATGATGCTTGTAGAATTGGAAAGGGTGTAAAATGAAAGGCTTTAGATTTAGTGACCGAGATTGGTCTGAGGATTTTGATCAAGAAAACGGTCAATATCTTTGTACTTGTATTCTTTGTAAAAAGATGTTCTGTGGAGGGAAGCATAGACGAGTTTGTAAGGTGTGCTTTAATCAAAAGGCTATTCTTCAACAGAATATTGAAACTTCCAAAAATATTCCCGGCAATGTTAGAAGTGCAATTCATCAATTCTTAACTTTCGGAAACGAAACTAAAAATAAATCTCATAATGGTTACTACAGTGAAGGAGGAGGAGCTTATGATACTATAGAAAAGTTCTTGAACTTAGCTGAGATGGAACAGGTGTAAAATGAAACTAACTGAAGAACATCTTGCTAAACTTGCTGAAGGTAAAAAGAATGCTAAAAGAAAGGGGCCTATTACACATACTGTCAGGACTTTCAATGATGCTAACATAACAATAAAAAATTATACTAGAAGTTTAGCCATTAAAGTGTTCTGTGTGGAATGCTTAGGTTGGGAAGGTAATGTAAAAGAATGTAATAATAACCTGTGTCCTCTGTTTCCATTTAGAGGTAACACTAGAAAAACGAAAGGGTAACAGTGGTTAAACAAACATTCATTGTAACAGGTACTTACACAGAGTACAAGCATTACTGTGAACATCATAAGGGTACTTACAGTTACCTCACTCACATTGACCAGTTGAAAGGAGTAAATAAGCCTAAATTTATACTGGTAGGAACCTTTGGAGATAACCCCTTGATACGAGATGGTAAATTGAAAGATTATGGATTTTAACACTAACTTAAAGGAAAATTAACATGAATCATAGGTACAATATCGCTCAGCCTTGTATCTTCAAACAGAGAGATGGTATTACTACCATTAAATCAAACACTTATAAACCACCTGTACTGCTCGAAGAAATACAAAACACTGACAACTATCAAATATGTGAATGTTACCACATGATTGAGCATCCTATTGGTGGTCAATTTTTGGAAGTGTGGAAAGCAGTAGACAATGCTGAATCATTCCATCCTTATGAGTACTACATGGTTGCCTATGATATATCGTTAAAGGATTTGTATGATCTAATTAAAGCACAGATTATATGGGCAAGGTTTACTAATCCTAAGAATAGCCAACCAATGTATCTTATGGCATTTGGTGATAAGCCTATGAAGAATGATGAGTGTATAGTCAGTTATAATGATACACATTACATTGTAGGTACTTCCCCCAGTAATGTTAGATACTTGAAGCGGAAACACTAATCTGAAGGGAAATGTAATGGCACACTCAGACTGCCCTACTTCTGAACAGATTAACTTGATTAGAAACCTGTGTCAAAGGTATCCAGATGAACCACTTCCTAATGTAACATTAATGTCAAGAGGTCAGCTTGGAGTTTACATTAGAAATATACAAGAACGGAAAGGTTTGGTAGTGTGTAGCAAGAGAATAGTATCAATCATTACTACCTATTCTGATGGTAGTATCAAAGTAGAGTATAAGAGTAAGTAAATATTGAGAAGAGTAAGATGTAATGTCTTGCTCTTCTCTTACACTTAAAATGAAAGGTGAGAAAATGAAATGTAATATTGTTAATGAGGAAATAGACTTTAAGCCTATTGAATTGAGAATTGTAATTGAAAGTAAAGAGGAATTACAGGCTTTGTATCATAGGTTTAATGAAAGTGAGCATACTACTTATAACCAAGTACTTAAGAATAGTAAACTTAACCCAAGTGCAGTACTTATACCTAGACAAGAAGCATTTCATCCTGAACCTATATTGAGTATTCTGTTTGACCTTGCTTATCCTTCATCTTAATATACACTAACAGAAAACCCTCCTTGAAATTAATCTCGGAGGGTTTTTATTTAACCTTCAAACTATTCGTGAGATATTACTATTGCACCTACAGCCATCATTATTACGCCTATCAGTATCCAAAGTATCACATTCAAACTCGCTATCCATTGTACCTTCTGTAATCCTTGAAGTATACCTCCTAAGACTACAAAATTACCTGTAAAAATTGACAATCTACTCAGGGCTTTCATTTCAGCTTCCTTTCATTTAATGTTAAGTATTCTGTACACTAAACCACTTAATGTAAACTATACTTTACCATTTCCACCAACCAAAGTTTTCATTTAAGCATTCCTTATAAAATTTAGTTATACTTACTTGTTGCTTGTACAGTATAATAAAAATTACTGCAATTACAAACAATACTATTACTGCTAATGTTAATCCTGCAACAATAGTATCATACTTTTCAACGATAGGGTAAATAGTAGCATCATACAAAAATGCTTTTACTTTCAATGTGTGTAGAATTGGATTAGGTACTAACACACTCATTATACTACCATTGAGAATATCATTACTACAGCACCTATAATCAAGCTGTATAAGGATGCTATTACACACCATTCTTCTTTAGTAACATACCATATCCACATGAAGAAAAATGCTGCAATTCCACAGGCAGTAATGAGGTAAGCTAGAATGCCAGCAATCATTCTTCATCCTTCCCTACAATTTCAAGATCAATATAAATGATTCTCCAAATATCCTTTAAGGCTTTACTACTTAACTTGTTAAACTCACCTTGTGACAATTTGTACTTCAAATTACTTAGCATGTTTAGCCTCTTCTGTTCAATTACTTTATCTTCATTATAAGGTTCCAACCAAGGGGTATTCCAATGAACTTCTTTAAGCCTACCAGAAACCTTATCAAAACTAGATACACCAGTCTTAAACTCTACTTTCCATAGAGTTTTAGTTTCATTGATAATTTTACCTACCCTTAACTCAGGTCTATGATAATTACCAAAATCACACATTACAATTGCACCTATTCTAAATTCCTTTAAGGTAGTAGGTACAAACTTTTCTTCATTCATTAGATTCTCCTTTCAATGTTAAGAATTACTACTTAGCTATTATATAACAACACTGTACGATTGTCAAGTAGGAGCTATTTCAATCTCCACTATTGACACTGTGAAGATTAGTGATATATTACTTGAAGACTGAGGAGGAACAATCAAGGAATCCTAGACACTTGACAATGAAAATTAAAGGTGTATATTACAAAGGTAGTTAAGAAAACTTGAATAGAAAGGAAAGATGATATGGTAGAGTGTGAAGAAGAAAACGGCTCCGTACACGATGGGGAAGAGAGGAATTGAAATGAATTTGATATTGATACTTCTGGCATTGATACCCAAAAGCTACATAGCTAACCAAGTTGAAGTTGAACCAGGCCAGACCATGACAATGCAGAATGGTACCACAATTCGCTTAATAGATACAAGGCTCAATTATCAGCACATGGAGTGCATTGGAGTCAGCTATACAGATGGCATGATTGTTCTTGAGTGGACTGCATCTGTCTATGGTGCAGGCATAATTTACAGCCCACAAACAATGTACTGGCGTGAGTTCTATACGGCGGATGGTGATAGTCTGATTCTGCATCATTCCGAAGTTGGAACCTTTGTGTCGGAAAGAATTGAATACGGCTCCGTACACGACGGGGAGGCCGATAATGAGTGAGAAGAGGAAGTGCCCGTTTAGATTGTTTCCAGCAGGAGAACAAGCACCATTGTTTGTCTCTGTTGTTGACAATGTTAAGTTGCAGAAAGGCAACTTTGCTGAATTTGAGCTGAATCCAGATTATGAAATATCTCACAACATTGGCATTATCAGGTTGTCTGTACCTATTGATTCTTGCCCCTTATTTGTGATTGTGCATGAGATGGTTCATGTGGCTCAATACTTCGTGGGAGAATTTACTCCAGACGAGCATAAGGCTGATAACGAATATGTGGTAGAGGCCATAGCCCATACCGTTGCAAATTTGGTCGAACAGTGGCAGAGTTACCGCCCCACCGAGGACGCACTCAGGAAGCGGGTCGGGGAGTTGGAGAAGAGCTATGTCCCACAAGAAACAGCACTAGCTATTTTGGAACTCTTAGATGATGCTGTCGCCGGAGAAGGCATAGATAACACTATCTACGGAATGGTACGGAATCTCATAAAAAAGAATAACCGCCTCCGCAAACGGGTCGGGGAGTTGGAGGGGGAACTCGGTGTGGCCAGAAACGCACTTGACCGAATATATGGAGTGTGTTTAGGCAAGAATGTTCTAAACATGGCAAACACCAACCGAGTCATGGCAATAGTAGCTGCTGCCCTCACCCCTCCAGCCACGAAGGAAGGTGAATGATGAGAGACAGAAATCCTGCAGCCCCCTCACATGTCTGCCCCAAGTGTGGAGAGGTTGCATTCCGAATGGGCATTCATACCTATTTTGTCCAGCATTGGGGGTGCTACTGCGAGGCGTGTGGATACCAAACAGAGCTAAGCCCGTCCGAAATACATGGCTGTCAGCCGTGGATGGATGCCCCGGAAGCCCCTCCAGCCACGGAAGAGGAGGCCAGCCATGAGTAAACCTACCGTGGAGGAAATGGCGAGGGAGTTGGCTGAAGATGATTCTATGCCATGCCCCAATATGTTTAAGAAATGCGTGGCTCCCAACATGGAGATTTCACGAGAGGGGGACGAATACTACACATGTTTCCATTGTTGGTTAGCGTTTGCATACCCCGCCGAAATCCGCGCCAAGTACGAAGAGATGATGAAGCAGAAGGGAGCCGATAATGAGTAAGCTGGTGGTGGATGCGGAGTGGCTGTCGTCTGTTATAGGTATGACGCAATATGCCTGTGGAATGAAGTCAGGCAAAATTACCCCCCTCACCCCGGCACAGGAGAGGGCGGGGGACATTGACAAGATAGGAGCCAACAGACTGGCGTATGTGTGTGCCTGTCAGATTGTATCAGGAAAGATCGATCCTCGCAGTGGTATTGGAGATGCTTTGTTGCATTATCTCAAGATAGGTCAACCAGGGGAGTGTGATAGTGTGCCCGAATGGATGAGGAAGCATGAAGCCCTCGCCACCCCGCAGGGAAAGGAAGGGGAGAAGTAATGGCACAGTCAACATTTGCCACATCTTACCAATTTTCCAGAGAGATAACAATTCAAGAAATACAAGGTAAACCCAGAGAATATGTCAAGTTGTGGTATTCTCCTCCAGAACCCGAAATTCTACCACACATGACAGACACATCAGGAAGGGGAGAAGGATAATGGCTAGTTCAACTATAACAATCAAAATTGCTGACTTGGATGAAGTGAAGGATGCACTTGAAAAGGCAGCATTGGTTGCAGAAGAAAACGCCAGCCTCCGCAAAACCGCCGAGATGGTGGGGAGGATGGAGAGCAGCCTAAACGACTTGTGCGAATTGTTTCGTGAGGCTCGTCGGCAAAACATCAGTTCAGTTGATTGGTGCGATGCCTATCCTTTTACCCTAATAGCAGAATCAGTTCTCGCCGACATCCAGAAGGCGAAGGATACTAAATGTTAATCTACATTCTATTAACCCTAGTTATATGGTTCTTCTATACTACTACAGTAATATTAACATTGTTCTGTATAGGTTTAAGAACTTCCTATTTACAATTCCTTACACAACAATCTAAAGTTAATGTAGATATAGGTAACGCTATCCATGCCGTCAGTAATAATGTTCTAGTTAACAATAAAAATATTAGAATATTACTAAACAATAAAGGGAGTACACTTAAATAGGGCTATCTTACAGGGAGTAAAGGGCATCTTAAAGGGGTGTCCTTTTCTTTATTCAAATTCTCACATTTAACTTTCAATAACTGTTGAACTTCTCTAATCAGTATACTACTTAACTTACCTATTAAAACTACATTATTACGGCCTAAATTATCCACAAAATATAAACTTAATAGTAAGTGTTAGAATTAATTAGACTGATTATTTAATACTACTTGTTCATTATTTTAGCATGTTCAATTTTATTGTACAAGACTTATTATTGAACACACATAACTGTAATGCTAGTTTAAGTAACAATTAAAGTAATATTTATCAAGTTATTTAATGTTAAAATAGGTCACTTGAAATGACTAAATAATGTAATGCACTTGTAAAAAGTACCATTAAATAATAATTTTTGAAATTAAAAAACATCAATTTTTGACTAAGAGGAAATTTGCTATACGTCACGGGAAAATTCAATCATCATTCTATGCTCCTTTTATCTAATTGCTAACCTGAATATGAGTTTCACGAAACATTTTGTAATACTAAAAGTAGTTTTGTGGATTTAGCTGTAATCTAGCCATGATTTTCCCGAATATCTAATTTCACTTTTAGTTTTTGTGATCCTGTTTCAACACTGGAGTATGTGGTGGCCTAATTTAGATGTCAAGTGCAAGTGTTTCAACGATTTAGATAATTTTCAACTTAGGGGTTGACATTTAGCAATAACCTGTTATACTACCTGTGTAGAAATTGATACTAAACTTAAACTTGAAAGGAAATTGAAATGATAATACTTAAAAAGAAACCCACAAAGGCTACCTTCAAAAGCTTTGTTAACAAGTACAGAAATGATCCTAAAACTCCACTGTTCATTAAGGTTAAATCTAAATTTGATGGTATGATTGATGGCTGTGCTTATAACAAGGATGCTGAATTTACTCTCATTAAGCATATTCCAATTTCACTTAATGCTAACAAAAATGCTAATGATAGAAACCATAACTTGAACATTGAAGGTATCTATCTGGTTGGTGGTTCAAGGGACTATTTTGAACCTTATGAGGATGAAACCATGATAGGATACTCCTGTTATAATTGTTGTGGGTCTTTCATAGTAGCCATTGAAAAGGCTAAAAGCTAGCACTTGACAATTAGATTTTCATTAGCTATATTCTAATTGTTATGACTGGTTACTTAAACTTGAAACTGAAAGGAAACTAAAATGAACAAGGAAACACTGGTTAAGAAACTCAAGGCTCTGCATGTGCCTCCTAAAACTTCTCTACCTTCATTGAGCCATGTACTGATTGAAAATAACACTTGTGAGACTACATTCTCTACTACAGACCTTGACATTACTACTGTAGTAAAAGTAATTGACCTTACCAGTAATGATTTCACGGCAGTAGTTGACTATGCTTCACTTGTAAAGGCTATTGATGCTACTCCTAAAGGTAGTGAAATCAGCCTTACAGTAGCCAATAAGAAACTCAACATACACACTCCCATAGGTATCTTTAATCTTCCTTCTGACAGCCGGGAAAGCTATCCTTCATTGCCTGAGATTGCTGACAACACAAGAACAGACCATACTACTGCAATAGTTGACAAGCTGGTTTCATTGATGCCCTTTGTAGCTGATAGGAATGAAATTAGAGCCAGTCTTACAGGAATATGCTACAATAAGGAAAGGTCTGAATTGGTTGGTACTAATGGGCATGTAATGGGGATATTTAAGAATGCACCTGAAATGTTCCATCAGAGTACCATTATAGATGGTAATGGAATCAAGCCACTTCTACAGCTTGTTAAGGCAAGTGAAAGCTATGATAGGAAAGAGTATGCACCAATGGCAATAGGTAGCCTGTTAACAAAGGTTACTAACCTTACTACTGGTGAAATTACTACTGGTGACATTACTTATACCCAGTTTTCCGGTGAGGATTGGATGATTAGTATACGCAAAGTTGAAGGGCCATATCCTCCCTATGAAAAGGTTATACCTGCAAACAATCAGGAAGTAATTAACCTTGACAGAAAAGTAATAGACAACATTCCTATCAAGCTGATTAACCCTGCGACACATCAGATACTTCTCGCTTATAACAATGATAAAATTACTGCCTATGGTGAGAACACTGATAGCATGTCATGGGAATCCGAATGTGGAACAGGTAGTTATAATGGGCAGATAGCTTTTAATGCTTGCTTGCTTCAGGATATTGCTAACTTTGTTGACAATAATCCTCTGGTACTCAAGGTTAAGGATTGCAGTACAGCAGTATTGTATGAGGATACTGAAAGAATAGCCTTACTTATGCCTGTGAGACTGCCTGAACCTGAGTAAACTAAATGGAATAAGAGGATAGGCATAGATACCTATCCTCTTGACAATCTTGTAAGAATTAGTTATTATAGGTACATGAAACTCTAAATTGAAAGGATACTAAAATGAACCCCGGAATTTACAAGGATACTACAGGCCACTTTGGTTATCTTAGTCCTAATGGAATATTTACAGCTAATATCTCCAGAAGTAAGGCAAGAGAATTAGCACAGGAATCAGGCTTTTCTACTACACTTAAAGGTATATATGAACCTCCTATTGAAAAGCCAGTACAGAAGGATAAGAGAACATATAGAAAGCTTAACTTCCTTGAGCTACTTAATACTACTGAAAGAGGAGATATTCTTTGTGAAGTATCTCAAGAAGATTTCTATGTTACCTATATGGCCTTTTTAATGACAGGTAAAAACCACCCTGAAATGAAAGGTAAGTATCTGCATACTCGCAATAAGGCTACTTGCGGAATAATTGCAAAGAGAAAAGGCTATCAGGAAGATATAGTGATCTTTGTTAGATGGTAGAAGTTACTTACACAAAGGGGTAAAACCAAATTGTTTTACCCCTTGACATTCATTTAGAAAATAGTTATTATATGTACATGGAAATTGAAACTCTATTTTGAAAGGTGAAAAAAATGGAAATTACAGTCACTTGCCCAGAAACCCCTTGCTGTATACATTGTGGAGAAGAATTTACTAGATTTGATACAATAGTATACTGGGAAGGTAACGCAATATGTCCTGCCGGTCTTTACCATGAAGATTGTCACTTAGCACAGTAGAAAGGAAATTGAAATGTCTTCAATGTTTGCACATGCTATATCTGTACTTAATGACTACATAGCAGAAGCTAAAGCTGAATTGATTTATATAGAAGAATATGCTCCTAATGCTGAAATATATGATGAAAAAAGTAAGATTCAGCTTACTATCATTGAAAGAGCAGAAAAAGCTATTTCTATTTTGAAAGGAAACTGAAATGAAGATTGAAGATTGTAAGACAAGAATGAAAGTTACTTCTAAAACCAATCCTTGTGTTCGCTTTTATGAAATTTACAAGGTATGTAAAAATACTATCTGGGTTACTCCTGTAGGTGAAAGAGGTAATATTTACAAAGGTATTAACCCTTCAATCTTTGAACCTTATGAGGAAGAGGAATAACATGAACATAACAAACAATCTGCATATTTACTGTAAAAGTATGGGTAAGATATTTAGAGTAACTCACATAGCTACAAGTGAAGAAGATGCTAATAATTACTGTGCTAAACATGCTGATACTGGAGTAATAGCAGTAGATAGGGAAGCTGGATTAGTTTTCATTGCAGAACTGTATTCAATAACAGTACCTTCAAATGTTTTACCAGATTGAAAGGAAACTAAAATGAAAATAGAAGATAAGGTAAATACTCCCGATGGAATTGGTACTATCAAAGCAGTAGAACATGCTATTTCATTTACTCGCTATGGAGTACTACATGATACTTACCCTTCTAATAGAATACTAGGATTATATCTTAACAATATTCTGTATTACACTAAAGCAGAATGTATATTACTAACCTAAATTGAAAGGATACTAACATGAAACTAAGACTAGAAGTTACTACTTATGATGATGTTACAATTGGCAGTGAAATACTTCATGTAGTCAATGGAAGTATTACTACAGTGACAATACTATCTAAGGAAGCATTTCATAACGATCAGTTAGGTATTACTCAGATAGAATTTAGAGTAATGAATTTTACAGATACTAACATGATATTCATTGCTATACCTGAAGGTATCTGTTTTGAAGTAAGACCTATTGACATTTAGATTTCTAAGTGTTATAATACTACTGTTAGGAAAACTCTAAATTGAAAGGAAATTGAAATGTTAATTCTAAAAATGGAAACAGTTGGTGGAGAAACTATCACTGATACTTGTTCTGAAATGATAAGATTAGCTACTGATCTTAAATGTGAAATAGTAGTAAATTTTAATGGAGTAATGCTTCATGCTGATTACACTGGAAAAGTAGAAACCTTAAAAGAAAATTATTTTAGTGTGTTGCATGATAATACTACTAAGGAAAAAGATGCCTATTCTTGGTAACTGAGAAAGGAAATTGAAATGAGAGTATATTACTTTGCACAGCATACTACACAAGCTGGTAAGATATTCAAGGTACTGCATAACAATGATGAAGAATTATATGATATTCTACTTACCGAGGATATGCACCATAACTGTATAGAACAGGATATTGATAGTACCTTTGAAGATACCTTTTATGATGAATATGGTTGGTACTATAATAATTCTGACTACAATTATGTAGAAGGTGAAACAGCAGAAGCAATAGTCACCATGCTTACAGAAGACATTGAGGTATGGAGTAAAAGACCATTTAACAGTGACAGATCTTGGCAAATTAAATGGAGAGAAAATATAATAGCAGATTTGGAGGATTAATAATGGCAACCTATAAAAACCCTTGGCACAATCCAGTAACTAACAATTATGGGCCTGAATACTATATTACTAATGTAAAACCTAAAGAGTATAAAGGCTACCTAATCTATGAAAGAATCTCTGGACAAGTTTGGGATGTTGTTAAAGATGGAACCTGTATTACTCAAAGAGCAGGACTAAATGGAGCCAAACAAGCTATTGACAATGGTTTCTAAATGTACTATATTCAAGTGTTAGGAAAACTCTAAATTGAAAGGAATTATCATGCTTAAAGTAATTGATGCAAAGGATGCTAAAATTACTGACTCAATATTCTTAAACAATCAGCTATTTAGTGTCAATGAAGTAATAAACACTACAGGGCTAATTGAAGGTGACACCACTATTATTCATTACGGCTGGAATATTGGCAATTCAATCTCATTTAGCAGGTATGCACAAATACTTGTGTGGAGGGAAGAATAATGAATGAGAAATTAATGCACCTTCAATATAACATAGGTAAAGTAAAGTATGTTATAAACTACCATGATGGAGTATCTAAGTATCCTGATGGAAGTAAATTCTTTGGGGTCTATACATTTTCAAACAAAAAGAAATTTGAACAGAAACAAGATGAACTATTAACACAGGGCTATAAATGGATGTAAAAACTAGCACTTGACAACACTTTCTAATTGTGCTATAATAGAAGTGTTAGGAAAACTCTAAATTAAAAGGATAATGAAATGAATGACAGGATTAAATGCCCCTACTGTAATAAAGAAGATTTTGTACCTTATTTTGTTACTGGGAATATTGATGCTTATGGTAGTAATTCTGTAAATTTCAAGTGCAACCATTGTCATAAAGTAGTACATGCTTATGGTAGACGTGTTGTAATCTTGACTGACATTAGACAAACAGATTCACAATCGGATTGGGGTGAGTAAGAATAATGAATATAGGTACTCTTGTTTGGGTTCACTTACCTAATAAGAGAAAAATTACTGCAACTATTTCAGGTAGAGTAGTTGAAGATAGTAAAGTTATTGCCTATCATGTGACTATTAAAGGTGAGGAGTATAGAATACATCCTATTAAAATTTCAAAAATAAGATAATAAGGGGCTACTATCTAAAATAGGGGCTATCATTAAAAAGGGGCTATGTTCCAATAGGGGTAAGGGGTATAGATAAGGGGTATTTTAACTTCTATTACTATTCAGAATCCAATAACTGAGAATACTTTGAACTTCTATACTACTGAACATTAAACTCGATTTTTGAAAGGATATTTATATGGAAATCATACTTAAAAATGCAATGGTACACTATCTTAACATTAAACTCACAGCTTTAGATAGTGCTATTGATGATATTGAAAATACTACTGAATACCCCGAAGATAAAAGGATTACAGTAGCCAATAACCTTATGTATAAAAGAGATACTATACTGGCTATACTCAAGGATATTGAGGCTAATAAGATTGATAAAATGTATGATGAATATTGTATCAAAAACGGTAAAAATCGTAATGGTGAAATTTTTGACTAAGAGGAAAATCCTCATACGTCACGAGATTTTTGACTAAGTGGTTTTAACCTTCACGTCACGAGATTTTTAAGGCAGTAAGAATCATTCCTACCTAAGAGGCGTTCCTATCTAAGAATCATTCTTATTTAGCTATTGTTAATTTCATAGTACTATTAACTTAACACTAGATATTGTGCAAACATTCACAATATTACTATTTAGTAAAAAACCGCATAGTTTAGTATGTTTTTCAGTGTCCAGTAAATTTAGATTATTTTCAATCCTCCAATAAATTGCCCTTCATTCTGATCCTTCAATTTCCCTAACATACTCCCGAATATAGCATAAAAAAGCCCATTGTCAAGCCTGAAAAATATAGAATTTGAAGTGCATTTTATTGCATAGAAAATATACCAGTGTGCAGAACATTATGGCGTTTTATTATATGATTTCAATATAGTTTTAGGACATAAAATATAGTTTAATTAAGAATATTTCATAAACTACTATAACGCTAAATCTGGTCAAGAATGAAGAAAAATAGACTACTTAAATTAAGCTATTTTGTAAACTGTTGAAATATAAGTATTTAAGATGGGTTGACACTATATAGCTTGCCTATTAGGTTTGTACCAGTGAAAGGGGAACACAATGAAAGCAAACTCGAAAGGAAGAAAAGAAATGAAAAACTATATCGCCCTTATTATTACCGCCCTTACCGCCCTGATTATCCTTGCATCGATACTGTTTATCACCCTTAGCACTGGGGTTCTTGCCTTGACCTGCTATATGGTATCTGTTGCTTTAGGTTGCTTTATTATGGATGGCTGGTTTTCAGGCTTGAGAAACTAAACAGGAAAGGAAATAGAACAATGATCCTTGACACCATAAATGAAGATTTCCCGGAGGATATTGACTGGGAAATATTCGCAGAACTGGACATAATGGACAATGAAGAAAGGGAAAATGATCATGTACAGATATGAAATAACTGATGAAAATGGTCAATCCATTGTGTGCGGTGAATGTGATCACCATAACGCCGAAACAGCAAGGGTGATAATTGAAAATGAGATAGTTGAACCGGAAGATACTTGTACGGAAATCATACGGGATAAACAGGAACCCAATTGCTGGTGCTATGACGCAACCATTGAACATGTTGATTCAATAGAATCAGTCACCATAACAATAAAGTAAAGAAAGGATAATAATTAGCATGTATAAGGTAATAATTAATCACGGCGGAGGGCATGTTAGTACTCACAGGGTTCCCGGTAATAGTGTATCTGAAATACTCCCTCAAATTGACGACATGCTGAAATCAGAATTAACTGTACCATTGTCAATATCTTATGTTCCTGTGCTATCAGATAGGGAAATTGATACTCAGCTTAGAAAGGACATGCTATAATGAATAAGGTAAGATTTGTAATTCAGTCTGTTGCCTATTGGAGTAAAGCTAATGGGCATTCTGAAAGGTTCACACGCTTAATTTCCACGAAAACAGGGGAAAGTATTTATATTCCCGAACATTCAGGCAATATTAACTTTTATATAGGACAAGTAATAGAAAATACTTGCTATCCTGTGGTAGTAGAATGTCGGGAAAGCTGGGAAAGTTATAGTGATTATACTAGACTATATAAACTCCACAATATCCACTATATTCCCGAGACTGAAATAATTGAATGGATCAAAGCTAATATCTAATCTTTAATCATGGACAGTTTAAAGGGCTGTCCATTGTTAAGAATTAGGCAACCATAAACCGAAAGGATAAATGATCATGAAGATAATTGACGATAACTTGACACTATGTGAAGAATGTATGCTAGTACTGGAAACAGGTGACGTTACATTCTTAGATTACTATTATGATGAACCTGAAAGTACAGAAAGGTTAAAAACTATTGAACAGGGAATAATTGACCTTCATAATTCCAATACACTATATAAGGATACTGCAATAGTACCCAATTATGACAGTGAAACAGGAGAGGGTATTGATGAATATTCTATTGCAATTTGTGACTGTTGTAATAGTAGATTAGGTGGAAAAAAGTATAGATATTCCCTTATCGGAAATAAGAAAGGAAACTAGAATAATGAATACAATACTTGACAAGATACTGTACTTTGATGCAAATAAATATGCATGGCCCGGAGGCTATCCAATGTTTGCATTAATGGCTGATAATGGCGTACTATGTTATGAATGTTTCAAAGAAAACTATAACCTGATAATGGAGGCAACATTCAGCATAGACAATGACTCACAATGGGAAATAATAGATATTTTCGTGAATTGGGAGGATACCAGTCTTTACTGCGATAATTGTAATAAGATATGTGAATCCGCATATGGTGACGAATAAGAAAGGAAACTAGAATAATGAACCCTAGAATAAAGATAATTAAAGATATTGCAATATCTAAAACCGAGGATACAAGCATTCAGGATTGGATAAGAATAGATAGAGAAAGGACTATTGAAACAATAATCAGTGACCTACTGGGAAAAACAGAACAGAAAGCTATTGATCATAACCTTTCGGAGGATACTGTAAATAATGAGATAGGAGCTTATGTTGCCTATATATGTATAGAGGCAAGCATACTAATACATACTAGAGGAAAGCTAATTCAGAACAGAAAGGAAATAGAATAATGGAAAATACATATATAAAAGTACAATTGCATAAATTAAGTTTAATGCTAAAATACTTATATATAGATAAACTATTGAATGAAAAATATTCCAATAGTGCTACATATAAGGAAAACAGGAAATTTATAATCCCTAGAATAAGAAACATAAGGTTATTAATCGATACTCTAGAATCACAGGTAAGAAAGGAAATAGAATAATGGAACATATCTATACAATATTCAATAGGAATCAGGATAGAATACCCCCAGTATTAGAACCTATCATTAAAGAGTATATTGATCACTTGGAACTATTGGAACTGTGTGATATGCTGAAATCTATTACTATAGATATTCAAACTATTGAACATGAGTTTACTGAAAACTATAAAATAGAAAGGAAATATATAGTAAATAGAATAATGGAACTAATCAATACCTAATCATTAAAGGGAATATATCATCAATATTCCCTTTTTTCTTATACTTCATTCAGTTTCTTGAAACGTTTCTATACTATTATATTTTTATTATCATTATTGTATAGTATATAGCATATTCCAATTTAAGCCTATTTTAAGCCAATTCTAGCCATTATCTATATTAGTGGATACTTACTATTACCCTTATATAGTTATTCAATCCTTGACCTATTACAAGCCATTATTTTTCAACCTACCATACCTATTCATGCTAGTATAAACTATTCAATATACAATACTGCAAACCATTGTATACTTATATCTATATGTTGCATATTTACAACATAATGTAAAGTAAACGCGACATTATGTAATCTATACTTGACTGTAAGGAATTTATAATATGCACTTTTGTACTAGTAGTATAATACAGTCAATTATTATGATAGTACAATTATGAGATAATCCATAGATAATGTAATATGGTAGTTTATTAGCTTGAGAATTTAGGGCAAAGTACCCCTATATTTAAAAATTTCTATATGAATATACACTCATATGCTTATATGCTTTTAAGGGGTATCTTATAGTTTCGTGAAACGGTGTCCGATAATGTGTATTATGTAAAGCTGTGTGTCACATTAATATATATTTATAATTGTTAATATACGGCATACTCTGGGAATTATGGTTAACACTATTTTATTCCAATATTTCACCATAAACTAGTATATAATTTTTACTAAATATCCTCCTGTGTTCTCGGATCATTACAGAACAATTGAACATACACTAAATTATACCCTGTGAATATCTAAAATACCCGAGTACTATACATTGCAATTGACTAATAAAATAACCTTAGAAAATCAGCTTTCAAGATTGAACAGCAATTTATTAGCCCTGTGGTATTAGTTTAATGACACTATTTAAAGTACAGTTTATTATATTGTTTGTGTTAGTATGTGGTATGTAAGGGGGAGTTTATTATGGTTACGTTAGCAATAAAACGACAATAGCAAGGAAACAGGCCGGACAAGCCCTTACAGACATCTATACTATATTTTATAATTTTAGAAAATGGTAAACCAAGTAATATTAATGAGTGCTTATTTACACACTTACCATTACAAGTACATTGATTTAACCTTATACTGACCTTTTACAGTTGTGAGTACTCTTCTATAATAGTAATCTAGATAATAGGTTTAAGATTGGTCTTACATGTTAAAAACACATGTTCTAGCATAACAAATGAGTATGTGATGCCTGAGTGTAACATATGGGGGTAGGGGATAAGAATATAAATGTGGAATTTGAATAATTGAAATTAGAATTGAAACTGAAAAAAATATATGATATAAAAATTAGTAAACTTGGAAGAAAAGTGAGGTGTTGAAACAAATAATGGTTAATAATTGTTTCAAATTAGAAGTAGTTACAGAGATTGGTTAAAAACCCTTAGCTCATTTTAGAGTTTTTGAATCCCTTGGTTGAATTATCTCAAGTTTGATACTGTATAGACACAAATGGAAAAATTGAAAATTGAAATTTGAAATGGTGTAAATGATGAACTTAAATTTATAAAATCGTTGTAAGTGTTATTTTCTGATAAAAACATCTTTCAAACAAATATTTAGTACTACATTGAGGTTTTCTTCTGGAATAATAAAAGCAAACCCATTAAAGCACAACTTAGTCCTACTCTCAGCATAAGAAAAATACTCAGCAGTATGTAATCCATCACAGAAACCCTTAAAAGGGCCTTGTTTGGGGCAACTACCATCTGAAAATCTATGTTTGCTCATTACATCTGTTGCATAAAACCAAACTTCTTTTCCTACATATCTTCTTTCTAAGTTATAAAGTTCTTTATCCTTAGTCATCTTATTTTACCTAATTCAGTGGGAATATCGTAATGAATAAATTTATCTTTTTTAATGTAACCTATTTTAGTATAAGAATCATAAGAAGCTAAATCAAGGCCATGCCATACGCAGTAAAGAGGTGAAGTATAAATAGACACATTTTCATCTGCAAATTCATTGATTAAACTAATTTGAATTAAACCAAATGAGTAAGTGCCGTCTTTAAGATAAATATCTGCAACGAATAGATACTGAGACGAATGCGGAGGCTTAACTCCTAAAAGAACATCTCCGACTTTAACAGGAGCTTGTTCTATTAGAGTAGTTTCAATTTTCTTTAGCTGTGACTGAAGTTGTTTTCTTTGTTTCCATAGATTAACAGGTTTACTACCTACATAATTATAGAATTGTTCTTGTTCTATTTTTCTTATATCTTTAGGAGTATTTGCTGACATTTAGTTATCCTTTCAATTCATTTAGTTTTTCCATGAAGGATTCAACATAATCAGGATTAAGTTCTTCATCTGTTTTATGAAAGTCTTTGAACCAGGAACCTATGATATATCCTTCGGCATGATTGATATAATTAGGTAAGTTATTGATAGTGACTCCTGCACCTACAATTAAAGGAAAGCTAGATAAGGTTTCTCTAAACTCAAGAACTTTGCTTTTGGGTGTTTCAATATTAGTTCCTTCTCCGGTAACTACAATAGCATCTGTAAATTGACTACCAATAGTGAGGTCTTCTTGTAAAGTTCTTTTAGAGCATAAACGTTGATACTTAAATCTTACACCTCCAAGAACAGCAAAGTTAGAATAATTGTTTCTAACTAAATGGAGGTCTGCTAAAAAGGATATTTCTTTGATAGAAGGAAGATGCCCTACTACTGAGTCTATTTGAATAAAAGTAGCATTAAAGATATTAGCTAGACTTCTGCTGACACTCCAATCACCTAAAAAGTTAACACCATAATTAAAGGTAGGATAATAAGTATTAAGATAACTTAGAGCAAGCATAACACTGGTGTCTGTAGAGCGAGGGCCGTAGTTTTCTACAAGTGGAATTACATCGTGGGCGATGTAAATATCAATTTCCCTCTTTGCTCTTTCTAAAATATCTTCTTCGTAATCTCCGAAAAGATGTACCATTCCAATTACAACAGGTTTGTTTGGAAAGGTCTTATTAAATAAGTTCATTTAATTATCCCTTCTTAAAAATATAAAATGTCATTCTTAATAGTTTCAAAATCTAGTATTCCTCTATCATGTAGTGTGTATAGTAATTGTGATAAAACCGCTCTCACATTTAAATCCACTGCTTGTAGTTGTCTCCAAATCTCTTCACGTTCTTCATAGAGATTATTAGCCTCATTAAGATTGTCTTGTAGTACTTCTTTATATGGTTTCATCATTATCCTTTCTGTCCATTAATTTTTGTATTCCTCCTCTACACCAACAAGGTTCATTAATTGCTCTCATAAATTCTTTAGGGGTAATTTGATGTTTACTAAATTTTCCTTTTTCTAATAGGTTCTTTTTTATCTCATAAGCTCTATCTGAACAGAGTTTAAATTCTACACTTGTAATAGGCATAGCAATTCCATCTTTACTATGCTGACAAATCATTCTGTCAAATCTTTCAGTTTCATAATGGTACTCTTCTGCTAATTCAAACAGAAATCTTTCTCTTTCATTAGGGGCAAAGACACCTAGTATCTCTTGTCTCCAGTCTTCATTGTAAAAATCATTCATATCACTCCTTAAATTTAATTGACCATTTAGGTACTAGAAAAATGTCATCTTTACAATGGTGTTTGTTTCCTAGTAAGCCTTCCTCTAAAAGCTGGATTCTATAGGACTTCTTTAACTCCAGTAAAATACTACAAGAATATTCTCTTCTACCAGCCCAGCTATTTACACAAACATAAGTTTTCATACTAGAATATACAATTCAAAATAGTGATTGTCAAGTGTAAGGATTTACCATGAAAGGTCAATACGAGAGTAACCTAAATTATCCAATCTTACTGGTCTGTAGGGTTGACAATATGTAGCTGAAAGGTTATAATAGTAAGGTAGTCTTGTAAACTAAATAGAAAGGAAAATTGAAATGTCAAAAGAAGTTAAGGACTTGAGTTATGAAGAATTAGTAAATGAGCTTACTACTGTGGACAGTCAAGGTAAGGAATGGAAAAATAGCTGCCTACAAGCTCTGTTGGATATGGAGTATCAAATGGGAATTGCTAAAGGTAGAATAGATGAAAGGTTTAAAAATGAAAATAATCTTCCTAGACATTGATGGTGTACTAAATAATGGAGATGTAGAACACCACACTAAAATGAAAGAAAAAGGTGATAAGAGAGGCTTCCATACTTTTGCTGAAGCATTCTGTCCTAGACCGGAATTAACTGAAAGATTACTTAGAATTAACAATGCTTTTCCTGATACTGAAATTGTAATTAGTTCTACATGGCGACATAATGGTGCAGATCCTTATGTTTGGGAATCAATGCTGTATGCCTGTGGTGGATTTGATTTACCTGCTAGAATATGTTTTGAATTGCCTTCTACACCTAAACTATGGAAACCTAGAGGACTAGAAATCCAACAGTGGCTAGATGATTGGGAAGAACTGGTTGAAGCTAGAAAAGAAGATAGCTATCCTCCTAAGCCTATTGATAGCTTTGTCATCCTAGATGATGATAGTGATATGGAACACTTAATGGATAGATTAGTTCATGTTAATGGTAAAACTGGACTGAGTGAAAAGAATGTTGAGGAAGCTATAGAGATATTGAATAGACCTTACCTATAATAAAAGTATGAAGTAGTTAAAAGGATAGGTATATATACCTATCCTTTTTCTTTGCATTAAGGTCAATTTACACGCTAACTGAATTATCCAAGTAAACTGTATGGTTAGTCAAGTACCCAAGATGAGTAACAAGGTTTAAGTTGTAAAATAATTAGAAGTTACAATGATTGTGTTGTAAGATAAACAGTATAGATTATCTTACAGAATTAAAGTAATCTATCATTAGAATCTGCACCACCAGTTAAACAAAAATGCAATAATAAGTGACCACTTTTCATTACCATTAATATCTATAACACCCTTAGAAAACCTAAATGCTAACAAGTGTCTAGTACCAGTCTCATTAAACTGAAAATTAAGGATTCCTATTTGCTTCCAGTGTTTTTCCCAAGTAATTTCAATCGGATTAAACTTCATTTTCTTCCTCCAAAGGTAAATATTCAATTTTAATTCCTTTAGGTAACTCATTTTGATTTTTAACACTATATTTAATAGGATAACAATTTTCTAGTCTAATTCGTTGCTTTGTTCTTACACTTTCTATAACCATGTAAGGAACATTATCTTTCCAATCATATTCTATTAATCTAAACTTATCATCTTCAAATTGAGTCATATCCACACCAGCACAAGGAGGTAAATCACTTGATCCAACATACTCACAGTTAGCAGCAATGCTGCCTACAAGACTATTTCCTAATTCCTTATACTTTGCAGTAGCTACAGGAGCATCTTCAAAGTGGTGATCTAAAACTACTCCATCAACTTCAACCCCAAACTCTGTAAAAGATACACTACTTAACTCAAAATTATCTATTACTTGTACCTTTTTATTCATTTTCTTCCTCATTTCTCTCCTTCTAATTTTAATTAAATAAGTTCAATTTAGGTTGAGGATAGAACATAAATTTTGGAGAAAAGGGAGAAGATTTTCTACTAAATCTTAAATTAAAAAAGTCTTGAACTGTAACTCCCTCTTCCTGCCTATTAGAAGCAAACAAGGATGCAACTTTGCACTTTTTACAAGCTCCTATTGCCTTATTTACTTCATCTATAGTGTAATACTTGCCATATTTTTTAAATAAAGCAGTATTATTGAACTCAGTTGATTTTTTAATTAAAGGCTCTCCGCAACAACACTTACTAGAGGATATATGGTGCAAATCATTATCTGCTAAAGAATATGGTATATTGTAATGCTGTAGTCTTTCAATTAAATCTTGATAAAGAGTCCACCTTAATTCTGGACAAAGATTCAGTAATCCTCTTTGAATAAAATCAGTAGATTTAAGATTCAAAGTATTTAGTAAAAATTGTTTTTGCTCTTTATTTTGAGGCACGAGTTTTAATCCTTCAATAGAAAAATAATCCGCTTCCTTAAATAAATCTACTATATTAGCATTAGAAACACTTGGAATAAAAGGCTGGATTCTAATACCTACAGCAAACCCTTTATCTTTCAGTTCTTGAAAAAACTGGATTCTTTTTTCAAGAGCAGGCACATTAGGTTCTAACTCAGTATTAGTAGTTGCAGAAGTAACACTTAGTTGAAAAGAATGCAAATCAGATTCTAGGTGAGTATAATCATAAGTAGTATCCGTTTTTGTAGAAAAAAGAATGGATATGTCAAAGTCATTGGTAATTTCAAGCATTTTAGATGTAATTTTAAGTTCTTTTTCTGCATGTTGAAATGGATCTGACATCCCACCACAATGCCAAGTAATATTCTCTGTCAATAAAAAATCTAAGAAATTATTAGGATTAATTTGCTTTTTATCATAAACTTTAATTAATTTATTTTTCAGACTCATTAAGTTTGCTACTTGTAATTCATCAGCAGTGTGCATTACTTTTCGATAGTTAGCAAAACAATACTTACACCCAAAGGAGCAAGTTTTATAAGTATCTACTCGAATAGGAAGGCCACAAATAGCAAACTTACTACTAACAGATAGAGGGTTAAATGTTTCTAAACTCACCGCTAACTTTCCTCCAAATATTCTACTATTTTAGTCTTTTTATTAACAATTCTAAATGACTTGTATAATGAGCATTCAAATTGTCTCATATCTCTCTTTAACTTTTCAATTCTATCTAATGCTAACTGTAAATCCCTGTATGTACTAAAACCCCACCAGTCATCTTTACCAAACAAAGGTTTATTGTACTTATACTCTACTCGATAAATTTTAGGTGCTTTATTCTTACTTTTACTTCTAGGAGGATCAGGCTCTAATCCGCCTCTACGATAATCCTTCTTTTTAATTGAGCGTTCTTTCCAATCAGACATTATTGCTCCTAACTAATGGCCTTTAGTGCTGTGTTATAAATTTCTATTTCTTGTTTATTTCTTTCAGTATGCTTTAACTGAGGATTTTTCTTAATTACAAAGTCTTCAAAAGGCATTGAAGTCCATAAATGTACATGATTGCACCAGTTGGCAAGACTGATATAAAAATGAGAGTATTCCGAATCCCAACAACTAATATCTCGCATAACATAAGGTAAACACTTATTTTTCTTCATCCAGTCTAAGCGAAACAAGGTATCCTCAATAGGCATTGTAGGATGAATATAACAAAACAACCTAATCTCCCATGGCCTCCTCCAAGATAATAGCTGCATTTGTTTTTCTATTATTTTAATATGCTTTCTATCATCAAACGCAAAAGTATATCTACCCCCAAGATAATTCATCGCAGATAATAATTCAGAGCTTTCTTTAGTTAACAGCCTTATATCTAGCCCTTGATTAAACTGGCAATTAACTTTTAAATATGCCAATTCTTCTAGTATCTCGCAGTGATTGGGAAGTGCAAGAATATTATTATCCATGAACTTAACTTTTTTATGTTGAATAATGTCTGTAGGTTTATTAACTTGTCTAATATGGCCTTCCTTTTTAGGTACTTTACAAAAATAACAATTCCTAATACATCCCCTTGTAATAAAGCCATAGGAAGTATCATTTTCAGGATAAATAGTATAATCAGGTTGTAAGTTCTCTATTTCAGGTTCTAGCTCTGTCGTTAAGTCTACACCAGTACCTCCAAATATAATGTTGTCACCATGAATATAGGGTAAGTTTCCTTCAAAAATAACACTACAGAATATTTTATCATAACCTAAGTTAGAAATAGCGTGATGTCTCTTTTTCTTATTGGGATAATAAGGTAAATTCAATTTCATCAAATCTATCATATATCCTTTAGCTCTGTAATAAGCCGATAATTTCATTAATGCTAAATTAGGAATTGTAGAATCTGCGTCAATAAGAAGAATTTTATTCAAAAGTGTCTACCCATTCTTGCAGCATTCTAGGATAAGACTTTTCTTCTCCATATTCAACTGACTCAATAATTTCAATAGGTTTATTCAAAGCAAAAGCCACTCCTAAATCAAAATGAGTTCCTTGTGACTCAGGATTATAAAACACAAACACTTTATCTGCGTTTTTAATAGCTTCGGCATTTTGCTTACAAATATCATAACCTTTAGCCTTTTGATCTGTATCTCTGTGAGGCAAATGGATAACCCAACCATGAGTTTCTTTGTTGGACACAAACAGTTCAAGTTTAACTCTATATTCCTCTGATTGGCCTCGCACACTGCAAATAACAAATCCTTTCATTATCTTACCTTCCATAAAATCACACCTAATAGTCCAATAATACACACTCCAAAACAGACAATTAAGATTGTACTAAATGATACCGGTGGAGAATAAGGTTCTGTAGGATAAGGAAACATTGTTCCATCTTCCTCTATCCACACAAATAGATTATCTTCTCTCTCAGTAATAATTGGTGTCTCTACTATTGAAAAATCAAAATCTTCTCCAGCCTCACTAAATGAAACATATATGGTATCACCTTGCTCATTTACTCTTCTTACAAAATTAGGATCAAGTATTATATCACCAGTATAAGGTTCTAACTCTTCATCTCCTATTGGATTAGTAAGTGTAAAAATTAGAGAATCTTCATTAGCAGGAATTATCTCATAAGTATTCCCTGTAATTTTATAATAATTAGTTTCAGAAATGTATAAATAGTTATTATAATTACTGTCTTTAATCATTAGAGTGTCATACACCACATTAGAATTATCAACAAACTCACTGTTTAATAGTAATATTGCACTTGTAGCTAAAAGTATATTAAGTAACATTAGACTCCTTTGTAAGGTTCATATTAACCAGTTAGCATTAAATGTTTTTAATTCTGGTTTCAGTAATGTTGAATTACTTCCACCATTCATTAGGCTAAATTTCTCTGTATGATTCATCCAAGCACAAGGTAAGGTTGCCCAATTTGCAGACTCAGGAAATAATGGTTCTGTATCATGTACTCTTCTTAATACATATTCTTGAGTATCTAGTACACCTTGAGCACACACTTTACGGTAATCACTCATTTGTAACCACTTAATACCTAAAGCTATGCCTAGAAGCTGTAAATAATCATACTTTGAATTTTCATAAACACTTAAATAATTAGCTACTTGCCTACTAAAATCTTTTTTCATAAGGTCTTTGTATCTATAAATCTTAGCATAATCAGAATCCATCATCCAGTCTTCAATAGTAATGAATCTGGCTCTAGGATGTGTCCATTCAAACCCAACATGAATGCCATCAAACACTCCTACATAAATACGCACATGATTACAATTAACAGCACCTTCACCATATAGTCTTTTACCTTTCCATTTAATACCATAATCTAATAGCTTCTCTGGAAGATGAAGGATGTCATTAGGAACAGGTTTATAAGTATTGAATGTATCCAAACAAACTAAATCCGTTTTATTCATTTTTACTCCATGTTAATTCTGATCTAAACTTTTTATGACAATCTGCACAACAAGTTACATTCCAGCCTCGTGTCATACCAACATTCTCTTTAGTACCACAATATTCACAAGTATGATAACTTTCCTCTTCTGCCATTTGAATAAACATATCAATAGCATCATCACCACCTGTAATATAAAATCTCAGCCCACCGAATTTTTCTTTTATTTGTACAGCTTCTACAGGGCCACAATTATTCTCATTAACATAATCCTGAATATGCTGACAAAGATTATCCAGAATGTTGTACCATCCATTTTGACACTCAAATCCGAAACACATTGCAGATTGTGTCATTGGCAATTTTCGCTGTCTAAATATTGTAGGATACTTATGGAATAGTTTATACTCTAATTCAGGACTCATTTTTAACCTTCCATCCTAATGCTACTTGTTTACCATTTTCATAGATTACTTCAAGTTTAATGTTATCTTCTCGTTCTAATACTTTTACAGCATATTCTCTTGATGCTAACATTGGTGCTTGAAACCTTAATACTGCTGGAGCACCTTTAGGAGGTTCAGTTACAACAGGATGACAAGGTTCAAACATATAACAGCCTATTTTACTACTATTAATGTCACCACATTCACTTCTAGGTCTAGGTGCATACTTGTCACCTCTTGAAGTTGCTTCTAAGTATTTAGCTCTATGTTCACATCTAAAACATAACATTAGTCCTCCAAATCAGATAAATTATTAACAAATGAAATATCTTGACACTTCTGATAATCAAGAATTGCCATTATTTTAGTTAAATAAGCATATTGAAGCTTTGCAGGAGCTATACTTCCATTTTCAGCAACAACAGAAGCATCCACAATGGCATCCATTGCTTTATCATACCGTTTCTCAAGCTTATCCATATACCTCAGAATAGATTCATCTGGAGTTTGATATTTACCTACAGTGTGATTCTCTCTTACTTTAATCACTTCCAGTAACTTATCTATACAATTTTCCACTAAGATTCCTCCAATATAAGCTTCTCTCCAAATCGCTCTTTATACAAGTTACCTGCAATATTCAACTTTTTCAATCGTTTGTCAAGTCTAACCATTTCATTAGTAATCTTTTCAATCTGATCTGTACAGTATTCCTTAAAATATTCCTGTGAAGATTCAAAATTAGGTTGAGGCATTGATTTAGGCATTTTTAATCCTCTATTTCTATCTTACCAGTAAACAGAAACTTCAACCTTCTCCAGAATGAACATTTCAAACCTTCAACACTATCTCTTAACCTATAATACATAATTAAGTAATCTATCTTTTCGCACCTAGCCTTATACAGCAGTTGTGTTTTCATGGCAAAAGCATTCTTCCAATATTCTACATCTTGTGGAGTATCATCAACCACAGGTTCTTCTAACTCATTCATTTCATTCCGCACTCTTAGCTTCCCAGTACTTACCTCTATAGCCACAATCCTCGCTATTGGTAGCAATCCTAAATGTACAAATAGATTCATTTACAGGTTTATTGTATTTTAGTGTACAACCTGTTAGCATATCTTTTCTCACTTGTTTCAAAGGAACTTGACAATAATAAAAGTATATTTTACTTTCTGGAGGTAGAGACTCAAAATAATAAGGAGACACATTCTTATCTAACTCACACCACTTACACTTTATACAAGGATGATACTTCATGCCATACTTTTTAGGAGTAAAGATGTACATTAACACTCTAATTATTTTCTCTTTCATTATTCACTCTCCCAAATGAAGTTAAAACCTGTTTCAGTTTTAGTGTATGCTAATTTACCTGACTGTACAATTATATCATTTACTTTAGTACTGTAATAACAAGGAATACCACCATCTCGAAGTACTTTACATAAATCTGTCATTATCACAGCCTTATCCTTCTTTAGATCAAGATTGTCAATGTAGTATGGTACTTCTATTGTTTTCACTTACAGTCCTTTCGATTTCAAGCCTACTATTTGTTCTTGTGTCAGTATAAACAAGTGCCTCATGTTTACTTCATTTACTAATTTAGATTCTCTAGGATATACTTCTATTGCCACTGCTTCCTTACCAAATGTAAAGTTTTTAATTTGCTGTAAATCATTCCAATTATCAATAGGCTTCCAATCTCACCTTCTAACTTTCAAGTGTTTACAGCCATTCTCTCTACACTTGTAATACCACACATAAGTATCACTTGAAAATGCACACTTAGCTTCTTGTTTAATATTGTGAAGCATTAATATAGCCAACTAAAGAAGGCCCAAACACCCGTACCAAACAGGTAAACAAGAGCCAGTACAAAGGCGACTTGAACTATTCCTATCCACACACATTTACAACTCTTCCAATAAGAAATTTGGTGTCCATCCTGTGCTGCATTCCATCTGTAAACTTTAGGAATACCAAACAGAAATACACTGATTGGTAATGCCCATTGCAGTATTGTTCTAATCAATGTTATGCTCCTTCTGGTACTGAATAAGAAGTGCATTTACTACACTGCCTATTACTACAATTAGATTAAGTGCCTTATACTCAAATCCATTAAGTAATCCCATTAACATGAATATTCCTGCAATCCCGAAGAATAGTAGGCTTATAGGGTTCCAACGGCTAAGTAGATTTTTCATTTTAGTTTCCTTACATCACAAAAAGAAAAAAAGCAGCCAAGAACCCCAACACAAAACCAAGAATAAGCCTAGAGCAATGAATATAATACATCAAATCAGTCCAGTTGCTAGGAGAAGTAAGTACATCTTGAGCCTCCGTAGCCCCTCTTAAATAACTTTTTCTTATTTCTTTCCAAGTCATTTCAATTTCCTTTCAGTTAGAGTTACAACAAAAGTAATATAACACCTAACTCACATTTGTCAAGGTCTCTTAAATTGTGCTGTAGTAGCTTCAAACTCTTCCATCTCTTCCTGTGTGTGGCACTTAAATGGAGCATCTTTAACAGGCCACCAACCTTCACAGATTCCATCTTTACCTTTTTCAAAATGACAATAAGTCTGCCATTCAGGATTATTCACAACCATCATATACCTTGAGCAGTTGTATTTGTAAATACAACCTTTATTCAAACAACCACTGTAATCCGGCATCATTTACCTTCAAACACATGAAATACTAATCCTCCATCATGTGATTGATAGGTTCCAATATATCTTCCAGCATTAGGATTTATTTCATGTCCAGTACCATGAGTATAAATTGATACACTTTTAAGCCCTCTTACTTGATTAGTTGTGTACCAAATGCGAGGAACACCTTTTTGTACTTGTACAGTTAAAATTTCTGCATCTGCATAGAGAGCGAGACTCTGCTCATCTTTTACTGCTAAAGTTTCCTTAAATATTTTCATTTCTTACCTTTCTTTTTATAATCCGTTTCATACCAACCTTCACCCTTAAACTCTAGGTATCCACCTTTACCAATTTGTCTTTTAGCTAAACATCCACACACTTCGCATGGCATTTCTTGTACCTCACTTGTAATAGGTAATTTTACTTCTTGTACATTGCCACATACTAAGCATTTGAAATCATAGTGTGGCAATTTAGCTGCTCACAGTATTCAAGAACATTTCTGCTCTGTTATCTCTATTATCGTTGGCAATTAAGGAGTCAATTTCTTCCTTGCTTACATAGGCAAAATGAATAAGTACATCTAGGTCTACTAACATTTCACTATGATCTGCCAGTATATCTGAACCCTGTTGAAGTGTAATTTGCTTACCACTTGAAGTAAAATAGAAGCATACACAAGGTATATTTTCATCTTCTACTCCAATATTAGTTAGTACAACATAATTATCATTTATTCCTATTGCTGAAAAATCAGCTTCAAGCACATTCAAGTATTCATTTACTTTAGAGTGCTCATTAAGAAATTCCTGTGTATCTTCACCTATAAGTTTCATATTACTCCTTTAAGGAAACTCCACTTCTACTATTTCAAGTACATTTACACCACTATCTAATTCACCAAACAATGCTAAATATGCACCTCTACTTAAATCTAACTTCCTAACTGGATGAGGTTGTAATGGGTAGATTGCTTTACCTGTACTGTCTACTGCAAAAGGGCCTCTGTCATTTACCCTTAATTTAACTTCAATCTTACCATTTCTAACAATTAGTTTAGTACCAAAAGGTAAACTAGGTGAAGCAAAAGTAAGTAAATCAGGATTGTAAATTTCACCTGTTGCAGTAATACTTCCTGTCTCATAGTAACTTACAACTACCTCTTGAGGGTTAATGTTATATGAGTGTAAGGGGTGTAATGAAATAGTAGTAAGTAGTAAATTAAATAGTTTTAGTAAAATGTTAAGAATCCTTCCTATTTTGTTCCTTCTCAGTCATCAGAGTTTCGTACTTGGCGGTGATTTCGGCAGGAGTGAGATTCGTCAACCAACACTCAGTACAGCCTTCCAGCGCATACGGATCAGGGGCACATAATAGACTACCACTTATAGTAACACCGAAAGAGTAAAGCAGACACGGTTTCTTTTCAGCCAACTCCCTCGCCATCTGCTCCACGGTCTTACTCATGGCTGGCCTCCGCTTCCTGCCGTTCCATCTCTTCAGCTATTTGCCAGATGCGCTCGGCAAGCTCGTCATGTCCTCTTGCTTGTGCTTTTTCTGCCATCCAGCACAAGTCTTCTACTGTTCTTGGTTTCAGTTCAATCTCTTTGAGGCACAATGGACATTTCATTTCTCCTCCGTTCCCGTGGCTGGAGGGGTGAGGTATCTCATGGCCGTGTCTATCTCTGCCCTTGCCTTGTTCTGCTCTTCTTCACCACATGGCCCATGCCCACATAGTCCCTGTTCTTCCATGAAGTAGCCATTGCCAGAAAGCATCCAGCGCATTCTCTTGGCATCTTCCTCCAACTCCCCGACTCTTGCACCGTTGGCAGACCTTGAAATATTACTCAATGGAATTACCATGTCATACAAATCAGCATCAAATACTTCCTCACAAGTCCACCATTCACCACTATTAATAACTAAATATTGGTGTGTGTCATTATCATTCTTGCTCATTCAATTCCTCCAATGCTAAATTTGCCCAATAAACTCGCCACTGAATATCCAGCTTAAATTCTACAGTTTTCTTCCATTCGTAGTGTGCTTTCCAGTATACTTCCCAAGTCTGAGCAAACTTATTTAACTCATCTTCAAAAGTATATACATCTACACCTTTAGGATACTGATCTGAAGTATCATAAGTGTTATCCAAATCCCAATGAGGGTCTCCTAACCAGCTATTTAGAAGAATTGTAACATCATTCAAATCAGAGTACCTTTCAATTTTCCTACTAGGCATTACAGGTGCACTTGGAATATTGTGACCTTCAAACCAGTTAGGTCTTTCAGGTGCTTGACTCATTAGTATACTTTTAACTATCTTACTCATTTATAACTCCCTTATTGATTACTACATCATTCCAATACTTCAAGTTAACCTTATTGTAGTACTCCTGTAGAAAATTACCAATCCAGCGTGGTATTCTATGCTTATTTTCAAGAGCAATTTTCATAGGCTTAGTTGCAAGGTTGTAATCAGAATAGAACTTGTCAAGGTAAGTTATAACTGAGCCTTCAATAAAATGATGCTCTCCTACATCCTCTCTAATAGGCTCAAAGAATATAGGAACCTTGTGTAGTCTACCTGTAGCAATCAGCTTACCTTTGTAATGATTAGGTTGGTCAAGATTAGAACAAAACGACAGACCTACTAGGTATCCTCCTATAGTGTTGTTGTAGACTGTAGTAATAGTATAGTTATCTGTTCTAATTCTGTGAGTACGATAGCCTTCATTCATTTCAATTTCCTTTCAAGTTTAAGTTTCATTTCTGTTAGCAATCCTAATCTAACCTATTTATTTTCAGATGTCAACCCCTCATATTCAGCAATGATAGCTTTCAGTCTAGGAATATCTTCATCTCTAATAATTGTTTCTCCCCAAGCATTGAAAGTCTTATTATAGCAGAAGATGTACTTCAAACCTAAAACAACTCTTTTACAGAAATTTTTATGATTTAATAAGGAGTAGTCAAAAACTAAATTGTATCTAAATCTGTCATGTTTACCCCAATCCCAAATGTTAACTCTGAGAACATGCTGTAGACTGTGACACTGACATTCAAAGTATTCTGTTCTTTTCATTTTAGTTTCCTTTCAAAGCAAGTGTTAAATGTGGTAGCGGGTGGAAGAATCGAACTTCCAAAATAGGCTTATGAGACCTATGAGATACCACTTCTCAAACCCGCTACAATTACTGGTTGGGATGAAGGGGATTGAACCCTTGACTCCAAAATTAAAAGTTTTGTACTCTACCAACTGAGTTACATCCCAACAAATTACATTAATATTGGCGACTCAGATAGGACTTGAACCTATATCCTACAGATTAACAGTCTGTTGCTAAACCAATTTAGCTACTGAGCCTTTGTCAAATATCTCTGTCTTACTGACAAATCTAATATACACAATATAATTCTAATGTCAAGTAGTGGAGCTAAGGGAGAGGTTTGAACTCTCAACTTACTGATTACAAATCAGTTACTCTACCAATTGAGTTACCCTAGCTCTACTCATTAATTTTATTCTTTAATTTTTGTACAAAAGTTAATTGCTCTAATTTATCTTTGGCTTCAGCCATTACACAAACTAAGCAATTATCTACATGAGTTTCAATATCACCATAACCATTATAATAAAAAGTGTGTTTCCTACCACAATTCTTACAGATTACAATTTCTTTATGCCTAGAAGGGCCATAAACTTGTGAACAACAACAATCAGTTATCATCTTCCACTCCATCCACCATTGAAAGTTCCCACCTGTTTTTCTCAAAGTCTGTAATATAAGGACTAGCAATAGTAATGTCAATAAGCTCTTCTACTAAAGGACTCCAATAAATCTGACTATTTTCTTTTCCCATCATATCAAACAACTCATTTGGCTCTTCAAATTCTATTACTTTATTCCTTCTAGGAAAGTGTAGTGAATCCGTACTCACTCCAGATACTTGTAAGTAGTACTTAGATTTACTTCTATACAATGTCATCTCTGTATAGAATCCTACAGTCTGATTTATATTTTCTCTATCTTCAAATTTAGTACCTGAATCTACTTGAGCCATTACTACAACTTTTCTTCTAATTCTAGGTCTACTTTGATTTCTTTGAGAATTACGATCTATTACAGTAGTAGTAACATCTTCATCAAAAAATGTTGTAAGTATTTTCATTTTCTAGTTGCCTTTCTATATATTAAATTTATAATTAGATATTTCACCCTCTGTAGGATGATATAGTGTTCCTATTGCCGACTTTAAACTCTTGTAACCTTTCCAAGACTCCCAAGTACTGTGACCACAAAGCCCCGGTGCAGTTTTTATGATTATGCCATGAATATCATCCCCTGTAGTAATAGGTCTACTTAAAAAATGATGTTCTTTTCCATGATGGTCGTGCCCAGTATTCCATATTCTAAAAACAGTCTCAGCCCAATCTTGAGGATTACTTTGTGTAGCCATTATCATTGGCAATTCTTTCATAGGTCTTGAATCACCATGATTATAGCCTAGTAATATCTTGTTCCATCTATAAAACTTGTAATTACTATCTGAATTATCAATAGTAACTTGTGGACAATCCCTATACCACATTTCTAAAGCAAATCCTAAATGAAATGCTCTATCATAATCATGGTTTCCACCTACTATTTTAATGTGAACAGGGGCTATAGTCTGACACAAGTCAATGTTATGTACTACAGCTTCAAACACTAGCTTAAAAGTATCTCTCCATAATGGACTCTCATCTCTCTTATTACCTTTAGCTGTCTGCCCTTGTGAATCATTAGCATTAAAAATATCATTACCTACAGTAAATACAATTTGATTGATAGGATAATTTTTATACCAATTAATAATCTTAGCAGCAGAATCTAAGTACCTTTCAATTGCAATTTTAACATTGTAATCTTTAGCAATAAGACCTATATGAGCATCACTTAAACTTATGTCAAGTAAATAATTTATATCATCATTCTCAATATAAGTTAATTTGGGATACTTAGGTATAAATTCTTTCATAGATTCTTTAACTTGATTTAGAAATTCTTCGCAACCTTCGGAAACTTTTCTAACAAACTCAGCTCTAATCTGCCAGTTTGGGTTTACAGCATTACCCCAGAAGTTAGCTCGTTGTCTGGCAATTTCCCATTTTTCAGGAGGCAATTCTGCAATATCCATTAAATCTTTTACAGTATGAGGTACTTTAGATACAAGACTCAAGTGTGCTAATTTATTATCTGGAGAAATTTGAAAATCTTTCTTTTCTTGAATATCCCCTTTTTCTCTACCCCAATTAACTAAATTAGAATCCTCAAGTTGCTTCACTACTTTTCTAACTGTTCTTACACTTTTACGAAGAGCCTTATGTCCAGCATTAATGCACTCAGGTCGATTATCAAATGACTGCCAATTATCAAGCAGCCATTCTCGTACTGTCATTGGTTTTTGTTCCAAACAATTTCCCCTTTCAATTTCAATGTTAAAATCTCGTTAAACTTGAGACACACTACAATATACAAATAATTCAAGAAAAGCGTACGGTGCTAAAATGAAATTAGGTTAATTCACCAATTTAATTACCAACTTTTTTGGTGTTATTACCAACTTTTTTGGTGTTTGGCCGAACATTTAGCCAAAAACACAAACGGAGGTAAATTGAAAAGTCTAAGTTGTTAGAGTAGCAATAAGATATGGTGTTGTGAAAAACACCTACGGAGCAAAAATCTTGTGAAAATTGTATGTATAAGAGTCTGTCTTTATTAAATTCCCTTGTAAAAGATTAAAATTGTTGAGTGTTGTGAGTATCACGAACAACACGGACAGTAATGAAACATGATTGTCTTATAGATTTTAGAATAAAATCGCTGTATTACTGAGTCTGATAAGACTCAAGTTACGAAGTAACTAACAGAGTAAACCTTTAACAGTATAGTTAAATAGACAAGTTAAACAATACACCGAAATTTGTTTAAGTTATTCTCTTTGAGAATAGGAAAAAGACAAGCTTTTTCCTGCAAGAAATATATAAATAAATCTTTTAGCAGGTCTAATAGTAAAAGACATAAAATACCTGAAAGAAGTAAAGAATAAGTATCTTAAACAATAAAACTCTTACAAAAGAAAATAAAAATTCCGCTAAAAGAAAAGAAAAGTGTGACAACCGTTTATAAAAGCTTGTCAGAATTGTATATTACATTAGATGTATTTTTATATTTATAGATACTTGAAAGGTAGGTAAATGAGAAAAGAACTTGCTTATAATGAAGTAGTAGTTCCTGTTGCATCTTTACCTAGTAATCCCGTTGCAGTTAGTGCAGCTACCACAAAGCTATTCATTGATATTACTTATACCAAAGGTACAGAAGACGGTATTCGAATATCACTTGAATGGTCTGATAAGGTTGATACTGATTGGGCTGTTGTTTCTGATTTTGGAGGAGCTACTTCACCTGGAACTAATGCTATTTTATCATTTACTGGTATAATTAGTGTTGCAGGTAGGTATCTAATTCCAGTACCTCAGAGGTTAATTGCGCAAGGTGATTACAGGTTATCTCTAATTAGGGATGGTGTTGTTGCAGCTAGTGGAACTGTTACTGCTTACTTGAAGACAGGGGAATACTAATGGAGAAGCGTAGATATTGTACTTTTAATTTTAGAATACCTACTACTAAGGCTTACATTGATGATTCTACAGGTCTGAAACATATCACTGCGGTAGCTTCTGATACTGGTATTGACTGGTATCGTGAAAGGTTTGCTGAAGCTGCTATTGATGATATGGTTTATGCGTCAAGGCAGACTAAAAAGAGGAAACCGAGTGAAGGCTTAGTAGATTTACAAGTAGATCATTGGGCTACATTTGCAATAGGTTTTGCTACAGATGGTGAAAAGGTAGCTGACCCTTCTACAGGTTTGAAATCATATAAGGTAGACTTTGCTCTTAAAAATGGCCCGTGGGAAGGTGAAGAACTTTATTCTGAAATTAAGAATGGCGAAATTGATAAGCAACTTTCAGTTGGAGGTTACATTCCTGATTGGGAAAAGGATTACGAAGTAGTTAGTGAGACCTTTGAGAATGATGATGGAGATGAAGTTGAGGTTCAAGTAGGTATTATTAAAAGGTTTGTTTTGGAGCATGTCGCTGTAACACCCCCTGATGGTGCTGCAAATCCTAGAACAGAATTTTTAACTGCTAAAGATAAGAATATTAACTTGTATGAAAACGGAAGTGTTTACAAGAGTGCTAATGATGCTAATTACCAAAAGCGTTTTGAGACTGTCCCTATAAACGAAAAAAATAAAACTGAGGGTACAGAGGAAGACGATAATTTTATAAAAGGGAAATTTAGTGAATTAAAATCTATGTTTAAGGAAGTTGTTAATGAGGTATTTGGAGAAAGAGAGGATTCAATGAACAAAGTTGAAAAAGCTAAGAAACTTGTTTCTGAGTTTAAGGAGATGATAGAGAAGAATCCTGAAGACTTTACTGAAGAAGTAGTGAAGAGTCTCGGGGTTACTTTTGTAGAGGAAACTGAGGGTGAAACACCTGAAAGTATTACTGAAGAGCATGTTCAGTCTGTAGTCAAGGATAAACTTGATGCTGTGGTTGAAGAGTGGGAGAAAAAGTTGAAGGCAGTGGAAGATAGTATTCCCGAACTTCCTGAAGCACCTGTAATTCCTGAAGACCAGAGTGAAAAGGTTAAGTCTCTTGAAGAGAAGATTGAAGATTTAGAGAAGAGGCTGAAGGCTGTTGAGACTGAAGATCCGGGTTCACAGAACGAACATGAAAATACAGAAGATAATGATGATGATAATGAGGAAGATAACACTAATGAGGAAGATAACCTTCCGCCAGAACTTAGAGCTTGGGCATAAGGAGGAATAAATGCCAAATATTAGAACAAGTAAGACAGAGGAACTTTCCAGAGAAGCGGGAGAGGCTAGGATTCGCAAGGCTCTTGAGTCTAGTGATTTTGTGGCTCAGGGGGGCTTACATAACGCTGACCGAACCAATGAGTTTGAAAAGATGCTTCGTGGTACTAATGACATGATGCAGATTGCACCTATAGAGTTCCTTAAAACTCTTAGGAAAGAATATGATAAGGAGTACATTGGTAGACGGTTCTTAGAGCCGGGAACAGAGGCAACGACATTTACTGATGTTAAGCAACCGGATTTTGGAAATGGTACTGTTACACTTGCAAAGTTTACAGGTGCAGATACAGTTTCTTATGAATCCTTAGTTGAGAACATTGAAGGCCCCGGTTATCTTGCGGGTCTTAATCAGAGGAATATGCAGAAGGCAGCTAATGACTTGTCTGATGTGATTGTTAATGGTGATACTGCTAGTGGTACTCCATTCTATGCAAAATTTGATGGTTTTGCTAAACTTGCTGAAAATGGTTATGTGATTGATGCTGAAGGTGCTACTATTTCTAGGAATATTTTCTATCAGGGCTACCGTAACCTTCCTAAAGAGGTAAGACGCAAGAAGAGTATGCTTAAATGGTTCTCTAATACTTTACTTCAGACTGACTGGAGAGAAGTTTATGGTAATCGTGCTACACTTCAAGGAGATGCTTCTACAATAGGTCAGACATTCTCACCGGATGGTATCCCTATAATTACTTGTGACGAGATTGAAGATAGTGCAAGTGTAGGATATACTTCTGCTCTTTATGGTGAGCATATTGGTACTGTTCTTGATGCGTTTGTTCTTACTACGGGTACTAACACTGCTATTACTGTGAATCAGACTATTGATGGTGCTGCTTCTGGTAACACTGCTCTTGTTGCTACTGCTGGTACTTATACTGCCCCTGAGCTTGCCAGACATCTTAATGTGCTGGCTGTTGCTGGTGGTTTAACTGCTTGCTTTGCTGCGAGGGACGGTAAACTTGTTGCTCGTACAACTAAAACAGGTGCTACTCAGTCTATAGAGATTGTTGCCGTTGCTAATAGCATGTACACTACAGTAGGGTTTACTGCCGCTACTTATAGTGGTGCTGCTGCTTCTGCTACAGGTACTATTAACAGAGGAACATATGCTTTACTGACTATGCCTGATAACTTAGTAATTTATATCCATGATACCTTCAGAAGCCATGTAGAGTACATTGCGAGAAGTGATGAGTATGAGTTTACTACTCACATTCATGCTAATGTTAGAATTATTGACCCTACAGCTATCGCTAAGGTCAAGAATATTAGACTTCTGGATTACGTTTAATCTAGTTTAGGATTATAAGGGGTAGTCCTAGTGGCTGCCCCTTATTTAGAAAGGTGAAAATTGAATAAGACTTTTAGAACTGCAAAATCTAGGCAACTGACTAAAAGAAATCCTGTAACAGGGAATGCTTATATCTTTGCACTTGATAAAGATATTTCTGCTGTTTACAACGGTGTGTTCTCGCAAGAAGATGAAGATTGGATGATGTGGTTGACTTCTAAAGCAGGTAATGATTTACTTGTGTGGTCTAACATGCCTGAAGATGTTAGAGAGACTATGGATGGTAAACCTTCTAATGTAGTCAAGTTGTCAGATTTATATGATAGTAAGATTACTGCATCTAAGATTAGTCACAAGGTTGGTAAAACTCAGGCTCAGATAGATGCAGAAGTAGAATTGAATCAGTATTGGGCAGGAGTAGAATTAACTAATAATCCTCCTAAGCTTATTGAACCTTCTGAAAAAGAGTTACTTGAAAATAAGATAGATGAGCTTGAATGTGTTGTAGAGGAATTAGCAATTGAACTTAATAACAAAGATTTAGTAATTGCCGATTTGAAGGAACAGATACTAGCACAAGAATCTACTGAAACTCCTGTTGAGGATGTTATTGTTGTACCTGAAGATATTACAGATGCTCCCTTACTTGATGTTAATGAAGTTATATATTCTGAAAACATGCAGATATTCAAGGAAGAGTTAGATAAAGAAGGCTGTACTGAGGGCTTCATTGATGATATGAAGATGTTTAAGGTTCCTGAGCTTAAAGAATTAGCTACTGAAGTTAATGTTGAGTATGAAGGAACTAAGGATGAAATGATACCTAAGATTGCTGAGGCATTGAAAGAATAATGGGAGTTCCATTAGAGAACCTAAGAACTAGAGGGTTTACTGAAGATGAGTATCCAGATGAAGAGCTTATAGAAGCATGGGCTTTGATCTGGAGTATCATTAATTTATTCACTAATAGAAATTATGTTCCTACAAGTAGAACTTTACATTTAGATGGAGATGGCACTAGCGAACTTTGGTTTCCTATTGAGATAATTAGTATTTCTTCTGTTAGTGAGACTTATTTAGGAAGTTTAACTGAGGATACTGATTATGTAGTGTATAACAGACAAGTTCCTGATGATAGAGAATATCCAAAGATAATGTTACAAAATGGAGTAGTATTTCCTAAAGGTAATCAGAATATAACTGTAGTAGGTAGATTTGGTTATGTTGATGAAAATAGTCCTTCTGAAATGCCTCCGTTACCTTTAATAGAAGTAGCTAAAAGGTTAATGCCTATAGCTTTTGAGAATATCCTTGAAGATGGCGATAGAGTAGTTGATGTGTCCATTTCTAAACGCAATGTTAGGAGAGAGTCTACAGATAGATGGTCTTATACTAAATTTGATAAGGGTGGAATTGAGAATCAGCTTTTAGATGACCCTATAATGAATGGTATATTGCTTAAATTCTATAAAGGTATAGATATTGTTTCTTGTGGCTGGATTTAATGGAACCTTCTATCAATGGAACTAAGATTAAGGTTTACAGGATAGCTGAGGGTGCTGAGACACACGGGTATCGTAATAGATTAGCTGATAAAGAGAATAGTTACGATCTTGTTAAGGTAATGAAGATTCAGGCTGTCTGGTACTCACACGAAGAGCTTAGGCAGCTTGAGTCTTTAGATAGAGTGCAGTCAAGTGGATATTTTATATTCAAGAATGCACATATAAGTAAACTAGATATTGATCCTACTCCTAATGGTGGAAACTGGAATCGTTATAGGTTTCAATTTAATATAAATGGCTTTTACAGTGACAGGTATTTAGAGATTGTAGAAATGCGTCCTGAAAGTCCTCACTGTGGTAGTTTTAAGCTGTGGTATGCTTACTTTAGAGAAGAACGACCTGAGCCTAACATGCCTAGTATAGAAGCCCCTGCTGAAGATGTAACAGAGGCATTTACAGAGTTAGGCAGTGTAGTAGATGTAGTTAGAAGGTATGATGAGTAGATTAGGTGGTTTAGGTTCATTTGCAACTATAAGGTTAAGCAGTAATGCTATGCAAGCTGCGGCTTTAGCAGGATTTGTAGACAAGATTGTAGACGATAACTGTGCAGATAAACTTAAAAAAGCCGCTTCTGATTTAGCAGATAAAATGAAAGAAATGCTTGTTAGGAATCAGAGTGGATTAGCACCTAATGGAGAGTTAACGATTCAGTTAAAAGGGAGTACAGTACCTTTAGTAGATAGCTCACAGTTAGCTAATAGTATTACTTATAAAATGTTAGATGAAGGTTCTGCTGATTTAGGCGCTTCTAAGGCAGGTGTTGCTAAAACTAATAGATTTAGAGCTGCATTTGTTGGTGTAATGAGAAGTGGGCCTATGAAATCAGGTGGTAGCTTGTTAGGAATGCAAACTGCTGTTGAACTTTACACAGTTGCAAAGAACATGGTGCGAGGTTACACAGTAAAATTGCCTAGTAATGGTGTGAAAAAGAAGGTTCCTAGTAGAGATTTCCGTAAAGAGCCACTTTCACAGTACAAGGATGAGTATTTAGAGATGATGAAAGGTGGAGTATCTTCAGGACTAATGAGGGCAGTTAAATAATGGCATATGAAGCCGGTGAGCAGAGAACTCCTTTAACATTTGGGTTAACAGAGGCTATAACATTATGGCTTAGAGCTAATGCACCTTACTATGTAAATTCAGATGGAGAGACTGTTAGAGTACCTGTTTACTTAATGTATGATGAGGTACCTGAAATGGAGTATACTACACCTTCTATTGTTTTGTTTAATCCTAATATATCTAAAATTCGTGAGATAATGACACATGAAAAGGTGTATAAAGACTTAGATTATGATAAGTTAACAGCTAAAGAGTTTCCAGAACCAATTCCTGTAAAGGTAAAGTATAAGATACATACTGCTACAAGGAATCCAGATAATGATTTGAAACTGTTAGAGTTTATATCTAGGTTTTATACTACATTTAGTTATTTAGATTGTCCTTTAATTAAGGAAAAGAATCAGTATGACAGGTATCAAATAGTATGGTTTGAGCCTACAGAGTTTGAGAGTACTGATATTTCTAAAATAAGGGAAATTAAGGGTGATGTACATGCTTGGTTAGAGGTTCTTGATTATAAGGAAGTTAGACTTTTAGCTCCCGGTGACGCAGTAGGTTTAGTACAAGATAGCTTTGCTGAGTCTGCCTATCATAGGAAAACAAGAACAGCTTTAGAAGTAAACAAGAATGATACAGTAATTAGGGTAACAGAAGATTTAATGGATTTTCCTGTTACAGGTTCAGCACAAATAGATAATGATATTTTTACTTATTCAAGTAGGAAAAAAGACAGGTTCTTAGGTGTAAGTGGTATCACTGTGTTCCATAACTTTGATACTGAAATTGTATATGTTGAAAGTTAGGAGAAGTAATGCAGAAATACATTAAAAATATTTCTGGAAGTCCTTTCAAGATTCCTTTTCGTTTAGATACTCCTTATGAGATTAAGGCTAAAGTTAAGGGTGTTATTGAAGCAGGAAAGCGTAAGTTTATTCCTGAAGATGTGGCAATGTATCTTGATACGGACAGACTAGAGATGTTTGAGAGGCGTAGAGAGATAAAAGTTACAGAGAAGAAAATAATCGCACCTCGAATGGCTATTAAGCCTCAAGAAGGAATGCGTAGGATCAAGCCTCCTAAAGAAGATAAGGTACAAGTGAAAAAAGATAAAGAGGATAAGAATGTTGAGAAGGGAGGTAGTTAATGCCTAATATAACAATAACCGAAGTTACTGGGGATGCCCCTGTTACAGGTATTGCTGAAGGTATTGCTGTTGCTATTGTAGATGCTGACAGAGGGCCTATTGATGTGCCTGTTTTGGTGACATCTTGGGATCAGTACTTAGAGTCCTTTGGTTGGTACTATACAGGAAGTTATGGTTCTTATGAGGTTAAGGGTTTCTTTGATAATGGCGGTAAAGCACTGTGGGTAATTCGTGTTGTTGGAGATGATGCACGAAATTCAGGTGGTGCCGAGGATGATAAGGTAGAAGTACTCAAGCCACAGGTTATTAAAGGTGCTGCTGATGGAATACTTAATGTTCAGAGTGATGTTAGAGGAGTTACAGGTGCACTTACTAATCTTACAATAAGTGCTAATACTACAGATGCTACAACTGCAACTTTAACAGATACTTATGATATTACTTTGAAGACAGCATTAACAAGTGCATGGAAGAAAAGTGCAAGAGTCGCCACTACAGTTCTTAATGGTCAAGCTCATACGGTTATAGCAGGACATGCTGCACCGGATGCTGATAATAGTGTAGTGTTTTATGCTGTGACTGCTGGAATTGCTGGAAATAGTTTGAAGGTTCAAGTTATTGATAGTGGTGGTGGTGGTTTAGCGTGTTCTTATAATGCAGCTAAAACTGAGCTTACAATAGACTTAGGTGCAGCTACTCCTGCTGCTACTGCCATTGTTGCTGCTGTGAATGTGCTTGCTGGAGCTACTATTAAGAGTTACATAACTGGAACAGGAGCAGGTACTTGGAATGCTGTAGTTGCACTGACTACTCTTGCAAGTGGTTCTGCTGATATTCCCGCTCTTGTTACTGCAACTTATGGCGGCACAGGTCTTACGGCTATGGCTGCTGCTACTAAAACATGGTTAGCTGGTACTGGTAGTGTGACTATTTCTACAGATACTTTTAGTGATACTACTGCACTTGACGGTCTTGATACTGTTGCAAGTAATGTTGTTCCGGGCGATAAACTTATAATTCTGAATGGTGCTAACAAAGGTTGTTATACAATAGATACAGTGCCTAGTACTACAAGTGTTACTGTAACTGAAGACTTTGGTACTACTCAGAGTAATTGTATTTATGTGATTATGGGAACAAGCGGTGCTTATGGTCATGTTACAGCAGATTTAGTTTCTCCCGGTGAAAGAGGAGATGAATTTGCACTGTATATTGTTAAAGAGTTTGGCGGTACTACACTTAAAGCTACCTTAAAGGTAACGGATGGTGATAATGCTGTTAGGACTCTTGAAACACATGAGAATCTTAGTCCTGTGAGTTCAGATGCTAATTATATTGAGACCATGATTGCTGCCAATAGTGAGTGGTTTACAATAGATGCATTTGCTGAGAACATTAAAACTACAGGTACAGGTACAAGTGTTGCTGGAGATGCAACCTTAGTGGATGCAGGAGCAACATTTGAGGATGATGGTGTTGAAGAGGGTGATTTGTTCATTTGTACAAGTGCTACTACTGCTGCCGATGTTAGAGTGTATGAGATTACTGCTGTAACTGACAACACTCATCTGGAATTAGATGAAAATATGACAGGTTCACAAGCAGATGTTGTTTATGCTATTGTAGGCGAAGATTCTACAGGAGCTTCTTTACTTAGTCTTGTTGGAACTTCAGGGCTTATAATTACATTTGGTGGAGGTGTTGATGCTACCCCTGATAAGGATGATTACATTGGTAGTTCTTCCTTAAATACAGGTGTGTATGCTATTGATACTATTCCTATTAAAGCCAGACCTACTAAAATGTTCATTCCTGATGCACCTATCGTAGTGGATAGTGTTGGTGTAGATGCTACTAATCTGTTAAATGTTACAATGGGCGAGTTCTGTTCTGCTTCAAGTAGGCAGTATCTCCGTTACGCATTTACGGCTGAAAGAGGATTGTCACCTTCACAGGCATTATCTGCTGCACAGACAGATGGAATAGATAACAAGTTTGTTACTGAGTATTACAACTGGATAAAGGTTAATGACCCTGTTACAGGTACTACTAAACTTGTTCCTCAAGCAGGATTTATGACAGGTCAAGCAATAGGTGTTGCTGCTGGACAGTTTGGTAAGGAAGGCGACCATGATGCTTGTGCAAACTTGATAATCATAGGTGCTGTAGGAATAGAGAATGATGTTACTGATGCAGAAGCCGAATTACTTAATGCAAGTAACATTAACTGTATTCGTGAGTGGAATGGTTACAGAAACATGGGAGATAGGGTAAGGACTACTGTTGCAGAATGGAAGTCCTTGCATAAGAGGGATGTTGCCATTAGGCTTAACCAGAGTATTTTTACTAGCCTTAGAACTTGGGTTAACTTTACTCCTAATGCTCCTAGTACCTATGGTAAAATTAGGAAAGTTGTTGACGGGTATCTTAGAACAGAAGATAGAACACTTAATCCTACAGGTGCATTGCTTAATGTAAGGTATCCTGCTGAGACTCCGTACTACATTGATTGTACAGAGACCACACCGGGAAATAGTTTAGAATCTACTAAGATTTATGTGAAAATAGGGTACTCGATTGTTAACACAGTAGAAGATGTTGAGCTTCAAGTCGGACTCTGGGACGGCGGCTCAAGTCTGAGTGAAGTTTAGGAGGTATAGAATATGGATATAAGTATTCAAAGACCGGGAAAAGACCCCTTACTTCTGTGTGATTTTATTGTTGAAATTGAAGGTGTGGCTGTAGCAGGTTTCATGGAGTTTACGGAGCCTCAGAAGACTAAAGGTGAAGCTAAGTACCGTGAGGGAAACATGGCTAACCGTCCTCATAAGCAGTTAGGTCTTGAAAGTATAGCAGATGTTACATTGAAGAGAGGCGAGTTTGTTGAAGAAGAATACCTGTATAATTGGTATCAGAGTGGTTCCAGAAAACAGGTAGATATAGTGGCAATGAAGCATGGTAGAGATGGCGACAGAAGGGTTAAGACCTTTCGTTATTACGAAGTAACATGCAAAGATTTTAAAGCAGGTAAGGGTGACGCTATGAGTGAAGATGGTATTAGAGTAGATGAGGCCATTCTTTCAATAGAAGATTGGGATATTAACCCTTAGTATGGATGTAGGAAAAGTCCTTGATGCAATTCCATCTAGTATCACTGGTATATTAGGTGCTGCTGTCTTGTCTCAATTAGGTGGTCTAGTTAGAATAGATCATCCAATGACACATGAGTTTGCAGTAGAGATTGATGGTATCATAGACTCTGGTTTTGAATCGGCAGAGGGGTTGTCAGATAGGTCAACTCCTCTGACCATTAATTCTGTAACTCAATCTACAGAAATACCTATTTATCCTTATAAGAGGAAGATAGGTGCTGTAACATTGAAAAAAGGAATTACTTATCAGGGTATATTAGATAAATGGTACTATGATTGTCAAGCATTTCAGATAGGACAGAAATCACCATTAAAGAATGTGGATTTTATACAGTTACAAAGATTACCTAAAAGTATACCATTATTAGGAGGAATGTTAGTTGAGATCAAAAGGTGGAAGTATCCATTTTGTGTGTGTGATGATATAACTTATCCTAAATTTGATTCAATGAGAGATGGAATTTCTGTAAACGAACTAATAGTAAGAACTACTAAACCTTATATGCTTAAACCACCTTCAAACTTTGGCGTAGTAGGTTTGCTTTTAGATGCAATACAGAAGTAGAATAATTTTGAGAAAGGAACTTGAAGAATGAAGTACGATTATGTTAACATTGAGATGGTAGGTGGAACACCCTTCACTGAGAACCATGACCCGAAAGATAACTGGAAGACAATTGATGATGCTATAACGACTGCTAATTCAGCTTCTACTGAGGCTGCTGCAAATACCCTTAAAACTGCAATGCTGACTAATGCTGTTGCAGGTACAGGCGCTAGTATTGCTTTAGCCGAGCCTACAGGTGGAGGAACTAGCGTTGTTACAATGACTGCTCCTGCTTTAACAGGTGATAGAGTTATTACTGTGCCTGATGCCGCTGTTAATTTAGGTAATATTGCTGCCAACGGTACCGCAATTAGTAATCTCACCGATGGTACTACTGCTAGAACTGGTGTTATTAAGAACACTCAAAATGTTGGTGTGGCAGGTACAAATGTTACTGCTGTCGAATATGGAGACGGAGTACAGCATACCACTGTTCTTACACTTACTAATGTTGCATATACTATTGCTGCCGCTGCTAATGAAATTGTAGGCGCACTAATTTATACTTTCCCTGCTGGAGTACACCTTCATAAGGTAACTTATATGGATGTTGCTCTTCAAGGTGGGGGAGTGGTGAATGCGGACACCCCAGACATCGGGATAGGATCAGTTATAGGTACAGGTGCTTTTGCTGTTCTTGGTGGTACAGCCACTTTTGAGGACTATGTAGACGGTAGTGCTGCTGCGGATTGTAATGGTACAGCTACCGTGGTCGGGCCTGTTGGTGCTACTGCTGGTATCCTTACAGGTATTTCACTGAATGCTGCTGCTGATTCTAAGGCTATTAACTTGAACTTTGCTGCTGGTTGGACAGGTGCAGATACGGTTAATGCTACTGGTACTGTTGTTCTTGAATGGACTACAATAGCCTAAACTAGCTCATCTACCAAGAGTAGAAGGAGTAACGAACCCGTCATTAAGTTGGCGGGTTCTGCATTATATAGCAATCATTTTACTACAATAATAAAAGTATTTAACAAACGGTTGTAAAATTCAGAAATATTGTATGTATTATTGAGAGTTAATTTTGTGTAAGTAAAGAGAAAGGATATTGAAAATGGCAGAGAAAAGTTATCAAGAAGTGTTAGGCTGGCCTAAAGTTAGTTTATTCAGGGGTGTTAGAATGAAGTATAAAGGTAGGGAATTATATTTTCCTGCTGTATACTTAGGCCCTAGTGAAATGGATGACTTTGATAAGGCTAGAAGTTCTGTAGAATATAAGGAAGCTAAGGAAGATGTTAGGGAATCTGTAGCTACTAAGAAGGCTATTACACTTTGCAGTAGGGTACTATTGAAGGATGCATATTTAGCTACAACTGAAGATGGTAAAGTGTCTCCTAATGTTAAAATGAGTGAGGAACATGCTCGTAGGGAAAGAAAACGAGTTAAGATACAGAAGCAAATGGCTGAAACTGATGATACAGAGGTTCTTGAAGGTTTACAGAAAAAGTTAGATGATTTGCCAGAGTTAAAGAGACCTGAAGTAGTGTTTCCTAATGATGAAACTGTGTTAACATTTAACATTTCCAATATGTACGGCTCAGGAACTAAACCTGTAGATGCGCTTAGGATTATGCAAGCATTCCAAAGGTTTAATGACTTTGAGCAGGAGGATGTTGAGGATTTTACGAGCTTTCCCGGTTAATGGCAGAACCGGGGCCGAGGTACATTTCTCACGAAGAGCGAATTGAACGAGTTGCAAGATTGAAAACATTTTTAAGGATGTACTATTAAATGAATGTGCTTCTACCATTAGTTTTACTAGGAATAGGTTATTGTCTTCTTTGCATTGGAACTATACTTTTTATAGGATTAAATCAATTAATGGATTTAGTTAAGAAGTTGGATAAGCCTACAAGAGAAGAGATAATAGGCCACATGACAATGGTAGAAGCACAAAAGGAAAGGGCAAGAATTTCAATGATTCAAGAAGAACAAGATGAAAGACTTGCTATATTAATTGCAAATAAAGTTGGTAAAGCTTTTAGTGGGAAAGGCTAATGAGTACTCTTAAAGACTTAACAGGTCAAACATTTGGTAGGCTGTATGTTGTAGGTAGGGCTAGAGATAGGGTTTCTCCTAAAGGATATAAGACTGTAATGTGGGCTTGTATCTGTAGTTGTGGGGGAGAACGAAGTGTTAAGGTTGCTAGTGCTCAGAGTTTAGTTTCAGGTCTTACTAAATCATGTGGTTGTCACAAAGGTGATTTATCTCGGGATAGAGCATTTGTAGATTTAACAGGGCAACGGTTTGGGCGATTGGTTGTTCAAGGAATTGCTAGAAGATTAGATAGGCGTAAGACTAAATGGTTGTGTAAATGTGATTGTGGTAATACGACAGAAGTTAGAGGGGATAGTTTACGAGCAGGGAGTGTAGTGTCTTGTAAATGCTGGCATAAAGAAGTTGTTTCTGAAATGCTTACTGGCGAGAATTGTCCGTGGTGGAAGGGTGGCTGTAGACCTATTAATAAACAAGTAAGGTGTTCTCCTGAATATACTCAATGGCAAGAATCTGTGTTTGAACGAGATAATTATACATGCCAGTATAGTGGGAGTAAAGGGCTTTTGTCTTGCCATCATATTAAACCTTTTTATTTAATTTTGGAAGAAAATAATATCAATACTATGGAAGAAGCTTTAGCTTGTAATGAACTATGGGATATTACAAATGGGGTAACTCTATTATTTAAGTATCATTCTCAAACTAGTAAGAATCCAAAAGCCTTTCATAAGATATATGGAACAACAACTACAGAAGAACAATTTTATGAATGGTTTGCAAATAGGCAGGTGGTGAGCTAATGGATAATTCTATGGGTATTGGAATTTTGCTTTCCTACAGCGTAAGTGGCTTAAGTTCAATCACTTCAGCCGACAGATTAATGAGTAAATTTCTTACTACCAATTCTGCCAACGAGCAAGTTTTGAACCGACTTGGAATAGCCATGACTAATTTGGCAGCAGGTGCAATTACTTTAAGTGCCGGTGTAGCTCTGGTGAATACTACAATGGGGAATATGCAAGCTTATGCTGATTACGAGGAAAGTTTAGTTTACACACAAGGTCTATTAGGAGCCACACGAGAAGAAATGGCTGCTATGGAAGAACAGGCGTTTAGTCTAGCACGAACAACTAGATTTACAGCCGGTGAATCTATGGATGCTTACTATGAGCTTTTATCTGCCGGTTTAACTCAGCAAGAAGCTATGGACACTCTGGAAACTACTTTACATGGTGCTGTAATTGGACACATGGAAGCCGCTGAATCTGCGGACATGCTTACTACTGCTATGCGTTCATTCCAAGTGCCTGCCACTGATGCAGAAGTTATTTTAGATAGGCTGACAATGGGTGTAAGAATATCTAAAATTCACTTTGATGAATATGTGCATTCATTTGGTACTTTTGGTGGTGTTATGCAAGCTGCCAATCAAAGTATGAGTGATACTATTGCTTTATTTGGTGTGATGCGTACCGCAGGATTAAGTGCTTCGAGAGCTTCGATGCAAATTAAAATGATGGGTACTCACATATTTGATATTAGTGACGCTGAAAATGAAATGTTAAAAGATATGAACATTCATATCTTTAATAATTTAGGTCAGATGAGAGCATTACCTGATATAATGCAAGATTTATTTAGTGCTATGCCTGAATTAACACCTGAATTAATCGGTAGAAGTGACTTGACTGGTGAAGAGGTTGAGGAGTATGCTAGGGGTCGTTTGCGTACTTTTACTCAAATCTTTGGAATGAGAGCTGTTGCTGGACTTCTGAATGTGTATAATGCACAGATAGAATTAAATGGTTCTTTTTATGAGGGTGTAGATGCTGTTAATGCAATGTCTAGTGCTATTGAAGATTCTACTGGATATGCACAAGATTATTATGATACTGTTACATCTGCCTGGAATGAGAAAAAAGCTATATTAGATGCTAGTATTCAGAGTGTTAAGGAACTATTAGGAAAACCATTGTTAGAAATGGCTACTCCGTTAATAGATAAAGTTATTGAAGGTGTTAATGCTATTTCTGCATTCTTAGAGGGGAATCCTGAAATTGCTGCTGCTATCGGAGGTGCAACATTAATACTTGGAGTATTAGCTTCAGTAGGTGGAGTATTACTAATTATTGCAGGATTAAAGGTACTATTTGCAGGAGTAGGTGGGATAGGTTTAATTTTTGGTGGTATAGTAAGTACATTAGGTTGGGTTCTTCTGGTTATTCTTGCAATAGGTACAGCAGCTTATTTTGTAATTAAATACTGGGATGAAGTAAAAGCATTCTTTGTGGATTTAGGTAATTGGCTGTGGAGTAAATTTGGAACACTCTTAACTATTTTAGCATCTATAGGAGTGTTCTTATTTGATAAATTGTTAATGCCATTCTTTAATTTCTTTGTTACTACAATCTTACCTACATTATTGATTGTTGTAGGAATTATAGCAGGTATTATAGGTGCTGTTCTAATAGTCTTAGATATTTTATGGGGAGTATTTCAAACAGTACATGCTTTCTTAGAGGCACTTTTTACAGGAGATTGGGATAAGTTTAATGAAGAAATGGACAGAATTTGGAGTCAGATTGTTACAGAAGTTGAATCTTTAGGAGACTTGTTTTTTACCACCATATCTACTGCTATTATTAAAGTAGCAGATGACCTATCGGGGGGGTTATACTCTCGTATGCAAGCGTCTGGAGAGGTAGGTCAAGGTAGAGGTATTTTAGGTGATACTGCTGGACAAATGGGTGGCTATTGGGATGCAATGTGGGGTGTGGATGACATTTCATTAGCACGAATGGGTAATTCAATGGCTTCAGGTGTTTCAAGAGTACCTAGAGATGGAATGTATCCTTTACATGAAGATGAACAAGTAGTTCAAAGAGGTGAACAGGCTGTTGCTTCGGGGGTTACTATTCAAGGCGGATTAAATTTTTACTCTTATGGTAAAGAAGACCCTGAAGGATTTGCTAGAAGGGCGTATAATGAGTTCCAAAGAATGATGAATGAAGAAAGGGAGTTAAGACTTGCTTAGTGCTTATATACCCACTTCCAGTTTACTTAGTACCAACAATTTAGAACAATATACTGATGGTTCATTTGCAACAATGAGAATAAATGTGTTTGATCCTACAGGTAATGAGTATGCTGTTAAGGGTGTTAGTGAATTTGTTGTACAGCATATTCCAGAGATGTTAGAAGAGCCTGAAATTAGGGCTGATTATGCTAGTCATACTGGTTTAGGTAGAGTACAAGAACAGATACATTACTTAAATAGTTCTTCACAGCCGGTTAACTTTAGCTTGTATATTAGTGACTCTTATGAAGGGCCTCCACATTCTAAGCTAGATAATGAAGGTAATGTTGTAAGGCAGTCATTTAATAATTTATTTGAAGTTTCAGGATGGTTTTCTTCATTGCCCACACCTCCTGCACAGTGGAGAAAGGCTCCCTATGTAAGAATTAGTTTAGGAAGATACTCAGTATTTGGAGTTGTAACTAAAAGTAAAACTACATGGTTAAGATTACAATTAAATGGTGAGGCTACATTAGGTAGAATAGAATTTACAGTTAAGCCTGACAGCCTAGATTTTGCACAAGAAGTTGCATTCTATGAGGTTACTTAGATGAAGATAGCTTATATTGAAAAGCCTTACAGGTTAGATTTATTAATAATTAAAGAGTTTGGTGTTTATAATGAGTATTATAAAAGTGTTATTTGTTACTTTAATCCTAGGGTAGATATTCTTAGTCTCAAGCAAGGTACACGGTTACTAATTCCTACTAGAGAAGAGATAAGTAAAATTCGCAGGATTAGAGGTTACTATAACTTGGTGAGAGAGTAATGTCAAGAGCACCTTATTTTGAAATGTCGTATAATGGTAAGCCTTTTGATGAATTAGGTGTTACTCATTTAGTTGAGTCTGTTGAATTTGTTGAAGATGTTGATAAGTTTGACCAAGTAGTAATGGTTATCAATGAAGGGCCGGGATTAGAGAGGGCCACAGATTTAACCAGATTAGGGTCAGTAATGCAACTTTCAATGGGTTATATAAATGAGGGTATTTTACCAATGACAGTAGTGTTTCTTAATAAGTATGCTCCAGATTTTGTTAATCAGCAGGTTACACTTACATTTACAGGTTACTTAAAGGCAATGGATGTGAGTGAGACTGATAGACAGCTTGCAAATAAAACTTTGTTAGAGGTAGTTACAGAAGTATTGAATGATTACAATGTTTTAGAAGTAGGTACAATTGAAAATGGTGATGTACTCATTAGCGATACTACCACTCAAAGTAAGAAGACTGATTTTAGTTTACTTGAAGGATTAGCTTCACAGTTTGGAATGAAGTGGAAAGTTGAACCTTCAGAAGACCCCGGTAAATGGCTATTAAGTTTATATAAATTAGAGTATGATAAGAGTACAGTAGACCAGTGGCTACCTATTCATTGTTATCCTGAAAAAGATTATCAAGATGATAGGAAGTCTTTGAAATTAAAGAATTTCAAACCTGAAAGTAACATTTTAGGAGTGAGTTCAAGAGTAGAGATTAGAAGTAATAATCCTAATCAGCCTATTAGTGTTGAAACATTGCCTAAAGATGATAATGTAGATCAGATACAAATGCGAGGTTCTGAAGTTGTAGCAGCAGTATTTGGACAGGTGACTAGAGTACATTTTTATGAGAATGTGAGTAATGAAGAAGCTGCAAGTATAATTGCTGAACAGTTACAGCAACAGGATGAATTAGCATTTGTTTCAGCTAAAGATTGTCAGTTAAATGAGGGTATTCCTAATGCTAGAGTAGGACAAGTTAGACAAGTTGTTCCTAGAGGAATAGCACTGTTTGATAAGGTGTTTACAGGGCCTTATTTGATTACAGGCTCAAAGCATAGAATAGCTGCAACTTCAGGGTATGATACTTGGCTAACAATGAATATGAATGCTTTGTCTATTCCAATGCCAGAGGCACACGGATTAGGTGGAGGTGGATTAGGTCAACCAGTATGGATTAAAGTTTACTCTGATAATAGCATGGAAGGTTGGTATATGAGTCAATCTTCTGATGGAACCATGATTAGAGGTTCACATATTACTGAAGCACAGATTTTAGCAAATGAGTATTGGATGGAGCGAGTTAGAGCAAGTACATATATTTGGATTTCGCCTACTAATTTAGACCCGTCAACTCCAATGCCGCCAATACCTATTATTGCAGTAGGTTCTAATGAGGCTTCAGCATTTCAAAGTATAACACCTTTCATGGTACATAGTAATATTCCTGCTAGTGGGTATTTTAGAAATTCAGCTACAGATGTTTATATAGATTTTCCTGAGAGTTGGACTTCCTCAGAAGTAGGTTTAACTAGAAGTGTACATGCAGGAGATGATGCACAAGCTCCACAGTATGAAGGTATATCGGGATTTTTTCAGCAGAAGATGGATCAAGCTGAAGCTGCATATAATTATCAACCTGAGTTTGAAGGATTTCTAAATGGAATGTTAAATCAAGCTAGTGGTTTGGCAGGTAATAATGACTAATAGTTACATTGCAGATATTGAACGAAGATTACGAAGATTAGAGAGTCAGTTAAGATTTGCCAATAAAGAGCTTGTCGGTGTAGTAACTGTAAATGAAGGCGACCCTGAAAGTAGGAATAGGATTAAGGTTAGTTGTCCTGATGTTTATGGTGAAGATGGTGAAAGCCCGTGGTTAACAGATCAAGCAAGTTCCGGTGGTAGTGGAATAGGTACGGTAGATACACCTAGAGTAGGTTCAGAAGTATCTTTTAGATTGCGAGATGGAAACCCCGATGTAGGCGAATATTTTGGTGCTCCTAGAAGTGCTAATTCTACAATTCCAGAAGATTTTACAGACCCTAATATAAATGGTAAAGTTACTGTAAGTGGGATCAAGGTAAAATATAATGATAATGAGGGAAGTTGCAGCTTTGAAACTGATGGTGGCATGTTGCTATTACAACAGGACGGAACGATGCATCTCTATGGAATTAAATGTAATATTCACATGGAAACTGATATAAATTCAGATGCTTCTGTGTATGGTGTGGTTACAGGTTCTCCTTTACATCTTTGTCCTTTTAGCGGAAAACCACATACTTGTTCAAATACAGTTAAGGCAGCAGAATAATGAAAGGAAATAATGTTAAATAAAGCAGCATTAGCAAGTGCTTTAGAGGGTGCTTTTAGAAGTGCAACTCAAGGTGAAGATAGTGTAGCACAGATTTGTAGTGCAATGGCAGACGCAATAGATGCTTATGTAAAAGGTGGTAAAGTTAAAGTAGATACTATTGGTGGGGGTTGTACTCACTCAGGTAGCCACCCACCCCTGCATTCCGAAGGAGTTATTCAATAATGTCTAAATCTATTGAATATGAGCGATTAAGAGAAATTAACCCTGAGTCTGATGAAGAGTTATTAGGTTCCGGTTTTGCTTTTCCATTAAGGGTTACAACTTCAGGAGGTACAAAGGTTGCAAAAGGTGAGGATAGTGTTAAATCAAGTATCTTTCATATTGCAACTTATAATAGAGGAGATTTATATGGAACACCTTCATTTGGTTCCAATTTACCTAAAATGTTATTTACAGTTTTTAGTGGAGATAAATTAGCTTTACATGAAGAATGGTTAAAGCAGGGAATTGAAAATTGGGAGCCTAGAATTGCTGATTTAAGGGTTACTGCTGGTAAGGATGTAAATGATACTACTAATTCTAAAGTAGTGATTTTAGCACAATATCGAGTAGTAAGCACTTCAGTAGAACAATATACTTTGCTTCCTGTAGGAAAGGAGTAGAATGGCAACTGAGTTCTTGAGCTACTTGCCTTACGATGCAAAAACTTTATACGACTTACAGATAGCAAAGAAGCGAGAATTAGTAACTGCTGGATTAACTTGGACTTCTGAAAGCCCTTCAGATGTTGGAATAGCATTACTTAAAATTGCAAGCGAATTAGGCTCATTAGTTAGTCAGCAAGCAGATTCAAAGATTTCACAGAATTTTGTTATTTATGCTGTAAATGATGAAGCTGTTCATGCTTCTTGCAGACAGTTAGGCTACAAGGTTAGAGGAAGTATAGCATCTAGGATTAAAGTTCTAATTACAACTAATGGTGCTCAAACTATTCCTGCAAGAGCAGTATTAGAGAAAACCATAGATGAAGGTACAAAGATTAAGTTTGAACTGTTAAGTGAGGCAGTATTTACAGGTGCAGGAAGTAAGTATGCGTATGCATTACAAGGTGAGACTAAATATACATCCTATACAGGGGATGGTACAAGTTATCAAACATTTGTAGTTCCAGATTATCCAGTAGCTTATGGTGGTGTGTTGTTTGGAGTAGGTAATGATACTTGGACAGAGGTAAGTGACTTTGTTAATAGTGGTGCAGATTCACTACACTATGTTGTAGAATATGATTATGTAGGACAGCCTACAATTTACACAGGCAATGGTGTGTTTGGTAAAAGACCTCCAAACGGATCAATTTGTACAGTAGCTTATAGATTGTGTGATGGTGCTCAAGGCAATGTAGCTCCCGGTGAATTAAGTTTTGTTAAAAGGTATTCACATGTTACAAGCGTTACTAATGAAGCTCCTAGTAAGGCTGAGTTACTAGAGAATGTTAGTATTACTGATACTACAATAGAAGTAGTAGATGATGGTAGTATAAGTTCATTTAATGATAGCGGAGTTGCATATATAGATGGTGACAGTTTTACTTATACTTCAATAGTAGGCAATGTGTTTCAGAGTGTAACAGGTTTAGAGAATCCACATTCAGCAGGAGATGAAGTAACATACTCTACAAGTTATACTTATGGTCAAGATAGAGAAACAAATAGACAAGCTAAAGTTAATGCTATAAGGAATAACAGGATTAAGAGTAGTGCTAATTCATTGTTAGATTATGATTATTTAACTTCATTAGTACCTGGAGTAGCAAGAACTAAGGCTGTAGTTAGTTATAATACAGTAGCTATACAAGTTGTACCTGCTGATGGTGGTATTCCTTCTGAAGGATTAAAAGAGGATATTTTAGAGTATATGGCAAATAGGAAAAATGCTATGCACACTTTGAATATATTGAATCCCGAATATGTGTATGTGGATGTGAATTGTCAAGTTGCACCAGCACCGGGAAGAAATTTTACTAATGATGTTAAGGATATAGTGATTGAGACTATTCAGGATTACTTAGACCCCTTGAAAAAGGATGATCAGAGTTTGTATTACTTGAATGGTTGGGGAAATTTACTAAAAAAGAATTTACTTGAAGCTGATATATTTGATTTGCAGAATAGAAGCCTTGTAGGAGATGTTGAAATTACCGTGTTTAAGCGTAGTACTGATGCTACAGGTGACGATAATATTCAATTAGGTGAGACTGAAATTGCACAGATAGGTAACATTGTAGTTACACGAAAAGGTATAAGTGCATTAATTCCCGCAGGTGAATTAGGTGCTCCTGAAGGTGCAAGTGGAATTACAAAAACTGCTAGGGTGATGATTTAGCATGATGCAAGGCAGACTTGTAAATGCTGTGTTAAAAGGTGCTACAAGTGTAGAAGTTACCCCGATAGGTGCACAGGATAATTTTCTCGTAGGAGGTGGCGATGCATATATTGGGAACGATAAGTTTACTTACACTGGTATTACTGTTGGCACTACTACATTTACTTTAACTGGCTGTACTGGAATTGACTTTTCCCATGATGCAGATATTGATATTGATAATTACTATGGAGTAAGGTTTAAGGATATTTCACCCGTATCATTGAAGTCTGAGAAGAATGACCCTGATGGACTAGCCGATGCTATTATGGAGATTTTAGAGAATGGCATGTTTAAGCCTATCAAGGATGGTCTTGTTAAAGTACATGGAATAGTTGACCCTACAAGAGCACCATATTTATTTTTAGAATATATCTGTAGTAATAATGGTATTGAATGTAATACTGATGTGGGTGAAGATACACTTAGAATGTTAGCCATGCAAGCTGCTAATGTGTTGAGTTTAAGAGGCACATTAAATGCTTTTAAGTTTATGGTTTATCACACATTAGGTTATGAAGTAGATGTTGAAATAGACAGGGCTAAAGTTAATGCAGTGTGGGGTAACAGGAATTATCATTGGTATAAACCTCCTACTGAAATGGAGATTGATGATAAAACTATAGCCTATTGGAAGTTTACTGAAGGTAGTGGAACAAGTGTTGCTAATGAGATTGTTGGTGGTAATAGTTTTACTTTACCTAATGCTGCAATGTGGGATACTGATAGTATGTTTCGTAAGGATTTAAGTGTTGAAATTGGTGCAGTACATACTTACCTTGAGACTGCTGCTACTGCAATCAGCAAGTCTAATTTACATGGAAAATCATCTTGGCGATTAGATATTTTCATTAAACCTGCTACAGGTGCAGCAACACCACAAACACTGTTATATAAGGGTACTATGTTAGTATTAACTAGACCTAATGCTACAGATTTGAATGTAGCAATGAGTGATGGTACTACAACCGTTAATTATACATTTGAAGATTGTATATTAGAGAATCAATGGAACTACTTGAGCTTAATATTTAATAGACCTACAATGGCATTAGTATCTGACAGTGATATAATTGGAAGTAGCATCTTATTTGATTTAGATACTGTAGACATGGGAGACCCTTGGATAATAGGTGATAAAACTGGAGTACAAGAATTTAGAGGTAATGTTGATACTTTTAGAATATCCAGTGGAAGATGCTATTTAGTTGAAAGTGTAAAATACTTTGAGCACATTGATAGATTGAGAAGTTTTGGTACTGATACTGATAGGAATTGTTACTATTATGATTTAGATGAAAATGATGGTAGTGTGACAATTACGATATTGAATGGTGATGGAGATTCAGATAAATTAGAGTTTTTTGAGTACCTCGTAACTGAATGGTTGGTTATGAGTAATTATACAATAATAGGTACAGCCCATTTACCATTAGAGATTGCAATGGACATGGGAGGGTTGAAACATGAAAGGATTTGGTAAATAATGGCAGACACAACAGTACAAGGTTACTATCATTACAATATGCCTAGAGGTGAGGCAGTTGTTGCACAAGAAACATGGAAAACAGGCAGTATTACAGATGTATTGATACAGCCTACTACTGATGAGGCAGATTTTGTTAGTTACATTAAATTACTAATAAGTGACGATTTTGCAATGACCAGTGGTGATTCTGTAAATGTAGATATTGCAGCTTATGGAAGTACACAATCTTTAGTAGTGACTTCTGCTGGAGTAGCTGCTGATGATATTGCAGGATTGATAGCATTAGGTGATGCTGAAATGTTTGAAATGTTAACAATAGGAGCAGTTAACTACTATAAAGTAGTTATTAAGTTTAAGCCTCCAATTTATTTAAGGAATAGCACAAGTCCTGCTGAAAGTGTAACATTGAATTATGATAATAGTGGTGGTGGTATTACAGCGGGGCAGATAATTATTGCTACTGAACACTGGACAATTACTGAAGCTGATAGTGGATTATAGGAGGATAAAATGAATAAACTAATTATAGGAATCTTGTTTGTTGTGGTAGGAGTTAGTTTAGGTCAGTTTCCTCCTAGTTGGGGATATGATTATTATGCAACTAGTTTGAGAGTAGGAACTAGTTTTAAGGGTAGCCCACAGACAGCAGGGTATGCTTATATAGAGAATTTAACAGCAACAACTTCTACTTTTACTAATGCAGGGTTTACTAATTTAGCTGGGGATAGTATAGATGTAGACCACATTAAGTTAGATGTTAATTTGCTGGGTGTGAGTGCTTATGTAGATGTAGATTCATTACAATCTGATCATATTACTGGAACTAACATGGTAATTTCTGGCTATTTTTCATCAGACAGTGTAGAATCTGATCACGGACTCTTTGGGGTCAATATATCTTCACCTAAATTTGCCTCCCCTTCCGCCACCAGCTATCAGTACTTCGCCAGTTCTGCGGTGGCTGATACGCTGGGGTTCAGGTTGACGGGAGTGAGTGGTGATAGGGATATTGTGCTCAAGATGGTTGAGGAAGACGGAACTGTCCATACATGGTCATGGGATGATGCTCTTGGCGTGTGGTATTTTGATGCTGAGGTGTATTCGGCAGGAAGGCTCACTGTTGGCGCAGGAGTAGGGCAGCTAGCAGCGGTCAACGCCACTGATTTGCGAGTCATTAGCCTGACAGATGACCTGATTCTTGCCTCGGTTGATGATGTGGAAATTGACCCCAACACTTCAGGGGGTGGTTTGATTAAATTAGGTGAAACTGGGGATTTAGATTTAACCAACATGAACTCACAAATGTACTATACCCCAATGACAATAGCAGATGGTGACGCAACCCCTAGTGTTGCAGGTGGAAATGTTGTTACTACTTCTGCAAATACAGGTGCTACAGAAATAACAGATTTAGACAACCCTATTGCAGGACAAATAGTATACTTAGTAGGAGGTTCAAATACTAATTCTTCCACAATTACAGATGGTGGAAACTTTTATCTTACAGGTAATTGGACTGCTGCTGTAGATGCCACACTTACTTTGCTTGTTAGAGCCGACAATAATTATCTGGAACTTACCAGAAGTGCAAATTAAAGAAAGGAAATATAGATGCCTGAAATCAGTGACTTCTTTGATGAAACTAATCTGTACAAGGAAGTAGATATACAACAAGGCGGTTTAGTTAACCCTGATGATATTAACTGGATTCAGGACATTAACAATTATGACCGTAGAGAAATGGCTAAATTTTTACAAGGCTATCAATTAAAAATTCAAGCTATGACAAACGCTCCAGTGTTAAAGGTTAAAGCTAATAATGATTTAGTTGAAGGTCAAGTAATAACATTAGAGATGATAGATGCTACCCATGTTAAATGGAAGAAAAACAGTGGTGCATTTAGTGGTTCTATAGCTGTAACTTCAGATGATATGACTTGGAATACTGTAGGCACAAGTGGACTAGATGTAGTGTTTTCAAGTACAGCAGTGGCAGCAGATGTAAGTGAAGTTTGGGTAGCACAAGGTATGCGGTTACTTGGAGGTTTAATAGATGCGCCTGTAGCAAGTTCCTTTAGATTAAATGTAGGTAAATGGAACTTACTTGGTGAGTTTGAGGATTTTACTATTGCTAAAACTGTTGCAGGTACAAGTGACGATGATTATTTATACCTAAAAGTTGAAACTGCTGAAGTAACATATTTAACTGATAGTGAAATTGGTACTAGGATTAATGATGGTAACTATGATCCTAATTCACCAATTATGCATAATAGAACTTATACTTTACTTGCAGGTGCAGCATTTCCTGATAATACTACTTCACCATTAGTTAGTTACATTATTGTAGGTAAGGTTATCAATGCAGTAGCAGGAACCTTTACTTACATGTGGCCTGAAGCTAATGATATTCAGAAAATAATGAGGATTTATGGTGACACTGAAGCACCTTCAACACCTACAGGATTAGCACTTACTACAGGTAGTGAGTTAGGCTATGTTACAGGTACAGTTGAAAGAGCTACTACACAAATGCCTCTTAATGGATATTTAGAAGCTACTTGTGATTTGAACAATGAGATTGATACTAATTTTTATGAATTTAAGTTTGTAAGGTTAGCTACTCCCGGTGGTGCAATTACTACAGATCAGTTTACCGTACCTGTTTATGCTAATTCAGATGCAGGTGGAATGAGCGTGCCTTTAGGTGTAACATTTAGATTAAGAAATCAAACTTTAGGTGTACCTTATGGTGTGTTTGTAAGAGCAGTAGATTATGCAGGTAATGTTAGTAGCTGGAGTAGTAGAGTAGATGCAGTAGTTGGTGGTACTACAAGTGCGATAGGAGTAGCAGTAGCAGGGCCAACATTTGTGTTAACAGATACAGCAGGATTTGTAGGAGTAGATGTTACAGTTTCAGGATTACCGGCTAGTTGTGAAGGTTATGGAATATGGATAAATGAAGGTAGTTATCCTACTTGTACACCGGGAACAGAGTATGGTACTTATAATGGTAGTGTAGGTACAGTTAGCATTCCGTGGAAAGAGAGTGGAAGACCATATATTAGAATTAGAGGGTTTGATGCTAATGGTATTTATCAAACATTAAGTAGTGAAGATACTATTAGTTTAGCTAATTCTGCACAATTGTCTGCGGAAACACATAATGACTCATCGGCTTCTCATGGGGGCTTGATTGGTGACATGTTATCTATTACAGAGCGTTACGGGAGTCTGTATAAGGCTTGGGCTTTGGTAGAATCACAAGGATTTGCACTAGCCGATGTATACGTAGTTAGTAATCAAGGAGGCTTTTATTCAACTTTTCAAGGTGCTCTAGATGCTATAGCCGCTAATCCTCCAGATTTAGCTACAATTTTAATTTGTCCAGACCACAATGATTCAGGAGGAACCGTAACTTTTCCTGACTTATATAGTACATATGCTTATACTAAAATTGTTGTGCAAGGGTTTGGTGCCGATTGTTTTATTTTAGATGATATTGATGTAAGTAATGTTGCTGCAATGGATATTCCGTTATCTTCACCCCTAACTACAAAGGCAGCACAAGTTGAATTTAAAGATTTATTAATTACAGGCAGAGTTTACTCTACTAAAACAGCAGTACCTTATGCTTGTGTAGGATTTACTAATTGTGAAATAATTAGTAGCGAGGCCGCCAATCCCTTAGTAGACTTAGACGCTACAGCAGGGGGAGGGCATTATTTCTTTGCTAAGAATTGTAATTTTATTAATTATGGTACAGCAAATGTGTTATATTTTGGTGGGTATGCTGATATATTTATAGAGAACTGTAATGTGTGCTTGTATAATGCTGTAGACGGCACTGCGATTTATTTTGATTCTCCTTCTACAAGCATGAGAAGAATTGATGGTAGCAAAATAGATGTGAATGGGTGTACTACAGGGTATTCGGTAGCTGCTTCAGGAGCAATTAATTTAATGATGAATAGAACAGACTATCGAAGAGCCAACGATGCCAATACCACTTTAGTAATTGGTTCTGTTGACACAAATTCTGTCCACACAGTCGATTTCATTTATAATTAATGAGTATTTATGAAAATTGACAGTAGAAGATTACAGCGAAGAAATAATCTCAGACAGTCAGCCGAGCCTAGTAGCCTTATGCATCATTCACATGCTTATTGGCAAACAAAGAGATACACACTATTTGCAGGAGACGCTAGGTATACTACTTCAAGCTATCGTGCTGTAGGGGCTAAGGTAGTTATTAATCCTATTGAGATTATGTATGCTGTTAAAGCAGAGCTAATTATTACTGCTACCTTTGCAGGTGCTCCTGATAGTTTCTGTGTTAATTTCAACATAGGTTCTAATGCTTATGAAGAATGTACTAGAGAAGTCTTAGTTCATGGTAATTATACTATTGATTTAGAAGATACTATTAAAGCATATTTCAAAAGTTTTAGAGAAGGAAATGTTTACATAGAGGTTAAAGTATCTAACATTGCCGTACCATTAGATTTATTTGGTGCTCAGCTAGTATTTACTACATATATGTCTGATGACTATGGTGACTACGCAAATGTAACGCAACCAATGTTAACAGATGATAGTAATATAAATAAGGCTTACATTAGAGATTTAGATGAAGAGTCTAAAAGCTTTGAATACTTGTCGGGAATCAAGCCACGGTAGTAAAAATTAAAAAATTTGTATATTAAAGTGTAGTTTATATACTTGAAAGGAGTTTACTTTGAAAAAGCTGATAGGAATATTGTTACTTGTTGCTAGTGTAAGTTTTGCGTTATCTGATGGTGAATCTTTAAGGAATAATGGTGGTGAGCATGTTATCATTGGTGTTGAAGATGGTACTACTAACATTAAATGGGTGAAACTTACTACAGATGGTTATGTTATTGCAAGTGTAGCTCCAAGTGCAAGTACAGCACCTACATTAGCAATAAATAATTTAACAGCTGGTTTAGTAGAATTAAGTTATGCGTTTGGTGGTAATACTGCATTATCATTTAGTGTGTTGAATACCAGTGCTGCTGAAACTTTGTATGTAGGTATTGCAACAGGAGGGCCTTATGTAACTATTTATCCACATTGTAGTTTTAGTGTGCCTATGTGTGCTGAAGTAGATTTATGGTACATAGCAAGTGCAGCAGCTACTACATTTGATATTGTGTTTACATACTAGGGTTGTGAAATGAAGAAAATAATTATACTATTACTTTTAGTAGGAATAAGTTTTGGAGTAGATTTTGGTTGGCAAAATGGTGTGCCAAGTTGGGTTAAATTTGGAGTAGCACCTACTGGAACAATTGATATGCATGGTGATACCTTAGTTACAAGTAAAATTAGAGGTACTTATATTTATGGTACAAGGTTCACCTCCCCCTCCGCAACCTCGTACAGCTACTATGCCAGTTCAGCGGCGGCTGATACGCTGGGTTTCGTGCTTACAGGCGTGAGTGGTGATAGGGATATTGTACACAAGGATATAGAGGAAGATGGAACGGTGCATTATTGGAGATGGGATGATGGTT